ATGACGGAACCCTATCGTTGGGTCTTGGCGGGTGTGGTTGAGCACCCGTACTACGCCACCGCAGAGGGCCTTATGGGAACCTCTAAGCGCGGTGGCGGTGTGCCCGAGAACATGCTGCCCGCCTACCACATCGAGGAGAAGCGTCCGTTCATGGAAGGGCGGTTCCAGATTGCCAAAGCCAAGACGCTTCTTGGTGGACCGCTGGTGGTGGTCTTTGATGGTGATCTTGAAGTCGCTCAAGATGCCCCGTTCCGGGCTTTCATCGCCGAGTCGCATCGCGGGTTGGGTATCTCGGTGCCCATGATCGCGGAAGCTTTCATGGCGTTCCCACAGGACTACATCGTCAAGCGGATGAAGTATTTGCACCTCTACGGGGTTCCCATACCGACCTACAACACCGATGTTCAAGAGGCTGTGAACAGCAAGGTGTTCAACTTGCTGCTAGAGCGCGGGGCCGTGCGAACCACCAAGTAAGAGCCTTGTCGGTACGGCATAGGTTAGGCGAACATGGTACTTTAGTCTCAGCTTTCTATCGCCAGTCTTGGCGATATGTCCACATCAGTCGTTGTTCAAAAAGTCGTACAAGACATCCCGGACGTCTATCGGGTTGTTGCGGAAATGATAACTGATGAGGGCATCAGTAGCCCTACACTAGTTTTCGCACAACCAACCATATACAACCAACTCGCTGAAGCCGTAGGACTGAACCCGGAGTTATACGAAATAGGGTCACTTGCATTAATTGATGCACGTGCTGAGGGCCTAAGACAAAGCTTCACGTTTTACATAACACTTCTTCTAAAAGGATTACCGGTCGATCTTGCTCATGTGAACTCCGCAGTCCTTCTTACGGGAGGAGCTTCAGGAACTATTCTCATTCCAGGACCCATTGGACCAACAGGAACGGTTGGACCAGCAGGAACGGTTGGACCAGCAGGAACCGTCGGGTTAATCGGTCCGCAAGGCTCAACCGGTCCCGTCGGACAGCAAGGACCAACGGGAGGGCTTGGACCGACAGGACCTAACGGCCCGATTGGTTTTCCCGGAGTAACGGGAGCACAGGGCATTCAAGGACCCCAGGGCGTAACGGGAGCCACAGGACCGTTAGGAGGGCCACCGGGACCTCAAGGAGCCACAGGAGCCACGGGACCTCAAGGACCAACGGGCCCCACGGGTCCGATAGGAGCCACGGGGGCTACAGGACCATTAGGAGGGCCGTTAGGTCCTACGGGTCCTTTAGGTCCTACGGGTCCAACAGGACCAAAAGGCTCGACGGGTCCAACAGGACCAAAAGGAGCCACAGGGGTCGGGTTCACCGGGCAAGTAGGGCCGACAGGGCCCCAAGGGCCGACAGGGCCCCGGGGGCCGACAGGGCCCGCAGGAGGACTTCAGGGGCCGATTGGTCCGACAGGACCCGCAGGAGGACCACCGGGAGCCACCGGCATACAAGGACCGACTGGTGTACGAGGAGCCACCGGGGCAGCAGGACCAACTGGACCCGTAGGACCAACTGGACAAATCGGGCCTGCTAACCCGGCTGCTATCTTATATGCCCCAACCGGAATGACGGGTCCGATAACTGGACAAGCCGCAGTGTTCGATTACGCGGTTGGTATCCCGACTGCTGGGCCACGCTACATTTGGTGTTATTCTGGAAACACCCCTTCGGACGGAATATTCGGACAAATTGGCATTGGACACCCGAATGTTTATTCAGGAATGTCACTTCGAATCCATAACGGAGGAGTGCACTGGACTCGAGATGGACAGGTTGGTGGTGAGTCACCGCTAGCCGGTCTAAAAATGCAGTACAATGGCGACGGTGTGACCGGGCTCGAGATAGATGACCAGTCAGGAAAGACGATGCGCTGGACGATGTCCAACGGTTTCGGGTTCTTCTTTGACGAGTTCGGTTATCTATCAGCGTCCAACTTCAGGTCGTTGTCCACGATCGCCATGAATCCGTCTTTCGGACCTCCAACGAATCCGGGTGCTGGTCAGATGGCGATGTATTTGACGCTCTCCGGAAAGTTAGTGATTAAGTTTACTACGAACGGAATTAACTTCAGATACTACACGATCAATATGAACAACACGTCTGATCAAACTGTTCAATATTCATCCGTTCCACCGGTATGAATTTCATCAAGATAGCGGCGAGAGTAGCAATGAGCATAGGAACGTGTGTCTATGTTGATTTAGACGAGACACTCATTCATACTGTTATGTTAGACGACCGAGCATCCGTGATGGCTTTCACCAATTATCCCGGTGAAAAGTTGCAAATCGGGAAATATGGAGTGATGCTTAGACCCGGAGCGATTGAATTGTTAAAATCGTTACGGGGTTTTAATTTCGGTCCAATTTATCTTCTTACTCATTCAGTGTCTGAATATGCTAACACGATATCCGAAGCTTTCGGATTTGATGTTGATGAGATTTTTCCTCGCGAAAGTCTGATTGGAAAAGTTGGAAGGGGAGAAAACAACTTCGTACTGATAGACGACCTTGACTCAACTCATCTTGTATTTCAAATGAAAGCTCAGGCCATGGGGATACCACTTATCGATGGAACGGATGACGTCTTGAAAGAATATTTCTCAAAATGGCACATTCAGCCATCAGGATTCGTCGGTGATCCGTCAGATAACGGACTTGACGGTATCGCAGACATGGTTGCTATAGCACTCGGTGTCGCATAACGTTGAAGTTAAGCACTTATTTGTTTTGGCATCAACAGATTAATCGCAAAATAATTAATCAGGTCAGATGTTGTTTCCCATTTGTTCACATTAATGGGAATGTTTAAAATAACCTTAGACTCATATTCCTTATGAAGAAAAATCGGTAAAGATTCATTGACTCTCATCCCTTTAGGTGAATCAATGAATGAATCAAATAAATGCGCGTTCTCATCATCTTCGAAATGATGACACAATATAGCTAATGATAATTGCAAAAGCTCTGGACTAGAATACCCGAATTCAAATCCGAATCCGAATCCTCCGTTAAAAGAATGACGGACGAGATCAAATCTAGGGTTAAGTATTCGTCCACAGGTACCATCTTGGACGACAGCAATAAGACCGGCACTGGTTTTGGAAATTATGTATGAATATGTCAAGTTTGCTTACACGCTAAACACTGGCATTCCGTTTTCGGTACAGCTCCCATCGTCACGCATTTTCCACACGTGTGGAATTCATCACCGGGAGGTTCCCATTTCTGATCTGCGATAACGTTAAGCGTAACAAGTCCACAAAAACTCGTTGCTTCGCCATCAAGAACGAAATGGTTTGCGTTGTGACTAACAGATTTCCAAGATCCTTTTATATTCATCATTTTACGTCAATATTAGTGGTAATGAAAGACAATTGTGAAATTAGAGATACTTTTCTGATTATACGAAATTCTCCGTCTTCAGTATTTATAATGTCATGACAACGAGCAAAACTATCACCTTCTTGACCAAACGTAATAATTTCAATAGCACCTACACTGGCATAGGTCATAAGTTCTTTTACGTTCGGCATGTCCATATTAGTCCAAACCTGCAAGTTTAGTTTTCCATTCTAAGGCTAACGCAAACGCCAAACCGAGAGGTTCGGTTACGGGCAGGAGTCGAGCTACAGAAATGCCGGATTCATAGTCATTTGGTAACGAAGAATGTCGAGCTATCACTGTTGGCAGATTTTTGTTTTTACAACAGTGGTATAAGTCACAATCGAGACCATGACCTAAAAAAGAACACTGAGAACAGTCATGTTGGAATCGTGCGGTAAGAACACTCTCAGCCCCATCCTGAATGTAAAGACGAAGTCTGACTGGTAACTTAATGTCAATTGTGCTTCGGTCATTCTCATGAACATACGAATGAACGTAATTAACATTCACGTCTTCTGGAATATCTCCTCCATCTTGCAGGCGTCTCAAGAAAGAAACGATAACTTCACGAGACGCGTCTATTTCTGACTTTGTCATAATGTTATTTTGAACTTTCGTCAAATGCATCGACATTTCGGCAAAAATAACACGTGATACTCGTTCAGGATTAAAGTTCTTTACCATGCATTCGTTCTCTAAAGAATTGAACGTTTCTTACCAGAAGACGGGTACATTAACGAACGTTCTTCATCAGTACGATCAATCAGAAAACAATACATGGAACTTTTCCTGGTTAAAAAAACTCGTGTTTTTCCTTCAGGATTGAAAAGACTGGTCAAAACTTTGCCATTATTCTTATACCTAACAAGGCCAACGTAAGGGGCTGTAACCACTCCACTGGTTTGTGAGAATGAAATATCGTGCAGAGATATCTCTATTTCTTGAGTTTTTCTTCTTCTTCGGTGAACCCATTCTACATAACCACCCCCAGAAGCAGAATACTTCTCAAGGAAATTCATGTAGGCTGCTTTCGCTATGGATACTACTCCGATATCGTCTAATTGATTGAAGTCAAACAATTCTTTATTGAAAATAACATCGATGATTTCTTCTTGTGAAGAAAACCCCAATGTTGAATTCTGCTGACGAGCAAGTTCCTTCTCTACGGATTCGTATAAATTTGATGCCTCAAACATAACGGAGTCAATTATTTTCTTTTGGTGGAAATCAGGAAATATTTCCACATTGAATTTTTCTTTTATGCCTTTTGTCATTAAACCAGACTAATTTAATGAGGTTTATGGGCAGTAGTTTCGTTCTTTTCCAGCATGGCAATTCTACGATCAGTATCAGCGGGCAGCTCTGGATAGTCAGATAACAATGCGTTGAGTGACTGCATTATTACCAACGAACCGCCACCGATGTGAACCACCATATCTCGCAGGTTCCTTAGGAACACTACGGGGTCATCGGACGGTACCGAGAACTCGCGACAAGACTTACTCAGTGATAAGTCCAACTGACTGTCAGGGGCTTTCCCTAATATCGTAATGAACTCACAAAGAGCCTCATGAGAAACCATCAGTATACCTCATTTTCTTCGACACTACTAATGAATTTTGTGTTCAATTCGTTCGAGCGCGGCAGCAATACGCTCCAAAGCAACGGTCTGTCGGTAGTCGGTTCCGCTTGATTGCGCCTGAACTCTAATTTCGGTGCGTATACCAAACAAAGTGTGGGCGCAGACGTCGTATAGCCACATCCCGCAAACCAACATCAGAACCGTTATAACAGTTTCATATTTTTACCTTCATACTAGGCGACATCATGACGACGCTCCAATTTCATCCTGTTCTGATCTCGATTTCAACAGCTCATCTGATCCGCCAACGATTCTCTCAGCACTAGCTCCAATTTCATCCTGTTCTGATCTTGATTTCGACGACGAGCAGCATTGGGGCGATGACGCGCCACTGTATGCTCCAATTTCATCCTGTTCTGATCTCGATTTCGACGCAGGCCGATCCAATCGACCTAACCATCAACAAGGCGCTCCAATTTCATTATGTTATTATCTTGACTTCAACCTTTGTCGTCACCAAGGACTGGCGTTTGCTCGCGCAGGCTCCAATTTCATCCTGTTATGATCTCGATTTCGACCCTCCGACCTGCGGTCACAGCCATTGGACACGCGGTTGCTCCAATTTCATCCTGTTTTAATCTCGATTCCGACGTTCCTTGGCAGACGCCTGCTCCAATTTCATCCTGTTCTGATCTCGATTTCGACACGGGCTCCAGGCTGTCTACGAGCTCCAATTTCATCCTGTTCTGATCTCGATTTCGACCTGGCTATCGCTGTGGTGAGATCTCGATTTCGACTGGGCGCACAATCGACGAACTCATGAGCGACTGCCTGCTCCAATTTCATCCTGTTCTGATCCCGATGCGATCGCGCGTGGAGTGGTTGACCACCCCGACGAGGCTCCAATTTCATCCTGTTCTGATCTCGATTTCGACATCACCGCGCCCACCGCGACGGTCTGCTCCGCAAAGCGCTCCAATTTCATCCTGTTCTGATCTCGATTTCGACGTCGGGACCCATTATTTGGTTGCTCGGAACAAGTGGCTGCTCCAATTTCATCCTGTTCTGATCTCGATTTCGACGCTCCTAGAAGTCGTGAGATTTGATAGATGGTTGGCAGCGGCTCCAATTTCATCCTGTTCTGATCTCGATTTCGACTGATATCCCGTTGGGCCTCACTACCCCTGTCGTCCGTCGCTCCAATTTCATCCTGTTCTGATCTCGATTTCGACTTAAAAAGTATAGGTATGAAAAACCATGCCCTGCTCCAATTTCATCCTGTTCTGATCTCGATTTCGACTTGGTCGTTAGTCCAATTAAATGTGGCCAATCGTTTTGCTCCAATTTCATCCTGTTCTGATCTCGATTTCGACAGTGCCATCAGTACACTTCGATTTCAAACTTACAATCACGCTGTTTCACGGTTTCAGTTCAACTGAAATTCTGAACCTCATAAACCGTCTCCACCGGTTTATGAGGTTTCATAGCCTGATTATTAAAATGTCAAAGAACTTCAAACGTGCGAGCGATTACGGCATATGAAGTGCCGTAGAGTCTCTCGCATCATGCAGCGCGTTTGCCGGACTTTTCATACTGAGCAAGACGACGCTCAAACTGAACCTTAAGACGACGCTCAGATCTGAGATCCGCGCGAAGTTGTTCATTTTCAGCTTCAAGCTGACTGATGCGTCGCTGAAGTTGAGACGCGATCGTTGGTCCCCGCGCAATGATTTCTCGGGCTCCAGCCGTCATCATGATCGCTTTTGCTTGGCGATCGTTCGGTTGAACTGAGTGAGCACTGAAATGCTCGAGTGCCAAGCGCACGACTTCATGAACTTGTTTTTTATGCTGAGTCTTAGCCAATGCCATGACTACCGATAGACCTACTTTCTTGGCTGTCGGATCATCAATGAAGGAGAGACCCCTCAAGAAGCTCTTGAACTGAGGGGCGGGACTCAGGCCCTTTGAGCTGAAAAAACTGAACACAGATCCATGCCCGCGTTCAATTAACTCCTTATGCTTAATCGATATATCACGTAGTTTCAGAAAAAACTCGATATCCGCCTTGTCATTAAGGTTTTTGACTCGCTGAAGATCAATGACGATCTTGTTGAGTAGTTGAGTATCTTTTTGACTAATTTCAGTGTTTGTTTTCATATTACCTTTATTCTGCTGCTTCTGCTGAGATTTTATCCGTAATTTTGAAGTAACGATCCCAACCTGACATATCAACATTGGATCGTCGCAACATTGTATAACAAGCCACGAAATCTGATTCGCGACTGAACCCATTCTTATATCCAGTGCAGTGCCCTTTACAATGAAATATTCCAAGATGATTAACTTGGCTAACATCCCGATTCCCGCAATTCGGGCACTCAGAACTGATATACTCACTAGGCACTTCAACGAGTGTACGACCAGTTTTCTCACACATCCAGGCGATTGCCTGTTTGAGTTGATACCATGGCCAACTCATAACATAACGAAGGTCTTCTGAATCAATTGTGTTAAAGTCTTCGATGACTATAGTCCCGGCACCAATTTCTCGAGCTTGCTGATCCAGTGCAGCCGCAGCTCTTTGGCAAAGAGTTCTAACGAAATTTATTTCGTAGTCTTTGAGTCTGGTTTCAGACGCGAAAAATCGATCACGTCCGTGTCCATGAGCACCACTGCCACGATGGTGACGCATCCGTTTCAGGTCCAGTGTTCGAGCCCGGATGCTCTTTTTGAACTGAAGAATATCATTACCAGGCCATATGACCCGGGAAGTACGCCCGTCATTAGAAATTGCATATAAGAAATTGTTGCGACCACGATTTACCGCTAAAACCACATCGGAGTTCATGGGTGGACGTTGTGGACGTGGACGGATGATCGTCAAACGTAGAAACCATTTCTTCTTAGCTTCGTCGTAAGTGATTTTACCGGCTCCATGTTTGGCCGCACCTGACGCAACCAAGCGCATCGCTTGCCATGCTGACCCACTCACGGGTAATGCAATAACATGAGTTGTACCCTTACTACGGAGCTTCAAACTCATTTGAACGGATGACTTATCAATAAGTTGAATCCTGACGTCCATATTATTAAGCATGATCGGAGACTTCTTCTTATACATGGGAAGACGTTCTTCGATCCGAACTTTTAGCCACTGTCTGAATTTATCGTCAGCTGTTTTGCCGAGGCAGGCAACCATGCTCATCGACATGGTAGACGCCAAGTTTTCACGGGAAGCAAGTCTTTTCACCTCGTTGTCAAAACGAGTGACGTCCGCAGTCAACTTTTCCTTATTTTTACCTGGCCGAGCTTTCAATAATGCCAGTTGACTAGAATCCAAAGCCTCTTGTTTCTGTTGACGTTGACCAGCGCACCAAGCAGAATAGGATCTGAGTTCAGCATTAATATGCTTATAAGTGCTCTGACCTGAGTCAATATCCTGACTTGTGTCACGATTATGGAGATCAACTTCTCGCCAAAAACTTAAATCGGTGAAACCGGCACAATCCTTCTTACTTTCCCGATTGTGAAGATCAGACACAAGGCCAATCATCGCAGCATTAAGCATTCGATGAGTGAGACTTCGAAGACCGCGAAGTTGATCTCCGAAATCGTCCCAGTTTTCTGATGTGGGTTTCACGATCTCCATAAGCACAGCCGTGACGATGCATGATGGACACCGCCCGTCTGCCTTTATAATACCACAATTGCGACAAGCATTTCGTTCAGTCATACTACCTCTTCACACTGAACACCTGTAAGAGATTGCTGTTGCCCAGGATGAAATCTAACCCGAAGGTTAACGTAGATGTTTTCACATCTACTTGGCGAGCGTGTTGTTCACACCTCGCCTTTAGGCCGTGGAGGCGACCCAATTTCAGCGACAGCAATCTCTTACAAGCGTCCATTTTAAATTCTACACCAACCGGTACAAATTTTATTACGAAATTTACGAAAATGTTCTGCTAGGTGATCATCTCAAACAGACGGTTGAATTCGATTTCCGTGAAGTGCATACACACAGCCGCCCCGCTATGAAAGCACCGAACTCGAACGGCGGGGACTAGCTTACGCGCAGAGATTTGGATTTCGTAGCGACACGTCACCTTCCATCGACGGCTTTTAGGAACCAATCCTCCCTTGGCCCGTAACCGACACAGCACGAAGGGTTGGCCTTTTCGGCTCATTTAGATAAACACCATGTGACCGGTCGTGTGGTGCACGAAGTCTTCGTCGAGCATCTTGCGCCATTCATCAGCACTCGCTTTGAAGCTGGCGAACGTGGTCGCATTGTCCGCACACCACGCGCACAGCTCCTCTATTGATGTGAACACAGGCGACTTGGGTGAGCCCTCCGAGGTTGTCTCCCAGAGCTGGTAACCTTCGCCAGTGGGCGGCTCTGTCTCCGACCAAGCCTCGTACAAACGCTCGATCTCAGGCGTAGGCCAGAACTGGCCTTCATCTTTGCAACGCTGGCATTTATCAGGCACGCCTTCACGAGCACAACGTGCTCGGCAACACACATAAGCGTTGAGCCCGTCGTGTGCCATGCCGTCCAAGGACCACTCGTTGACTTCATAAGCAGTGGGCCGATAGCCGCTGGGCTCAGGCAACCAAGAGTTACCGCCCGCTGCGATCTTGGCCCGCACGATCTCCCGCTGCTCGTCCGTACGAGGCACGTGAGTGAAGTCCATCAAACGCCCCGCTTCCAAGAGCGCATCCACGTCGGCTTGGATCAAGTGATGCGTCCACTGGTTACGCCACAGGTTGTAAAGCCTACGAACTTCGCGACGCACGGCGTACTCCCCGGTGCCGTAGTAATCAGGCGTGCGTTCACATTGATGTTCCGCGATTCTCAGCAGATGTGCGCTGTTCAAGGATAACGGAGTAGCGCCGTAGGCGACAGGATCAAACGGCGCGTTGCCGTACCACTGCTCGTAGAAATGCCGGTATTCCTTCGAACCGCCAGCGCCATCACACTCGGGGCACGGTGTTGACTGCGCGTAGTACGGATTTATATACCCGCCCCAAACCTGGCCAAGCGGCCAGTTAAAATCCATCGGTACTCGTTTAAGTGTTCGTCCCATCTTGTTCCTTCCATTCAGCGATCACTTTTTTACGCCACATTTTTGCCGCCGCTGTGAGTGGTACGTACGCCTCGGAAATCACGCAGTATCGACCCCTTTCAGGACCAAAGTCATATTCCTCTACGCGCCAATGAGCTGGGTGACACCAGCACTCTCGCGCAAGCTCAAACCCACGCGCCCGAAGATCCTTGCGAAACTGCACGCGCTGCCGTCCTGGGATATCCCATAGTTCCTTGTCAAGGACCTCGGTATCAGCTATGTCCTCAATAGAGATCATTGCTAACTTTATTCAATTTTTCATTCATGTTCTGTTTTATTCGTAACTGGTTTAGTTTCATGTATGTCATTGTAGGCGTTTCCCTTTATACGTCACCAAACAATTAATTTACAACGAAAGAGTATAGATATGCCTGAAGTACCTGAAGAAACTAAATCGGAAAGCGAAGTTGGTGAAAACGAAAGCACAAAAAGTGAGCCACCAACGAAAAGAGGTAGGCATTTTGTTGATAAACTAAATGCCTATCGAAATATAATTCTTGCTGTCGCAGCTCTCGCAACTGCAATTGGTAGTTGGTTTAAACCTACCGACACAACGACCGTAAAGCAAAGTTTTGACTGGACTACTGAGAGGGTTCAAGAATTATCAAAGAACGATGTTCAGATGCATGAGGACATTGTTGCTCTACGAGCTTATCTGGAAGGTATGAAAAACTCAGGTTTTACGCCAACAACACCAGAAATCAAATCTGAACCAGAACCAGAACCATTGCCGGAACCGGAGGGTCAAGGTGCCGGTGCAGTACGAAAACCAGTACGAAAACCAGTACGAAGACAACCTGTTAGTGGTGCTGCTCAGCCAATGAACTTCCCTCAGGGAATCCATGATATGTTTGTTGAGAATCAGAACACAATGATGGAACAATTTCAAAGTGATGACCCTCAGGAACCTGCAGCAGATTCTACTCCTCCTGAACTAAAAGCTGACCCACAAATAATGAAACGTCCATCATTTGATGAAATCACTGAATGATTATTCGATCATATAAGTCGTGATTTTCATGGGTCCATCGGGGTTTACCATCGTCGGTTTAATCCATTTGATCCGTGTTTGTTTACGACCCATACCGAACGGTTGATTCCTCCAGTGACCCCGTCGAATAAACGCCACACTTAGTTTGTGGTTATGTCCTTTCGCGTGCGCTTCGCCACTTTCTGTCCTGGAAGAACGGTCAATTTTAACTGAAGAACCAAGAAGCATGTATTTATGGTGACTTTTCTTCTTGAGTTGTTCGTTGATGGTCGAACGCTTCTTAGAGCCCTTCGGTGCTTTAGATAACTTCGTCATCAGATCAGGTATATCTGAGTCTGAAAATACCGAGTCAATTTCCGTGTCGGGCAACGTTATATACAACAGGGTGTTAAGTACAAATCTTACGCAATTTTCGAAACCTTCACCCATCCAATCGCCCATCGAGTTAACTGACCTCCGATCATCATTTAAAACACCATCCCATGCATCTAGACCATCAACCGTTCCTTTGATGCAATCACCAACGGTGGAGTGTGGCTTTAAGATGATGCTGAAATGAAATAGTGCATCGTTAAATAGATGATTATTGGCCGTCAGTTGATTATGTGTTTCCTTCCCCCATTCTTTCGGGTGCCCGACAAGAACTATTTGAAGTCTTTTATTTTCATTAAACTCATCTGATTCATTTAGTTCGTTATGTGCAACAACGAATGCGCCATATAGTTCATGTAACCCACTTTCTGCATTTGGAATGAAGAGGCCCGATTTTAGTGGGGCTTCAATGAACAACGCTGGGTGTGGAAGTTGAACCATCTCCGATGGAACATCACGAAACTCAGTGTAGATGAGTGACTCTGTTAAACCAGAACTTGGAACAAATGTTGGTCGTCCGTTATTTGCAAACAACGCAAGACTAAAATGAAAAATCGTTTGTGTGGTCGCATTTTCTCGAGCGTCCTGCTTACTATATCCCATTTCTAAAGCGTCTTTATTGAATTTATCAAGAATCACTTGAGTAAAATGACTCAAGGTATCGGTAGAACTACTGAGTCTACCACACATTTGAACAAACAAGTGCACAGCATAAAATCGGCGCAATTCAATTCGATGTGCCAACTTAATACGAGTTTCACGACTTAGTGCTTCACGCTTACTTCTATGATCAATCTCTTCGAAACGTTCTAATGCTATTACATCCGGAAGATTAATTAGTTTGATGGCACATTCATATACCTCTCTGTTTTTCTCCGATGGAGATGATATACTAAGGTCGAGAGCTGAGATAATACTCATGCATCGCTTCGTGAATGCGATTTTGTCTGATTCAACGACATCAGCGATATCGAGCCAAATTTTATCATAGTATGAGTGTCGAATAGTCATTTAATAATTTTAATGTCGAGAGCCCGCCTAACGATTAGAGGCATGTGGGCTGTTGCAAGTGTTGCATCAAACAGGTCGTCCAGATTTTTACCAATTTTTGGACCTGTGTACGGGTCAGAAGATAGTAAACTGCGGAATGAACCTTCACCATTCCAAGACATCATTGAACAGCGTTGTACGGCTTTATAAGCCTCTTGTCTCGGGCATCCAAGGTCAATCAACGCAAGAAGGATTGACTCAGAGAAAATAAGCCCTCCTGACATTTCAAGATTCCGAGACATTCTTTCAGGGAAAAAGACCAGATTATCAATCAAATCGATCGCACGGTCTAGCATGTGACCAAGAATGCAGGATGAATCAGGTATTGCGATTCTTTCGACGGATGAATGAGAAATGTCACGTTCATGCCAAAGCGTGCAATTCTCCAACATTGGACCTACGTATCCCCTTACCAAACGTGAAAGTCCACATAAATTTTCACTTACGATAGGGTTCCGCTTATGCGGCATCGCACTAGACCCCATCTGACCAGGTTTGAATCCCTCTTCTGCTTCTCCAACTTCTGTGCGTTGCCAGTGTCTAATCGTTAGAGCGATACGTTCAATCGAACAGGCTACGAGAGCGAGAGATTGCATCCAAGCGGCGTGCCTGTCACGAGCTACGACTTGTGTTGATACACTTTCTGGTCGGAGACCGAAAGAGTGCATAACCTCTTCTTCCACTTCCGGAGGAAAATGAGCATACGTGCCGACAGCACCAGATAACTTCCCTACTCCAATCCCCTCAGATGCAGTTTTTAAGTGGTAATAAGCGCGCAAAACTTCAGCGCGATGGCCAGCAAGGATGAATCCGACTGTAGTAGGCTCAGCGTGCATCCCGTGAGAACGACCGACGATAGGAGTCGACGAATGTTCAGAAGCGCGGTTAGCTAATGATTCGGAAAACTTAAATATTCGCTGAAGAAGTAGATCAGAAACTTCTCTGATCTGAATGGCGAGAGCGGTGTCAACGACGTCACTCGAAGTCATCCCATGATGAATCCATCGAGCCGGGTCGCCTGCCAGTTCCTCAAGGTGAGCAAGAAAGGCAATGAAATCATGATGTGTCGTCTTTTCGAGGTCTGCGACACGACGCAAACTCAACCGTGAAAAAGTTCTTCCAGATATGTCGTCGAAGTATACTGCGGACCTTATGACCGCCGAAGTTCCGGATGGAACAATCCCGTGATTCTCCATAGCCAAACAAGCGGCAAGTTCTATTGATGTCCACAAGGACAATCGGTGTGAATCCGACCATATCTCAAAAATATCGGGTGGTGAGTATCTCGGGATCATTTAAACTTTTTTCTATTCGAGGATTCTTCGATTCTGATCTCTTCTGCATATCCTTCATACCATGCGCTATCCCAAGTTGCTTCGTAGCCGCATTCCGGACATGCCCAACGATCACATTGTGCATGTAGTTGATCTTCATACGCACGGAACGTTAGATATTGCTTGCCGCACTCATGGCTAGATGCACAGATGACTCTGTACGGAGACAACCCACATTTGGGTGTCCATTTTCCGTCGCCATTATTTTCTTCGTTCAGAGTTATGATTTGATTATTTGAGCTTGGCTTCAGCGCAATAGCTAGAAACTCGATGAGTGTAAGTGCTTCTCGTGAGTCAAATGTCAACTCTAGCGGATTGATTCCGCCTACGCAAATCTGAACCAACCCACTGTTGGTATGCGTTACTTTGAGCGATCCACCGTGTGTCAACAGTAGTATACGCGTCCCAAGTTCGGTTTCGATTTCTTCGATAGTCATAAGGGCAGTCAGTCCAATCAAATTTCACAAAGATTAGGTGATACTAAATTTTCGAAGGTTTTTTGGCTCGGCAAGAAACACATTGTGGCTGGTTCCTTACGGATCCATTTGGCATCTGTCGAAGACCAAATAAACCAGCGGGCTTCCACCTGTTACATCTCGTACATTGAAACTTTGCGTTCGTTAAGATCACCTTGCCCGCATTATGGCGAACGGTTGTGTCGATGTCAATTTTCATGTAAAAATGTACAGTGGAATAGTCCAACCGTAAAGTCTTTTTATCGGTTTAGTAACAAGTAGAGAATAGAAATGATGACATTTAAGCTACCAGGTATCACTCAAACTACTGTCTGCTTAACGGCAGATGAAATAAACCAAGTGGTTGAACCACTGCGGGGTTCAAAAGACCCGATCGTGCTTTTTTTCTTTGAAAGAATGCGAATAAGTCAAGGGTGGGAAAACAAAATTCCACCCGAAGGGATCAAGTTTGCTCCGATTGACTGATTGACTGATTTAAACAGTGGGGGCATACTCGATATCCATCGAGGATTTCCTTAGGAACCTTATCCATGAGCATTTGCGGGTCTTTGATTCCGCAAACGGACTCCCAATCATTTGTTATACAACTTAAATGTATGACCCACTGATGGATGGCGGAAACTTTATTAGACTGGTTTGGCATTTTATCCATTCATAGCTCTATGCATTGCGTCTTTTAAGTTATCTGTCTGTTTATTGAAATCCCAATCTTTGTCTTCTTTGGTTTTCCAAGTATATAGCACTTGAACATCGCCATCATTTTCATTTGGCCAAACCCATGTGTCTCCTTCCTTACCTTTGATGAACATCAAAACACCAGAACCATCGATGTGCCGGAACGTACCATTCACGGTGTACTGCCATCCATCATCCATAAGTCACTTCCCGTGCAGAGCCCATATGGGCATAATACGGCACGCTACGTAGGACCAGCCTTCTTTACAATCGGATGTAAGCCGAAAGCCCTTGGACACAGACCCGTCGATATCGGGTTTGGGTTTGGTGGGTTCTACAGACTCAAGCCATTGAAGCACATTAGGAAGGACACCTTGCGCAGTAAGCGGAGCCATGAAGTCTTGAACCGGTGTGTGCGGAGGCTTGGACCAGTATAGCTCCAGCACTGGCGGCGTGGTAATTCGCCACGCCACAAACCTGCTGTGACTCAACATGACAAGGTCCAACGCCATGCCCAGCGCTTGTGAACTTCTGGCCTCGACCACGACCTCGAAGTTGTTCATTGCTTCAACGGTCATATAGACCCTCCAACGAGCTTTATGGATAGATCGGCCACGCGCTTTCCGTTCATGACTCCATCACCCCTTCGACAAATTCTTCTTGTAGTTCATTATGAAGTTTTTCCCCAAGTCGAAAACATAGAGAAACCACACGACGTAACTCCAACTGAGCTTTCTTGTTTTGACGAAACCTATCACGTCCGCGATGAACGAGTTTTATGAGTCTATTCTGACGAGTATGAAGATTCCTCTTGGTCTTTAAGACTTTCAGATGTTTCTTCCACTCTTCTTGGTTCGGCATATTCATACCAAATCATAAAGTACGCCGAAGATTGTTTCAGCAATCCGTTACTATGCGAATTATTTGTTCTGAACAGTTGATCAAAACGTCGTGTTCGATACAGTCCTGAGCAACCGGGTAAACGGAATGAGTGTCAGATTTCTCAAGCTTAGAACCACATTCGTGGCAAGTCCAACGCCATATCAGGAGTCCTGCTTTCGCGGTGAGTATCGTACGGGAAGGACGAGATGAACGTACCCACTCGTGATTCCTACAAATCATTGGGCATCTTTCCTAGACACTGGCAATGCTTACAACGCGAGTAGATCGCCACGGGAGTAATCCGACCGTCAAAACCGCGAAGCCAATCCATCCGTATGAGCGCGTCACTTTTGATTCCAGACGCGGGTACTAGGCCCCACTGCCAAGCGTGCCTGTTTTTCGCACACCTACCGGCATGCCAAACGTTCCGTTTAGATCGCAACCAAGTAAGCAGCGGATCTCGAATCATTTGCATCATGTGACCACTTTGTTCTTTGCGCGACCTAACGTGCTCCAGCTCGGGCTGCGTCGTGTCCACTCTTTTGCTACAGCTTCAAAGAACTTATCGGTGAATCGCCCGATCATGTGAGCGTTCTCTGGCCCGTAGTCCCAGCCGTCCACGAAACCCTTCTCGACCAAGCCCATCGGGTCGGGCTTCCAGAATGGGTTGCCTTGGTACTCCAGCACCCCTGGGTCTGGGCTGGCCGGATTGAACAGCGTAGCGATGTCATCACGGGAGAATCCGATCCAAGTCTCGCTGCTGTGTAGCTTGTGCCACCTAATGATCAGCGCGGCGGCAAACTCCAACTCAGCCTTGTGCAACGTGCCGGTGAGTTGGTTCACGATGTACGAGTAGTGCAGCGAGAAGTCGGTCGGCAGCGGATGCACGGGTGTTTCAGATTCACTCATATTGATTCCCCGGCTAATTCTTCTACGAGGTGATTGTAATCAGCGCGAAGTTCGCGGATTGCTTCAAGCACTTCTGCCCATGTCATCACGATAGGTGCGCCGTCCTCTGAGCGCACATTTCCCAGCGCTTCAGCGGCGTCTGCCAGTGCGCTTGCATCGGGGACTCGATGGTCGTGTGGAAGGCGGAAGGTGGTCATGGTTTTCTCATGTTCAGCTAAACTCAGGAACGTTGTATTACCGCCCATACATATACCCTCAATACTAGTGAAAAAATCGTGTTCTGATTTAATATCACCGCAGTTGGCGCATATATTGATTGCCGGGGGATGAACGGGCGTTTCCGACTCAGCGTTGGCAAGGCTTTTAGTTGACTTCATGGCACTACGTCCTCAACGGGTTCAGCCAAGAACTGCGCGGTTGGACAGATCAGAATCGTTTCGCGCGCTGGCTAGACGTCGGCCCCTCTTCTCCAGATCGCGCGCCTGAGCATTTCTAGCAATCACGTCGTCGAGCGATTCCCAGCCAGCACCAGCATCGCCTTTTGTCGACTCGGTCATCTTGTGCTGACGTTTTGTGAACGGCTCGTAGCTAAGATCGGCACAGCCTGTGCCGTCACATTTCACGCACACTACGCCTACACCCTTAGGTTCTGCGAAGCCGCAGTAAACACCTGTTCCGCCACAAGAGGGGCACATAACTTTGATCGTCTGCTTAGCCATTTGGTCCCAATCATTAATAACTAATATACACTTGAGTATAAAGTTTCGGAGGTGTAATAAACCCGAAAACTGTAGCAATTTCTTGCAATAGTTTTGTAAGTTTCACGAAGTCTTCAGATGAATAGGCCAATACTCGAGAAGCAACGTCGCTTTCACAACATATGTTACTTAACTGAATTCCAAGTCCCATTATGGAATCCTCGATTTTCGTATCACAATGCGTCCCGGCTTGGAGTTTATACCAACCAATTTTGTATGAACCAGTTGAGGAAGACCATACAAGATCTCCTTCCATTAGGGGAATGAAAACTTTTTCCGGTGAAATATACCTAAATTTAACGCAAAAATTTTTGAATGCTTCAGTTGGTTCTTCTGTGGTTTCCAATAGTGTTTTGGATCCACATTGATCACAAAATTTAGCATTGTTTCTAACTTCGTGTTCAATGCCATATAGTGGACAAACAGTCTTATTTGTTCCCGTAGAGATGAAAAACGCACTACGAGAACATTCAATCGCAAAATATGTTTGCAGATAAGTGGTGACGCCCATGACTTTATCCTCCGGTCTTTTCAATCTTTTCAATTGAATGTTCTAATTGCGAAAGTTTAGTGTGAACTTCACGGTCAACAAGTTTTGAACCAAGAAGTCGTCGTGCCTGTTCAATCATTATTTGAACACCAGCAACCTTATTGATCACATTATGAACTACATATTGACCTGTGTCATGATCTATATCTAATCGACTAATAGCGGCAATAAGTTCAGCACACTCGCACTGAATCATTTTCATTTGAATTGATGAATCGAATACAATCCTTGCGCGTGTATACAAATCTTCTCGTTCAGAGTCTCCGTATATTTTTGCCGGACCAATGAAAACCTTTGGTTCTTTTAGTATATGTAACACGTGTTTTAACAGAACTTCCATGTTATGGTCAGCAATCAACCAATCCATCATACTCGTAGAGTCGAGACCCCAACAGTCCAAAAGTCCATCGTCTCGAGTTCTATATGTATAACCAAGACACGTGAAAACAACGCCGGGACGTTGAAGCAAAATGCGTGCTTCCTCTCCAGTAACAAAACGATCACTCACTACGGAGTCAGAATCGGCCAATTGAACTACCACATAAACCTCACAGGATGACTTTAGTCAACTGAAACAACATACTGAGAAACAGTTCTTGCCAAACGGGATGGCTGCGTTGACAAGTCTTCTTCCGGTCCATGACGCAGGCAACTAAGCTCACCCAACAATGTTTCCATGCGTTGCTTCCATGTCTGATCTGGTTTGTAATTAACCATCAGCATGGTCTTTGCGTTCTGCAAACGACCCAAAGCAATCGTCCGTCCGAGCTTTTTAACAAACTGATCGTGTTCGCAGTTGCAGATTGCGTAACCAACTCGAGCATACTTAGAACCGTCTTCTGCTGATTCTAGCGTATGAACAAGTGTTACTACTCGCGGGTGACGCCCACGGATATGAAGGTACTGAGTTTTGATCGTCGTCATATTTGATTCACTGTTTTGGTTGATGAGACTGAATAGACTGAGTGCAAGTTTAACATCCCGCCGTCCCTGACTCGTATTTTCCGAGTAAAATCTCGAATACCGCATATGGACTTAGATCATGCGTTTTCGGGTCAAATCGAACTGAAAAACCAGCAGCTTTTGTATGACCACCTCCCCCATGAGCCTTACAAAATTCCATGCAGTTGAAATCTATATGGGAACGAGTTGAAAAAACGAGAACGGCTTGACCCTGTTCAATTCCTACATAATCAAACCCGACAACCAGGTCAGCATCACTACCCAAGAACTCGGCGGCATCACTCGATAACCTGATTCCTGAAAATATTACGCAACGAGTTCCTCGAGGAGTTGTGAAACGATATCCGCCTTCAACTGCTTTTTTGACAGCCGCATCGTTACGTTTAATCAACACGCGACCAACGGTCATTCTTTCTTCCCACCAAGTTTGGTTCTTCGGTGCGAAAGGATCATCAATCAACCATGACTCGGCTGGGTAAAAGCGCATGGCTTCCGCCAAAACACATGCTTCATCCCACATGGAGTCCTGTCGTTGCCAGGTATCCCGGATTCCAGCCAGACGGGCTATCTTACCACCAATCCCAGCCTCCACGCCTGACGGACCGGGTAAACCATCCGTACTCTTGAGCTTAAACCAGGCTTCCCGGTAGGCCAAGAAGGCTCCACATACTCCAGGGTCTTTCACCTCGTCCCCGAACACTCCGAGTTCTCCGAAGGCCTCTACGATACCCTGGGAGCCCTTGTGGTGGTCTAGGATGAGAGCGCCCGCGTTAACAAACTGATGGTATGTGTCTGGATGTGGTGAAATGTCGCAGAATAACATACACGGTTCTGCCTGCAAATTTTGATATGCTTCAGTCCCATATTGCAAAAACTGAATTTTCGCATCCGGAAGAACATCGTGAAGGAACATCGCTGCTGCAGTGCCATCAGCACAGTTCGCATGGCTAATAATGATCTTGACGGCTTTGAGTTTTTCAAGTGGTAGCATGCTAAAACCTACAGTAGAAATCAACCCTTAGTAAAGGCGCTCACAGCCTCAGCCACTCTTTTGTTAATGAGGTCATCTAGACCACGAATCCACACACCACCCTCGTGAACAACAACAACTGCATCTGCACCACCACGTGTTGGATCGGGGACTTGAAAAACACAGATCCCGGGCGGGTCATTGTTGGGATTGATTTCGCAGCCTATGAGAACCACATTGCGAAAATCACTCAGCTTTGGATACTCTGAGGAATGCTTGTCGATAAAATCTTCTGCTGTGATCCTAATATGGCGTAATTTCGACATGCAATCCATCATCCGTAAGCGTTTCGGACCAATCGAATGGGAGGGCACTTTGATAACTATTTTCAGATTGTTCGGTTGGTGTGTTCATAGTTTTCTATCCTATGTTTTCTTCTGCAACGTCGCCGTCATTTCGGCTATCAATTCATCATTCGAGATAGTATCAGCGGGAGACACAATCCGGCGTAGATCAGTGAAGCGATTCCCATCGCTATCCAAGGGCTCGAACTCAGGCCCACCACCACCAAACAGTCCTGACAGACCATCCAGGGGAGAGACTTTCCGGCTTGACTTGAACAACCCCCGGTACCAGATTTTATCGACGACGATTTTAACGTGGCGAAACTCTGACTGGCCTTCCGCTAAATCCCCGTAGATCAAGTATACGCCACGCCAACCGGGCTCAGCCTGAATCTTGAATGCAAGCGCTGTGGTCATTTTTTAACTCTAGTCAGAGTAGCGTATCGGGTCATGTTGATTTCCGAGCTAATCTAAGGATGGCCAATTCTTTGATACTGGACCCATCAGGCGCAAACGAACCAACGCATCGCCCATTCTCTATTTGTTCGAGAGCCCAGTCATAATGGGCCAGCGCATCTCGCAGCGTATTTGCCATGCTTGCTGAGCCCGATGATTCCTGCAAGCGGTTGATAATCTCAAGAGCGCGGGAGTCAAAATAGATCTGCACCTTTTTGCCTGAACCGGAGTTTGACTTTTGACTGGACTTTTTCTTCATCGGGGTGCTTTTCTTCATCGGGGTGCCATTACTCATTAGACCCTTTTAAATCACGTAAAATTGCCTTTGCGTGTTTTTGCATTTTACGTTCATACGCAAGTTGAGCTTTTTCTTCAGTGTCATAATAACTAAATTGGTAAGCGCACCACATACCGAAGAATTCACTTTCTTGGTTGCCGTCTTGAAAAACGCGTAATATTTCTCCTGCACATGAAGCAATTGACACGAATTCATTCTCTCGCGTCCATTCTAGTGCAGGTTTCCTGAGGTTATTCATATTATATTGTGTAGGTCATGAAGGGTGTGTATGAACGTGTCCGGTCCGACATTAACGCTCACGTAAAGACGCTTGCGTCCCATGGAATTACACCATGGTGTTATCTCAGGAACGTGAGATAACTTCCTTCCTTTCATACACACCCTTCAGGACCCAACTTGGGTCGTGTGGTAAATGAGCGCGAGCGTCATTGCATGCTTGTGCAAACTTTTCATATTGTACAAGCCTTTCCAAATAATGACGAAGTCTTCGACGATTTGTCTCAATTGATAGGTCAATTGGATCCGTTTTTAACAATCCTATGATTTCGGACAAACTGAAATTTCGCATGTTTTCTTCTGGTTTCGAGTGGGGCGGCAGTCCCAGCCGCGTACTTACCATCTGGAAACTGCGCGTGTAATGGCGGCTTCATCCCCATCTTGCACCTCCGTCTGATCGAAGTCAATCAACACATATCAGTCGACGGTCAAACTGTTAGCTGCCGACCGCACCTTGGCGATCAAAGCTTCGGCTGAAGCCAGCCCGATGTCCATGGCCAGTTGAACAAACTGTTCTGCCAGACTGAGATTAAACGGGGTTCCTACCACGGTCCGAGGACGACGAAATCCGACCGCCCGACCGTTGACACTCTTAGTCGGGCTGGACCTCCGAGTACGGACGCCGGGAACCTTCCCTTCACTAATATCCTTCTTGTCCTTCCAACGGACGTTATGAACGTACTTCTCGTCGAACGAGATCCCAGCGGTTTTTCCCAAAGCAACGATTTCTGAGGGAGTTGTCTTGGAGTGAAGACGGACGAATGCCGACTTATTAACGGATTTACGAGTAGAAGTCATCTGGTTATCCTGGTTAGTTGAGAGTTTAGAAACTGGTTAGTTGAGAGTTTAGAACCTAAATTTACACTTTGAGACCGGACATTTACGGACTGATATTGTCAAGTATCCGATGCGAAGCAATTAACGCAAACTCTTTAGGGTCTCATCGATCACCTTGACGCATGCTGGACAATCGACACACTCGATAGTGGTGGTGGTCCAGTGTCCACGTGGGCAATTGCTTAAATCAAGTCCACAGTATGCGAGCAGTTGGCCGACTGGCCTCCCAACCTGGCTTCGCAGCAGGTGACAGGGTTCATCTTCGTTTTTTGGTCTCATAAATCTCTTTCGCATCGAGCAACTCACGCGCTTTGGTGGCGATTCGGAATGCTCGATCGCAGCGTACATCATGCGCAACACGAGCCGCATTGATTGCCAGATCGCATTTCTTTATGGATTCACCGATGACGCCCATTAGTTGATTGTCGATAACCTTCTGTGCTGCGTCGCGTTGCCGCTCAGTTATTCGTTTGGTGGTCATCCGTTTGGTCAGTTGTTTCTTGATTGTCATGTGAGTCTCTTCTGTGCTTTATCGTATGCGCGATCGGCTCGAATGTAGCGAGCAACCTGAGTTGACGCCGCCTTTCTTTGTGCGGCTAGAAAAGCGGCGTCAGCCGCGCTTATTGCGTCGCGGTGTTTATAGAAGATTTCCTTCAGCGCATTCTCGCGCTGTCGTTTGGTCAGTTGTTTCTTGGTAGTCATATGATCAGAACGATTTATCAGTCGATTTAACTTTCTGTTACCTGATAGGCGATTTCGAGCGCTTCTAACTGAAGCAAGATTTGGGGAGGTGTATTGGGGTTCTTTTCCAAACCCTGACGAACCCCTCGACTGACGTCACCAGATAACCGGATTAAGACATCGACAGGAGTATTTGGATTCTTGGCCACACCGCGACGAACGTATTGATCGACATCGTCCGATAATCGGATTAAGACATCGACAGGAGTATTTGGGTTCCATGCTACACTTTGACGAACGATATTGTCCTTGTCGATTGATAACTCGGTCAAGAGACTGATAGGTGCACTCGGATTTGCGGCTACACCCTGACGAATCATGGTGGGTTCGCCAATTGCACCCTGACGAATCATGGTGGGTTCGCCTACTGACATTTTAACTAAAATATCAATTGGCGTACTCGGGTTCACTGACACCGCTAAACGAATATTAGGATTAACGTCAGTATACAATTGAGCCAAAATTGATGGGGATGTGTGAGGATTATGGGCAATGTCATAGCGAGCACGAACACCCGCGTCAAAGTAATCTTCAGGGGTTTTCGGATCGACACTCATATGACACGTCCCTGACGACAGCTCCCATGAAGCATGTTGCACCGTTTAGCCACACGCGACCTTGAACAAGTAGGCACACCCGCCTATCACAGCGAGTAGTTTGAGTAAACCCCAACTCAATCGAAATGCCGCAACCGTGAGTTGAGCCCAGAATTGAACTTCGGGATCATAGTCTTTTACGGCAACCTCAAAGAGCTTTCGGGCTCTCCCTAGATCTTGAGCGTCAAAGCACCGCTTGAACGTAGGGCCTACTTTCTCTAAGTCTAAACCGGTCGGGACGTTCACCTTTAACCAAGCCATAAATTCATCAAACTTGCGTTGTTCGATGAACGTTCTAGCCTCATTCAACTTTTCTTCTGTGATCTGTGCCATCTTATACACCCACCTACTTCCGACGACTCTCCTGAAGCATATTGACGAATAACTGTCCTTGACCGATCGCATCATCCAATGCAACGTGATTATGTGGTGCATCACCGAACCAACGCTTGGGCATATTCCGCTTAGTGGACTGCCGGAAATCACTTTTGAGCAAGCACATGGCGAATGTCTTGATATCTAGACCGGAGAACGACATTGGATTCTCACCACAGAACCTAATCATGTACCAGTGGATGAACATGAAATCGTATGTGGCTGGATACCCGACGAACACGGGTTTACCTGGTAGACCCTTGAGCCATCCACAATAACTCTTCATTGCGAACTCGGGGGCCACCTGGTCCTTCCGGCATGCAGCCCACGCTTCTGGTTGAGTCAACCACCAAGCGGCAGTATCGGGATCGGCCTGAGCCCCCTCAAGGGTCTCCAGATTCCGAGAGAAGGTGCCGTTCATTGTGCCATCTGCCAAGAAAGCGGCGGAACCGAAGCTTAACATTGAGTTAGGTCCGGGAATCGGTCCATCTGCTTCCACATCTGTACTTATGTAAATTTCTTGCATTGAAAGTATTAACCTGGTTAAAACTAATGTACAATTAACTATTCGTTACCATGAACGCGGCTTCAAGTGCATCAAGTTTAACTAAGGTTTCGGGGGGTGTGTTAGGGTTCTGAGATACATGCCGACGAACATTTCTATTTGTATCATAAGCAAGTTGAGTTAAGATTTCAGGAGAAGTGTTAGGATTCGAGGCTACACACCGACGAACAGCTCTATCTGTGTCATTAGACAACCGGGTCAAAGTTTCAGAAGGTGTGTTGGAATTCGAGGCCACAAGCTGACGAACCAATTCATCCGTGTCACTAGCTAACTGGGTTAGGATTTTGGAAGATGTACTTGGACTGTCGGCCATACGCCGACGAATAGTCAGATCCGTGTCATTAGCTAACTTGGCTTTACCTTTTCGCGACATTGGCTCAAAGCAAGGGTAAACTTCCGGTTATTGGATCAAGAATTTCAGATAAGTCAGGTCCGAACGCAGCGCACGTAAGTGTTGACACACCATGAAACTCAGTTAATCCGGCGTCTATGATTGGAATAGTTCGGATACCCTGTTTGACAGCTGCAATGATTAGATCCTGAAGCTCTTGTTCAGAATTAACCCAAACCACAATTTTAGTCTTGAGTGTGCCTCGTAACCAGTCTGCCTCTAAGGGCCTAAGATGAGTCTCGAATAATACTGCTCCGGATTCCTTAGACTCGAATGTTCCGTAAGCAAGTATGAATCCTTGAGAAGCATGCGCAACCTGAGCTGCCAGTTTCCCTTTTCGCATTGAAAGATCTTTACGAACACAGATTACTTGTTTGACTGTCATGCTATGGCAAGGCTTTCAGCACCCCAGTCAGTGGATAGGAACTGTCCCGAAGGTTTAGTAATCATCTGCTGATATTTATCGGACAATCAAGGAAGTTTACCTGGTCAGTATACACTGACACCAGAATTTAGGCCTTCAACTATTAGTCACCATGAATGCGGCTTCAAGTGCGTCAAGTTGAATTAGGGTTTCAGAAGGAGTGTTGGGATTCGAGGCCACACGCCGACGAACAATATAATCCGAGTCATTGGATAACTTGGTTAAAATTTCGGGGGGTGTGTTGGGATTCGAGGCCACATTCCGACGAACAATATAATCCGCATCATTGGATAACTTGGTTAAAATTTCAGAAGGAGTGTTGGGATTCGAGGCCACATTCCGACGAACATTCGCATTCGTGTCATCGGCAAATTGGTTTAAGGTTTCGGGAGAAGTATTAGGGTTCGAGGCCACACGCCGACGAACAATGTAATCCGAATCAATGGATAACTTGGTCAAAGTTTCGGGGGGTGTGTTGGGATTCACGGCCACAAAATAGCGAATACTCGGATTTATGTCATCGGATAACTGTGTTAGGATTTCTGGAGAAGTTTGAGGATCTCGGGATAAATCTTCACGATTAGTATAACTTGGTGCAAAACTTAGTTTAGACATCTGATTGTTCACAACTAACTATTCGTCACCAAATACGCGGCTTCAAGTGCGTCAAGTTGACTCAGGGTTTCGGGAGAAGTGCTGGGGTTTAGAGATACACTCCGACGAACCCATACATCCGAATCAGACAACCGGGTCAAAGTTTCGAGAGGAGTATTTTGGTTCCGGGCTACATTCTGACGAACCCATTCATCCGTATCACTAGCTAACTTGATCAAAATTTCGAGAGATGTGTTGGTATTCGAGGCCACATTCCAACGAGTAACCACATCCGTGTCACCAGATAACTTTGCAAGGATTTTAGGAGGGGTGTTAGGATCCGTGGCTAAATGTCGATTTGAACCCATTTGGTTATGACCGCACAGTTCGCAAAACTAAAGTCTGGTTTAAGATGTATCAACCGGAAACCCGAATTTACGACAGCTGGTATTAATATTCTCCCATAATCAGGTGATCCCAACCCAAGCTTTCGTTGAAACTGGTTTCCATCCCATGGCGATTTCTTCAATATCGCCATCGGACTTAGCTTGAGCGAGTTCTTTCAGAGCTTGTTCAACATCTCCAGCACCGGAAACGATCCGAGCCATTGAACGGTGGAACCCCTCGAGCAGTTCCAACCCTCCTGGTGTGTCAAAGAATATTACTGGTTCGTTATCCAGACCTACGGACTCGATTTGTCTTGCCATACGCTCCACGTCATTCGGAACTTGGTCTGGATTCTCTAGTCCAAATCTACGGCGTAAGAAATTCTGTTTAGTGACTTTAGATAAGTTAGAAATATGTAAGTCTACTTGCTTTTTCTTCCATGTCCGAGAACCGATATCATCCATAATTTCGTCTAGAGATGAATGCGTTTTGTCTCGATCAGCTCCACTGTAAACTTCACGAATGATATAATCGGGAACGTGAGGGTACTTCTTTTTATATGATTTAAAAAGTCCTTTATTTCTTTCAGCAACAATGTTCATTGCTATGCGATAATGATCCATATCACCACCTAAAACAAGAAACCCAAAACAAGAAACCTAATAGCGGCAATTGGCGGGCACTTTGACGAAAAATTTGTAAACTTTGATAAGGGGAGGGGAGATCAATTTTATTAATCGGTGTAAAATTTTACAAAGTTCGTGATTGACGGTTAACCAATACGCGAACTACGATACGGGTTGGCGCACCGTAAACTGGATGGGTTGACTGGATGGGATGGATGGGTGACCCGGCAGGTAGGATAATGTAATACGTTGAACGCAAACTATATATCTGGCACTATTCGACCAAATATCTGGCACTATTCGTTCTGATATCTGGCATATACTTGGACGGCTGACGACGGAACCGACGACGGAACGATTCCCACTGGACGGATAGGTAGACGGATGACTGGCTGAATATAACCTGGATACCGACATAACCTTGCTCTGACCTGACGGGTTGTCAAACGGTTTTTCCCGTCACATCAAATTTCCCTTTGAACGGAAGAACGTTGTCGAACCTAGAGAGCCTCCAAGGGGCGTCCGGACGCCGAGATGACCCCACGGACGGATGAATCAAGGGTGACCTAGGGTGACTAGAACCTGACATGTCAAACAACTATGCAACTTAAAGTTGCATAATGGAAGTTCTGCGCAACTGATGGGCTACCATTGGAGGTTGGGGAGGTGGACCATGATAGTCCAACCCGGAGTGTACCCGTGACTTAAAGGAGATGTGATTGGAACGCCGAGGTTTGAGTTGTAAGTGAATCCAGGTGAAATGGTTGAATGGGAAGCTGGAACGTTGACCCGTGAGGCCACCAGGTCACACGGAAATTTGAAACCCACACCAAAAATTTTGAAACCTAGGGAATTTTGAAACCTAGGGAAGTTTGGCCATGAGTGGGGTCACGAATGAGGCCAAAAGTTGGGCCATGAGTAGGGCCAAACTTTTGGCCACGAACCCCATTTTGGCCACGAACCCCATTTTGGCCACGAACCCCATTTTGGCCACGAACCCCATTTTTGATCGGACTTTCGCGATGGTGGCCCCTACCCCCTCTTCAAGTTCCTTGTTCCGGGGAGACCCGTCAACGAATATTGATGTCCGTCAAAGCCCGTGTGTCAAAGCCCACATCTTTGAAACTAAGCTTTCAAAGGCTGGATTGGCAGGCAAGTTGAGTGAAGATGCCCGAGTTTTCAAAAAATTTCCTTTGACCGAGGTCTTTAGAAACCACTTTTCAAAGAATTTCCTTTGACCGAGGTCTTGAGAAACCACTTTTTGAAAAAAGTGTCTTTGGCCTGAGGTCTTCTGACGGGATAATGATTATATTTAAAGCGATGCCGAATTTACGAAGACTGTTCTTTGAAGATGGCTTTAAAAGGACTGTTCTTTGAAGATGGCTTTAGAAGATGGCTTTTGAAAACTAAATACAACTGCACACGGGCCGCCTCCGGCCGTACTGAGTTATCACTGGTATCATGTTTAATGTATACCCTCGGATACCTGTTACGCTGTAAACTCGAGGTCTGACGTCGTACGCTCGGTACAGCAATGCCAGATCTCACAGTCGAAAACAGAACGGTTTGCCAGACGAACACGAGTTTCGAAGCTAGTGTTCGCGGGTCTAAAGGCGATTATCAGGTCTCCTACGGGTGGTCACACTCCAGCGACACCCAATACGACTGGACGTGCACGTGCTCGGCGTTCAGGTTCGGCAAAAAGCCGTGTAAACACATTTTGGCCGTCAAACCGACGCGCTGTGGGTGGAACGCCGATTTATCTGATAATGGGTCTTACGACTGTTGCCCTGCGTGTGGGGGTCCAGTAGAAACCGTAAGGGTTGCCGTATGAGTCATTCCGAAGCCATCTCTAAGCTCTTCGGAGAAGCGTACGAAATGGCCCCCGTCAAAAATAAATTTTTTGATGAGATAGCTGGTCTTCCGGGAGTGGTGTGTACTCACCAAGCGAAGGCTTTTTGTGAAGGGTATCTAAAGTCACTTGTTGAAAATAACCTTCCCTGTTATGGATATCAAATCATCTCGTTCCAGAGTTCTTCTAGCGGAAGCGGAAGCGGATTCGCATCAAGGCAAATAAGAGTTGGCGAGAGACATTTCTTGTTGAGTGACGCGACGGAGTTCACCAAAGCCTGTATTGCCATGAAGAATAGGAACTTCGTCCGAGTCCCAACCCCTCGAAGCGTTCTCGTAAAGATGGTTAAGCTCAGGCTTGATAAAGTCTATAAGAATGCCGTTTGGTTCAGTGTCCATACTCTGGCACGTAATAAGCAAACGCTCGGCACAGTGCCAAATCTCGCGCCCCCGGTGGTTATGGATGTACTGAATTCAAAAGAAGCTTGCGCGGAGTGGTGTCTAGAAAACACCTTCTGGACCCATAGAGATGGTAGGAAAGCTTTGGAAGGAATTTTGCAACGTGACGACATTCCCGACGATGTTTACAAGGAAGCGTGGGACCTGTTCGAAGTGAATATGGTGATGGATTCGTGAGCTAATCATGAACTGTGTATCTGGTCACACATGTTAAGTAAACGGGCTTCTTCACAATCCGTAAATTGATTTTCAAGATAAAGACATACATCTTCAAAGATGTTTTTGAAATAATCAGGATTGATTTCAGAAACTTCGTCAATGTACTGGTGTCGCATCGTGGTTCCACACTTGGCGCAGTGGACGTCGACAAATCCTGACTTCTTGGAAAGCTCGTGATACGTTGAATACGTCCATTCATGTGTGGATGAAGTCATGAACTATGTATTTGGTCACAGATGTTAAGTAAACGGGCTTCTTCACAATCCGAAGTAAATTTACTTTCAAGTGTTCGGCATACTTTTTTGAAGATTAAATATTTCGTGTGTGCATCCGTCGTGTGGACATAGACTTGCTCGTCAAGATCATGTAGTGTTACAGTCCCGCACTTGTCACAATGAACACGCATGTGCGTGGATACCGTGGAAAGAACGTCCCGATACACCGAGTATACCCATTCATGTGTGGATGAAGTCACGAACTGTGTATCTGGTCACACACATTAAGTAAACGGGCTTCTTCACAATCCGAAGTAAATTTACTTTCAAGTGTTCGGCATACTTCTGCGAAGATGTCTTCGCGCCCCTGGTGTCTTTCATGAGTTGTCTGTAACAACTCGTATGCATACTCGTGTAGTACTGTAGTCTCACAGTGGGGGCAATGAACACGCATATGCATGTTCCTCGGGCTGAGGACGTCCCGGTATACTGAATACGTCCATTTATGGGAGTTTGGTGACTGCATTTTTAACTGCGTTTGAAAAACGCACGCGTGCCATGTCCCTTTCGTCTCGATAATCTGACTCTTGAATGTCATGATTAAGACAATCAACTGCTCGTCTGATTTGTCGCTCAAACTCGAGCAGTCGCTCAAGTTGAGCGGGTAGTTGACTCACGACTTCAGCCAGTTCGACACTCGTTCAGGTGAACCCCAGGCTTGGCCGGGGACACTCCAGTAAATGAACTGGCAGATAACTTGCAGCGCCTCGAGAGAATCGGCATCAGCTTTCGCCAGTGCTTCATGCAGGTTATTTTGAAGTACAGCGGTCAAGAAGTGGCCGACTGGACGCTTATATGCCAGATAACCTTGAAGAGCTACGTATATATACCTCGGAATACCCTCTGGGTGGGTGAGTGGAAATTCCGGAGCAAACGTTTTAAGTCGCGCTTCCGTTACCCGATTATACAGTTCGGCGTCTTCTACGGCTTTATCAATTTCTTGACCTGAGCGTTGTTCAGCCATCGCAAGTAACCTCATTTTTTCTCGGTTTAAATATCTCATAGTGGACCCTGCTGGGCTCGAACCAGCAACAACCCCTTTATGAGAGGGGGACTCTAACCTATTGAGCTAAGGGTCCGAAGGTTAACGCTTGGCTTTATAATAGTGAGCTTGCCCACGGCTAGTATTGCCATTATACTCCCAGGACTCCGAACTTGTGGTGAACTCTGATGAATCAATGGATTCAATCTTATATGCCCCATTGAATCGAACGTCATCTGGATTATCATCTTTGCAATAATGAATCCAGACAACAGTGCCGACAGGCAGTGAGCGAAGCTTCGTTTCAGTCAATAGTTGGCCTCGACTGTAGCCAGGTAAAGAGTTATCTTCCATCGATAGCATGATGGCGTCAATCAAAGGATTTTTGCGCTTAGGATTTTTGCGCTTAGTCTTTTTGACTTTCTTACCCGCAAGCATTCCTTCAAGCATCTTGATGGTATCACTCAGGTCTTCGCCTGATAACATATTCGTTGTCACCTGGACACCCGCACGCTGGCGTCAGGAAACTTTATGCAGGCATCGAGCGTTTTTTCCAGCCACGGCACAAACGTGTCGTACGTGCCCCAACCAGTCTCGTGATCGAGGGCAATAAAGCGTTCTGGCTCCGCCCGCATGAGTTGAAGTCCATTACGAATGGGTTCAATCAAATCAGACGCCTTGCTTATCCCCGCATCTTCGGGATGCCATAGTGGCGTGTAGACCTCTGCCAACCGCGCCATTGCTCTGACGTTGTGCGTGTAGTTCGACTCGAACACTGTAGTCGGCTGAACCTGTTCAAACCAAATGTCTAAACTCATAGTTTGCTCCAATTTCAACTATCCGTCACGTCGTATATAGCTTCAAGTGCCTCTAGATAAAGTAAGACTTCATAAGGAGTTTTGGAGTTTGCGGACACGTGAATACGAACGTATGCGTCGTTATCGTTGGACAACGTGCTCAAGATATCGACAGGCGTGCTCGGGTTTATCGCCACGCCTTGACGAACGTATGCATCTTTGGAAGCAGATAACTCGGTCAAGGTCTCGACAGGTATGCAGGGATTTGCGGCTGCATGATAACGAACAGACGGGTCTCGGTCGATCGACAACATATTGACCAGGGTTTTAACGAGAGTCTCACTGAATGCTTCGTTACCGCAGGGACGTGAGAACGCGAATTTTGCTACTTCGATACGAACATTCGGGTCCTGGTCAGTGGATAACTTGACCAAGACGTCAATAGGAGTGTTCGGATCTCTCGCGATACCTCGGTTTTGACTACCATACGTTGAGTGCGGTCGCAGGCTCAGCTGGGCATGTCTCTCGTAATAGCGAGAGGAGACATGCCCAGCACGTGCGTGGAATTCCAGAAGATCGCACATTTGCTGCATATGACGGATATCTTTACCCATGTCCACGATTTGTCCTCCCACCAGCGCGTACTGACACGACGCGGCCATTTACGGTGTCAATGTTTGATTTACAGTTTTTCGTTCAACTCTTGCATACGCTCTTCAAAGTTAAATGGCTTTTTTGGTCGTGTTCCAGGGGGGTTTTTGCCGATAGCACGATTATCTCGATGGAATGTCAATCGACGTATTGCCTCTTCATTTGAAATAGGAGTTAAGAATTTCAAACAATATGTGTGATATGTGTTTGACCCATTAGTGAAATTTCGTACTCTTATCGTATCAGATGAACGAGATACTGGGTTTACTGGGCCGACGACTTCATACACCCACGGATAATTGTAACCACCAGGTGTGTCCGCACTGACTAGTTGTCCTACTCCAAATGCGTGCTTATTACTAAATGCGGGCTTTTTCGCTCTATCCATGTCTAAAAGTGTTACCAGTGGACTGGGAACTTTAACACCAAACATGAGCAGAAGCCATTCTTCTGCATAACCCTTGCTAACTTCAATGGCGAAATATGGATCGGTTTTCAGATCTGGGAATGTGGTTGGAGCCCCGTCACAATTGAAACTGATTTTATCGGCTCCGATTCCTCGAAGAATTTGAATACTCGTGACCGCGTGAATTCCGAATTTAATCATATTGATTTTCAACCAAATACGAGTTCACCGGCAGAATCGAGGTAGACCTGCCGGTGAACTTCATTGAGCGTCCTGACTCGGGCTTACACGAACTTGAGCGCGGGCTGAGCGCGTGTGACGGCCTGGTCCAGCACCACCTTCACGTCGTCGGGGAGCTTCTTGAACTCCGATTCGTACTTGTCGGTTGCCTTGACGGTCGTTGTGCTGTCGAAAAGCTCGTTCATCGTGTTTTCAAGCTCGTCACCCGAGAGACCTGCAACCTCGGTCAAGAGATTGCGGATAAGCTCCTCGGCGTTCGGCTTGAGAGCCTTGGTTGTCTGTTCCTCGAACATTCGCTCGTAGGCTGGTCCGATCAGTTCCTTGTTTCCAAGGACGATATCCTTCTGAACCGAGTACTTGTTGGAACAAATCACCTGAACGTACCTGGTCTCGTTTCCACCAGGAACATCGACCGTGTACGGGACCTGGACGGTCGTTACCTCGCACTTGAAGGTGTCGTTGTAAAGACCACGCTTCCCGATGCCATAGTCGCGCATCGTGGCCTGATCCACCTTGAATTCCGCCTCGGCGCGTTCGAGAGCTTCCTTCAACTGAGCGGTGTGTTCCGCTACCTGGGCAATGTTGGGGTCGAACCCGAGCTTGACCGTGTTCTTGTCGCGCTTGGCCCCGGCGATGGCCGGATCGTTGACCTGGGCGGCGATTGCTGCGGAAGGCGGAGCGGCCTTCTTCGAGAGTCCACGGAGAGCGTCGAGTGCGGATGGTTTGGTTTGAGTCTGGGTCATTGCGTTCTTTCTTGAAAGCTCCTCGGGAAGGCACCCAACAACATGTCGGGAGGCGTCCGTCGGTTGTTTCGGTCTCGGTTCGCGTACTGCTGCGGTCGTTAGATTTACGACCCGCACCGAATTTACACCCGAGAGTGTTCTTCCAACCATCATGGGTCTAGCCCGTGAAGTCGCCTTGCCTCTTTCAAAGCTTTGTCTGGATCGATTTGACCACTTCGGAGTTTGTCGAAAGTTGCAAGAACTCGGGTTGGCAACTCTGGAGATTCTTCCATTATCTGACGAACAACCGACATCTCGATTTTAGAAATCCTTCGTTTAAACGACCAATAAACTAATACCAACAACGCCAGTTGAACCAGTTGAACCAGTACGAAGATATAAGTCATGAGTCCATGACCCTGGAAACTTGATTAAGTCTATCAATGACGACACGCGCTTCTCTCGCGTTAGCATATTCTCCGCAAAATTCGCCAGCAGTGTCAACTGTGACACCGTTTCTTTTGAAAACGGTTACTGATTTACCCATTTGGTCGATTTCTTGCGAATAAGCTTCATCGTCGTATAGACTACGCATCTCAAACTGAGGTCCTGTGGAGTCATGAAAGATTGGGAAATCCGGATGTCGGCATACGAGATATCTAACCGCCACGATGCACCTAACCGTCATTGGCAAATCTCGTGATTTTCTGATACTTTGTGTCCATTCTTGCCTCCACCACCAGTACGGACGCATCGATCGAGTTTACATGTCGCGTGTCACTCCGTGAAAGAAATAAGCCCAAGTTTCTCCTGTTTCAGACCACGAAACTTCGCACATCGGGAGAAGCTTTCGAGCGTTTTTATTGAATCGAGTCCTTGACTCTATGAATACGCGAGTGACCACGCCATGCAAAAGCGGGCTTTCGTCTAGGCAGTCATCACCGCGCCATTGCCAAGTGCCGTCGTCGAGAAATTTTTGACGGGTTACTCGATCCCCAACTTTGACCTCGTTCACGACTCCATAACTTCTTTGATGAGGTTAAGTTTTTTGCACTCTTCGCTTGCCTTCAAGTGTGAAAGATTGGTAAAAAGTATATGCCATCCATAAGGAGTAGGAGGACGGGACATCACATGGTGATCGCCTAGGCTGTCCCTGACTACACGCCACTCGTTGTGTGGCATGCGTTCTTCGTACATCTCGACCGTGCCTGCTGCAGTCTTCATTTAAATTGACACAGGGGTAAGGAATCGAACCCACTACAAACGAGCCTAGTAAACCTACCGGGTCAACACCAACCTTTTGGTTTTCAAAGGTGTTGCCTCGCTGTAAACCGTTCCCTGCAGAATCAATACGTTCGAGTTTTCCTGATTTACGAATGAGGAACAAATACTATGCCATACCAAAGCCATGTATGGCATAGTACCCATCCACAGATCAACTCTTCGGTGCCGACAAATTCGAAGCAGCACTATCGCATGCCTTCTTCATGTCATCGAGCGAGAGTCCACCGTTGAGGAGCCGTTCGGCTTCTCGAGCAAACTTGCCTAGCGCGTCCTGCTTGGCTTTATCCGACCACTTGAATGTTGACTTCTTGACTGGCTTGCTCATTGGTTCCTCTTAGCTAGACGTGTTTAAAACCCACCACTCGAATTTCATGCTACCCAAAGTACACTGGGACTATACCTTACCAGCACCGGCCTCGTTTTTATTTGGTGCTGGTCATGACTTCATGATTTCTTCTACGTAATTGAGTTCATCAGCCCTCTTGCGTGCCTCTTTCAATGACACCCCCCTGTCAACCACACTCCACCCGACTGGTATATTGGCGCACCCGTTCCACTCAAGGAGTTCAGGGGGACCCCATGGGCGATGATGACCGACAGGATCAACAACTACGAACCAATCATCATTACGACTTGTCATCTATGACCCCATGACGTTCGATACTTCATTCAACTTGTCAGCCAGCCTACATGCTCCTAGATAATGATGAGCTTCATCAACAACATGAAAAGTGCCGAGTCCGAGTCCGTTCAGTTCAAGCCATGACTTTGACATCGCCCGGTGATGACCACTGTCATCGCAAACAATCAGCCACTTCTTTTCACGTGTCTTCGTCATGATGTCTGACAGTATTTTCGTTTATATGGTGTATATTTTTAGGAGCGGGTGACATCCGCTGCTATTGCCATGTCGCATGCACTCCTTAGGTCCTCGATTGAAACCCCGCCACTGAGTAACCTCTCAGCTTCTCGATGGAATTTTTCAATTGCATCTTTTTTCGCTTTGTCGGTCCACTTGAACATCGGTTTCTTGGCTGGTTTACTCATTTAGTAACCCTCCCTGACTGCGATAAACGCGGTGCATTTTGGCTTCCCGTCTTCAGTCAGCTCGGTGTACCTGAAGGTGACTGTGGCTCCGATGGGAGGAGGATTTCGACGGTCCTCGTCTGTGAACCCGGTCCCGAGGTCGAACTCAACTGAGTTCCACCGAATCGTGACGCCACCGAGTACGCCTTTGTGTCTGCCCTTACCAGGCTTGTGTGCAACGACGACACCTTCATCGTCCTTGAACGGCTTGACCTTCAGCAACGTCGATGACCGCCCGATCTCGTACAGAGACATGGGCTTGCGGATCATCAGGCCTTCGCCGCCTGCCGCCTCAATCTTCTTGAGGTCCGAGAGCAGGCTCGTGCGTGACTGAACCAAATAGTGCGGGTGTGCCTGAACGTGCGGCACGTTGGCTGCAACTGCGTGATTGCATGCCGCATTCAGGCGAGACTCGAACGCTTCATCTTTGCGAGATGGCACGTCGAAAATAATATACTTGACGAGCTTTGCGCCGTCGCCCCAATCAAGACGCTTGACGACCGAGATGGTCTTCTGGAACATCTGGCGTCCAATCCAGAGTTCGCCGTCCAGGACTTCATCCTTCGGCAGTGCGGCCTTGAACCATTCCGGGGCGTGGAAAATGTTACCCTGGCGTGAAATGAAGTCTTTGCCGTTCCAGTAGGCCCGAACGCCATCGAGCTTCTCGGAACACCACCACCCCGTCGGGTCCAGGTCCTCGAAGTCCTCGAACTTGTGCGCGAGGAGGACTGGCGGTCCAAAAAGCTTGGCCTTTTCGTCTTGACGGAGTTTGCGTCCGTCAGCTAGGGCACGCTGCACTACCGTATCAGCGTACTCAGCGTCAGCGGTGAACTCGCGACCATCGATTCCAACCTCATGTGCTTGCATGCGCGTGTGTGTGACGGCGGGAACGGGCTTCGGTCCTTGAACCAGAGCAGGCCCCAGGACCGCCGCGTTCAGCGGACTTGTACCAACACGCGCCATTTCAGCCGCATCCCCACAATGCTTTTTCAGATGCTTGCATGTGCGGCGGTCGATGTGAACACTCTGGTTTCTCCAAGCGGGGCAGCTACAGCTATGTATCCCGCCAGTGTTCTTGAGTTCATATGGCTTAGCACCAGAGCCCTGAATGAAAACTGGACTTCCTTCGATCAATTGTGGCATGTCGTCACCTCCATCACGTGTACGCACGCGACACGCGAATTTACGCAGTTCGAGCTGCTGTCCAGGGAGTTATCACCAAGAGCGAGATTTACGATTCCATTATTTCTCGAACCTGAACGAGATCCCATGCTTCTAGGTAAACATCGTCAAGAATATCATCACGCGTAAGGATGCTGATGATGTCAGCGTTGATGACTATTTTATCGTTGTAGTTTTGTTTTCTGTTGTGTTCCACCCAGTCAACGAAACTCTGTTTAGAACAGAGCGTTGGAACTGCAGAGGTATTCTTGTAACTATTCGGGTACTGCGCACATAGTTCGTTACGACCATGAACTGCCTTAAGCAAACTCATCATCCTTTGGTGAACCATTTTGACCATCACTTTCCTCGGCGTCGGGACCTGTGCGTAGGTTCTGTTCTTTACGTCCTCAAGAGCACTTTGGAAAGGTTGAATGTCTTGAAGAAGAAAAGAATGTTCGGTAGCAACTGATATGAACTCAACCATATGTAGTTGCTCATCAGAGGTCATCTGGTAACACTTTGCAAATCCCGCAACAAAGGCATTAGACCCGTGAGAACACAGGACTCCTGGTAAACTCCCAACGTTTGCGATGAGCGCTGATTTCTTTGGGGCATTGGCATATGCCAAAGCGAAGAGTTCTTCCAATGCACGACCTTTAACTAATGTCATTTGGCTCCTTACAAGATTTCCAGGGAGAGAAGCCCATCACGATGTTTGCCGCCTCCACCGCATACACGCGCGATACAAGAACTTACACGGGCTCGGCACTTCCTTTTGAGTTATGTGAGCGCATAATAAACATCAGGCCCATCTTTCTTTTTATGGGTTCTAACTCTATGACAATTTGCGCAAACGATATCACACTTTGCGATTTCAGTTTTTAAAGCTTCTAAACTAGCCCCATCCCTCCTAAGACTACCGACGTTTGCTTCTTTCTTGGACGGATCTCTATGATCAAAATCCATTACGTAATAAGGGAAACTCTGTTTACAGTCCATACATGGAACACTCTTTATTTGTTCCATGTATGCAGAGAGAACAGTTTTATGGTGTTTGTTGGAAGCTTTTAGCTTCTCTTGTTGTAGTGGACTATTAGAATAGTAGCATCTCCTATACTCATAGCTACATAGGCGGCACCAAGATCTAGGTGTCTTGGTGCCATTTTTCCTTCTTTTGAAGGTGAACTCAGTTAGATATTTTTCTTGTAGACATTTTCTACAGACCTTCAATTTTTTCATGCAGTTGAAAGTTCACAAAATCTCTAAAATTAGCATAGACCCCAGTGCCGGATTAAAAGTCCTGTAGTGGGCTTCAGCCGTGGGGTCCTCGTCGTTGTAGCGGGTCGTGCTCAAGACTGTCATCACCGGATGGCCCTTCTTCGTGATCCACACGGACTCGAAGGACCCCTCGAACCATCGCTTGCAATAACCCTCGTCGTCGGCCTTTGCGGCCTCTCGTTCAGCGCGGGCTGTGGGCCTCCTCCCAGCAATGTAGCTCACGAAAACCCGCTGTCCCTTCTCCACGCCAGAAAGCTTCGCAACCATTTCCTGTGCCGTCATGTGTCACCTCCACCACACGTACACCGACAACTGCCGAATTTCCGGGCGGACGTGTGTAAGTTATCTTTGACTGAGACCTTTCACCTATATAACACAAATATACGCCTGGGCCCCTTTCGAGGCCCAGGCGTTGGTGACACCCTTCGTTGGTTAGTTGGAGGTGACTGCCTGCGAAGGGAAAGATTTCATTATTCGAAACCAGTGTTCAGGAGTCTTAGACCCTTTTCGAAATTCACCACACTTCCGACACCGTTTTAAACCGCTGGAATCTTCACAGTTCCGGTTGGAGTCTTGCAACAGAGGCCTGCATAATGCTTCTTGATCAGGTTCCACAACTCCCGTTTCCGGGCAGCTGGAACTAAGGTTCCCTTGTGTTGCGTTGAGTACCCCGCCCCAAGGATCTGTCGAATTTCGGTCGTCCAACGCCAATTCCACTCGCTCTTCTTGACCCATACTTTCAGTCGGTCGTCAGAAGCTGAAAGCACGGAAATTTCCACGACCGCGATGCTCTCACGAAGAGTGCTTGCAAGTCGGGTGTATCCGAGCGACTCGATGGCATCGCAGCATGCCGGATGTACTGGCGAACGACGGTTGAGAGAACAGATCTTCACCAGGGCATTCATCATCGAACGGACGCCCTGCGGCTTATACCGCTCGACGAGGAAAGTCACCAAGGAAGGAAACTCGGCCAAGTCGATCATCGCCTGGATTTCGTCCGACACCTTGGGATCTTCCAGGTATCCCTTTTTCGAGCAAACCGGTCCGATCCCGCGTTCGATCGACACGGCGTCCGAGAGGGGTTGTGAGCAGTGAGCACAATTGGTGCAAACTCCCTCGAATACCAACTTGTGGCGGCGACCTGCCTTGATGTAGGCGACCGGGGGCATCGCAAAGATGGCAGCGGGGGCTGCTTCAACAACCAGCGGCAGTTGCTCCTGTCGCTCGAAATCCTTCTCCAGCACAGCGTTCTGTGCCTCGGTGATTTCTACCAAACTTGGTTCCTGGTCGAACAGATTGAAAAGATTCTTCATATTGCTCATATCGTAACCTCCACCATCTGTACGCGTCCGGTGCCCCGATCTCCGTCTGCCTATGAATTCATCACACTAGACACTCTCAAAAGTTTTTCCAATTCTTCTTGAGAAAGTTCTGCATTTACACCCTGCGAAACGAGGTCTGCGATTTCTTTAATGCAACGCATATGACTTTCCATTTTCATGAATGCAATTCCCTCGCCTGCCTTGATCTTGGTTCTTTGGGACTTCATGGAACTTTCAAGTTGCTCCCTCCACTGGTGGGTCCGTCGTGACATGAGTTTAATTGCAAAATATTGCTCACAAATGTCAAGACGTTCACTGTGACGTGCGAAATCTTCAGCGCACCCACGAATGACAAACTGGTTCACCAACCCTGGTGTTAGGATCTCGCCTTTTTTCATGGCAAGTCTCTCAAGGGTTATTGATCTTTTGATAAGGGACGACCCGGTTGCACCGTGGAACTTCGGAATTTCGATTCGTCTTCGAAGATACTCTTTCAAAATCTGGTCAATTGAACAAACTTTGCATGTGGTTAGATGTTCGGTGATTGCAATATAGAAATAAGTGTTATCAACTAGAAAGTTTCGGACAGGTTCAGTCCTATCATGGACTGGAACTCCATGTCCTCTACTTGTGCCTCTTCCAGAACCTTTGATGGTAATTATGCAGTCCATCATGCCTCCGCCCACGAGTACGCACACGACGTTCGGGTCTACGACTCCATAGTTTGTGAAACCAGTGACTCTTTTACTATTGAAAGGACTTCGTCTGGTGGAACACCAGAGGACAGCGCTTCGATCAGGGCGGAAACCAGCAGTTCTTTTGCTTTATCTTTACGCTTCGACCGAATCATTTTCTTCATGAAGTCATGACCTGGTGAATTTTCACCAGTTTGTTGATTTCAAGAAACAGTCTCTCGGCGTGACCTTCCTCATAAATCCACTCACCAGATTTATTCTGTATCTCGATGGTTTTTGACATCATCCCCGGCCGAGTTTTCTTATTTGGATAGGGGGTGGCGTATTTCACTAACTCCACGTCAGCTAACGCGGTTCCTGCGTACGCAGAAAAAGATTGTAGAGACTCCTTGGCGAATGCCATCGCTTGGTAGATGCGGATTACTTTATCATCGAAACCATTCGGTGGTTCAACATCCGTGTGCGGGGTTAAAGAGATATACCCTTTATTGATGTTAATGAACCCTAGCTGACGCCGACCTTCTTTGATCTCGAATATATCTTTGTTGGGGAATAACTGGAAAAACAGAGGCCCCGCCAGGTATAGGACCGGTTTTCCTCCACCCGTATGGTCAACTTCAGCCCGAAGTTTCGACAGATCACCGACGTCACTTCGCGAAACCTCGACTCGTTTATGGAATCGAACATATTCGCAAGTAGCTGATTTCGACATGGGCCTGTTTCTTTCATTTGAAAAGCCCGAAATGCTCAAACCATAGACTTCGTTGATGATGGGGCTCCTGCCTGAGTGATATCCCTGAGTGTTAATATTTTTCAAAGCAGCTTCTGCGATTTTCCCATACTTGATCATCCTCTTCAGGTTTTGTATGGCTTTCCTTGACTTCTTGGGATCTTGGTTGTCGTTAACGACAAATGTCGGTGTCTTGATCATTGATCTGATCCTCCGTCCCGTATACGCGGCTTCGATCCGAACTTACAGCTCGGGGAGAGCTCGGAAAACAGTTATTGTGTGACAATTTGCGCGTCGGAGGAGCCTGGAAGGTGGGTTATTACCCTTGCTCAAGACTCCATCACTTCACGAACTGCAAGTTTAGCCCAGAGATGAGCCCATATGGGTCGGGGACTGCCGAAAGTGGTGAACCATGATTGCTCTGACCCTGGAAGTTGTGACCAGTAATAACCTCGGCGGTTCTCGGTTGTCAGTCGGTCGTCGACCCGGCACGAATCGGCCCCGTGCAGCCGGGAGGCAGGACGGGGCCGGGGAATGGCAGGACGGGCTATCACCGCCTTATTCGTTGCTCCGTAGCCACGCGGCACAACGCGCACAGATCGGTACTTTACCTAACACCGGATGCGACTCAATGGTCGTAGCGGGGCGCTTACATAAAAAGAACCACTCGCATAGCTGGACAACGGGTTTCTTATTCGCCATGTGGTCTTTCTGGTACTAAAACGACTCTCGCTCCGCCTGCAATCGCGGCGCTCATGAGTTTAGCGATCTCCGCTTGTTGATCTTCGACAGACAAAGCTTCGAATCGCCGCCGTTCATCACCTTCTTGAATAAGTTGCCTGGCTTTTTCCTCACCCACGAAGTCCGGGACAGAAATAGGGCATGAGTGTCCGTTAGCCTGCAACCATGTGGTGCAGCGAGAAACGTAATCCGCCACCTTCTGTGCATCAGTGAAGTCCGCGTCATACTCCTTCTTGCCAGCAAGACGGTCCATCAGCGACAAGCCGTTTACTAATAGAGCCAGGCCATACGACCACTCGAAAGTCTCGGGCGCGTCGTTCTTCTTCTTGCTGCGACCCTTACGGATCTTCTTTAGAACCACAGCAACAGCAGCCGGATTATCGGCCAGAGCTTCTGCGTAAGTGAGATTACATATACTTTGGATAATCATTCGCCCTCAACAATTCATCGACCAGATGAGATGTTGTCAGCCATCGTTTCTCCGCCATCGATGACCATTTGACAGAATTGGTCCTCTGAGATGATCTTGATGCGATTGCGCTCTGCATCAATGTACTTCGACGACTTCTTGGGGTCAACGGTCGACCCCTTATTCCAGTCCGAGTTCGTAATGAGAAAATTCACTCCCCATCGAGGCCGTTCCTCAAATCGACCACCAGCCGTCTCGATGATTTGAACGATCTCGGGTCGTTTCAGCCCGAGGTGGCCGGTGATGCTGAAAACCTTGCCCTTCAGGGCGTTGGAAACCTCCATGACCTGAACAATAGCCCACATATCAGTCAATTCATTTTTCTTTGCCATGATGAATCTTTCATTACTTTTCAATGAGAGGTGAGGTGATGGAAAAACAATGTATTATCTGTGGTCCGAAGGACATTCATGAATTCGGTTTGGATACCAGGTGTTCAGATGGTCATAAAAGTCGCTGTAAATTATGTCAACGTGAATATCATCAGAAACGACGTCGAGATAACCCAGCTGAATATGCTCGAAAAGCAAAAAACTGGAGAGAATGCACAAAAGAGATCAGATACATGAAAGCTAGGGAATATCGACAAAGTATGCGCATGGCTGCTTTTCGAGCATATTGCGGAGGAAACATCCATTGCATGTGTCTTGGCGGGTGTTCTACTAATGAGCCGAAATTTCTTGCAATTGACCATATTGAAGGCGGCGGTAGAGAGCATAGAAGACAGATCGGAACTAATGGTCTCGGTATCTATTCATGGCTTCGAGCGAACAAATATCCGCCTGGTTTCCAAGTGTTGTGCCATAACTGTAACCTAGCGAAGGGAGCATATGGTCAATGCCCACACATAGAATGAATTTACTTCCATAGTGCCGTACAATCGTTTTGCTTCGCCATGCTGTGTTTCTCCTTCCCTGCTAGTACCGAGAGACTGCGCGGATCTACGCCGTATAAGTTACGACAACATCACGTCTGAAACTGCGCAGATATTTTCCAGTTCGGCCACCTTATGTGAAAACTCTGCAATGATATGATCAACTTTTTTAAGACAATCGGTCGAATGGATAACTGCGAAAGAGTTAGAATTAGGGAATACGAAGTAGTGCACGTCATCAGGAATTTTCCTGGCATACTCGAAACCGGCCAACCAAGCATTGAAACTTTCTTCTCCGTTAGACGAACTTTTTAGTTCAATCTTAGTGTCTGCAACACTACGAATTCTTTTGCGAAAATTCGTGCGCACTTTGACAGTTATGTCCAACAGTTCGTTAGGGCCAGTTAAAAGCCGCAGTCTCGGTTCGATAATTTTATTGATGCGACTCTCAATTTCTGAAATGCCGACGTGAATCAGTAACGCCATGTTCTCACCAGTACGCGACCGGGTTCTCGATCCACGACGACAGTATGTGCCATGGATCCTAAGAATCCATTACATCATTTACGGCCAGTTGTTTTAGAACTTCACGAATGTTGTCATCGGTTATCTCGTTTGCGGATTTCCTGAAACGATTTACGAAACCTTGTATGTGACTCATCTCATTCTCGTGATAAAGGAAAAGTCTCATTATTTTGATGAATACATCGGGTTCAAATGTCTCGACGGCACTTTTCCGAACGCGACCGTAGTTATCGATATCACTAAAGAATCCAAGCAAGTTTTGGCGATTCTTCTCCATTCTCTTTTCTGGGACTGACCAAGTGCCAGTTGTGGTATCGATATCCTCAAAACTTTTCATGTGTTTCCAGGTTCTCTATACGTTTTCTAAAGCGTTCTTGAAGATGAACAGCCGGGGTGTCCAGACCGCCTTCCACGAAAGCAATCAACTTTAGTCCGAACAGCATCACATAACACGCAGAGCGCTCCCCATCATGTTCGTTAAGCCACGCTGCCGCTGCTCTACAAGGGCCGCAGACGAAGCTTACTGATAGACTCACGGCCAAAGGGTACAGCACCACTCCGCCCAAAATTCCAGCCATCGTCATGATGATTATCGACATGGTGACCTCCACCGTTCGTACGCCGACAACTGCCGAGTTTCCTGGGCGGCCTGACGTAAGTTATCTGATGGTATATGCCAGGGTTTTCGCTAGTATATGGGGTACCACGCGGCCCGCCCTTCCAAGGAGCGGGCCGCGTGGACTTGTCGTTTAGGCGCGAGACGGACTGAGTTGAACGACCCGTCCGAACGTGGGCTTGAAGTCACGCTTGTTCGTGATAATCCAGAGCACGTCGCAACGCGGGTGGAGATTCATCGGAATAGTCCCGCAATCACCATCACTGATGATGACCACAATGTCAAGGTCCCTCCCAATCTTCTCTGGAAGCTCCGCGAAGAATTGGTCGAAGACCGTGCCGCCACGTCCAACGACCTTGGTCCGCTTGAGGTCGGATGAGTTCCGCACGAGGGTCTTCCGGTCCCAGTATGGGACCGCATCGCAAGGGATCACCCATCCCTCTGAATTCTGCGGGACGGCCTGCATCTCCTTGAGGCCGTTTGCAATGTCCTTGTCGGACATTGAGCCAGACGTGTCAAGGCAGACCACCCATTTGGGCAGATGTTCGTGCTTGCGTGGGAGGAACTGGCGAGGGGTCATTGCGAGCTGGCGGCGTCGAAGGCGCTTCCAGTCGTTCTTGTTGCCGGTGTCGATTGCCTTGCGAAAGAATGCCTGTCGGATGATATCGCTCGGGCGGAGCTGCGGAGCCTTGAGTTCAGCCAGGGCTGCCTCTATTTCAGCAGGGGCCGTTCCACGACCAGTCGCTGCGGCTTGCTCTGCAGCCTTCATCATCTCCCCCATGACCTCATCCTTTGTCAGGTCGGTGGGAACATGTGAGTCGAGAGACCCAGGGCCGGTTCCCTGGTTGGGCTTTGCGCCGCACTTCTGGCAGGCGTCCGCGTCCCAGGGCTGATCGATTACAGAGACCCCGGTCTTCGGGTCGATGGACAGTGCTCCACAGCCACCCGCGTTCTCTTTGCAACGACGTGGGCTGCTGAGTTGGGCCTGGATGATATCGCCGTAGATGGACTCCGGAGACCGACCGTGCATGGTCGGGTCTGCGAAGCAACCGTGTTGCGGCAGATCATCAATCTTGCCCGCAATCCAGGCGATGTAATCGTCGAACGAGATTGGCGATCCGATCGCGCCGCCCCACAGCTTGAAAGAAGCCGATCGTCCGCTCTTTTCGTGGTCATGCTCAATGACGCCGTTGACGATGTAGTCCACGGCGATATTCCATTCATGCGGCTTCTTCCCAGCCGCCCGGTCCTTCGAGCAGTGGAAAAAGAGAACGTGGTAGCTCTCATGGGACATGACCGTCTGGATCTCTTGAGGGCTCATCGACTCAAGAAACTCAGGGTTCCAGTAGAAATTCTTTCCGTCGGTGGCCGCTGTCTTGATATCCTGTCCGTGAAGCTTCCTGACGAGGAAGTGTGGCTTCGGGCCGGTGAGGGCGAACAAGAACGGGTTGCCCCCGTTCTTGGGGAACTGGAAAAGCCTCGTCATGCAGGACGAGATTTTGTCGCAAAGTTCCATGTACTGGCGAGGGCTGCTCGCCACGTTCTCTGGATCCTTGAGACGGGTGATGGTTGCTGCGATCGATCGGTCTGCTGTTGCCATGTTTTGTTGCCTCCACCACGGGTACGCACGCGACCGTCGGATCTGCGGAGCAGAACTGAAATTTCAAGATAATATATTTGCTTATCGAACTAGACAGGTTGTCGCCATTTCAGTTTCACGTGCACCTGTTCCGGAACGCCTCTATGGACCCGAGGAGGGATAATCAATTAGATTGACTAATTCATGTCACGTATACCTCCGTACTTCAAAATTATACACTAAGCATTCATTATTTCGAAAATGAATCGGTGCTCCATTTTCTTAAGTAAAATAAGGGCATTTTTACGAATTTTCCCCGGCTGAATCGCTGAGGTTGTATACTTGAAAAAAATTTCTCCAGGAAAACCTGGGTTGTCGGGTTCAGCGGCATCTTCGACGTATATGAACACCTTGTCTGTACGTGAAGTCACTCTCATGAAATAAGTAATATCTCGATGGGTGATTCGAAGCTTTGGTTTGTTGAACGTGTGAAGTTCAGGATTGCTACCGTCGTCAAGTACCTCGACTTGCACGTTGGGTGAACGCGACAGGACGCTCGCGAATGTTTTGGCCATGTGATGACACACCACACGTCCACTCGCTCGTGTCAGTCGTGGTTTCTTGTCCAGCATTCCCGCCCCGTACGTGCGACAACTCGACACTTGCGGTCCTGCACTAACTCTCCATCACGTCGTATGCAATTTCAAGTGCTTTTAAGTAGGCCTTAATTTCTGGAGGGGTACTCGGGTTTTCTGATATCGCCCAACGGATGCCCGGTTCGTTATCATTAGACAACAGTATGAGGTCGCTGACAGGCGTATTTGGGTCTTGTGCCTCACGCACACGGGCATCACGCGACTCAAGTTTAGTCATTTCGACTGGCCAGAACCAGTCGATGGCCAGATTCCGGCTCACTCTGTCGCCTCCTGCGTCGCTTCCTCCCGTGCCTTCCGCCGCGCCCGGTGACGGGCTGCCTTCCGCACGGCACCCGCACCCGCGAACCGGTGGAGCTTCGCTTCCTTGGATCCGCAGCACCCATATTTGCACGTCTGACAAGACTTGCGCTTTGAGCCATAGAGCTTCACTTCATGACCTCCTTCATCTATCCGCCTCCCGTACGCGTGACAACATGAAAGCTACGACTCATGAGTCTGAAAAATGACGACCAGACTCGGGTCATGCCGAAGAGCTGCTAACGACTGAATGGCTTTATCCCTGGAAGACATACGACAAATGTACATTTTACTAAAGAAAACATCCCAGTTTCCTTCATCACTTTTCAAGTGTGAAACTCCGTCTTCTCTGAAAATATCGTATGATGGGCAGATGAAATCATCCCAATAACCAAGAATAGTCACAGTACTCATTGATTCAACGTATCTTCTGTTATACTTCAAAGCATCTGCATGAGTGCAGTGTGTATAAATATCCTTGTGACCCTTTGGTGAATAAGTCACCATATCTGCGGATTTATGACTCATGTATTACCCGAAGGATCTGCTCGTCGCAGTCATCATTATAAGGTTCAAACGGCCATTTACCATCATCATCGTATGAAACTTCGATTCCACACTCAGTACATCGCCGGTAATAGATACCGGCGAAACCGTCAACCTTGAGACTACGAGTACGAGCTTTGACCCAATTATGTGGTTTCATGATTCCATGATCTTTTGAATCTTGATCATACCCATGGCCGCTTTTACTTCCTGGAAGCGAATTTTGTGTCCAAAAATTTGTACCGAACGGATCAATGCTAACACGGAATTAGCATCACGGCTTTTTTGACAGAAAGTCACCAACTTCATGAGATCCATCACGTTCCACGAATCAACGATGTACATGATGTTGGTGGTGCCAAATGGCAAATAATAGCCACACTTTTCTAAAAAGCGCTTGCTACGAACCAGTGCCTTGAGACGTTCAGAAACATCATCAAGACAAAACTGTTCGCGGTCGCGTTGAACTGAACTAACGAACGCGCTGCCTGTGCTATCACACGGGAAATAGCGATACAGACGGACGAACTCCATGAACTGATTCGGTTCCCATGAGTCAAACATATTGTATCGATAAAACACGGACAAGAGACTTTCGTAGTCCTTACCGTGCGCAACCTTGCGCAGCTTCTCCTTCTTCATCTTTCGGGTGCGTACGCTCATTTGTCCACTCACAGTACGCCGATAACCCGCCGATCTCCACTCCGGCAGCTTAAGTTATCGCTTCATCAGTTTAATCTGCTCACTCACCCCGCTTTGAATGGCAGCTTGATGATAATCACAGATTGATTTTTGCACTATACCCGGTGCTTTGTCATATGCAGACATTGCTGCAGCGGTTAGTTTCTTACAGTCTTGGCACGAAGCTATGTTACGGATTTTTATCATATCACCCACATAATCGAGAGGGGACTGCCAGTATTTCAACCGACAGTCCCCTCTGATTCTCAGCGAAGGAGAATCAGTCCTTCATGGCCTTACGTACCGTGAGATAGGTGTCCATCACTTCCTGAACGTTGGTCAGCTTGAATTCCTGGATCATCTTCATGTTGAGTGCCGACTTGACCGCGCCAATCTGGAACTCAGATGGGAGGAGCTTCACCCAACTGAAGACGTTCTTGGCAATCTTCGTCACGCGCTCGCCCTGCTTCACGCGCTCCTCGCCTTTCAGCTCCCTCTTGCATTCGTTGGCGACGGCTGCCACAGCGGCAATTGCGCAAACGAGCTGTCGATCGATCGACATGTCGTTGATGGAAGGCTTCTCGCCCTTCTCGACGAGCTTCTCGATGATGGGCTCCACGTGGCGATAGTGGTCGAGCCACACCCGGAATTTCACCGCAGCGCCCATCCCGACGCGACCGCTGACGAGGAGTGTCTGAAACTCCACCGTGTCTTGGCTGGACGTCTTGTCCAGGTCGTTGGCGGCCATTGCCCAAGAGCGCGGGCTGCAGCGACAGTACGCCGTGGGATCTCCCTCGACCGCCGCTCGGCTGAGGTACTCCTGGTTCTTGCTCAGGAAGCCAATGACCAGCGCGTTGAGCGAGTCGTTTTGAGCCCACTCGCGCCACGCCTCGAAGGAGTGCGTCAGGCGGTACACCTTGCACCGGTTGGTGAGGGCGTGTGAGATGGGCTGGCTGAACGCCCCCTCGTCAGGCAGATTGCCCGTGGCGATGATCGCCTTGATGTTGAGCTTGGTCCCGTTGATGGAATGGAACTGGAAAAGCTCCAGCAAGGGGTTCTGAAGCTCGGGCTTGGCTTTGTCGATCTCATCGACAATCAGGACGATCGGCTTCGGGGTGATGTCCATCCGAGGAAGGAACTTCGGGCTGGCGTAGTCAACAGTGTTGTTTGCCGCGATGATCGGCAAACCGACGAGGTCAGGTGCCTCCAGAACGGACAGGTTCAAGTAGATGTACTCAAACCCTTCTTCTCCACAGACCGCTTGCGCGATCTCCGTCTTGCCTGTGCCAGCTTGGCCCAGGATGATCACGTTCCCGCCAGAGCGGATGTTGAACGAGAGTACCCGCTTGTAGGTTGCCTGTTCGATCTCGAAAACGTCGGTCAGCATATCGTCACCTCCGTGGCAAGCACCGCGCTTGCCTCCCCACCCGTACGCCGACAACTCGCAGACTTACGACCCGTCCGGTACCAGTTGTCTTTGGAAACAATATACACTCAGTTCAGGTGGCCATGATTCTTTTGACAATCATCAAATCACAGTCGGGTTCGCTGTCTTCTGATATTAAAGAAACCGGATTGGATTCGGGCATGTTATAATACATAAAATTACCTTTTACGATACCACATCTATCACAGATGTGGTCTAGCATAATGACCCCATCACCATCGTCACGCCATTTTCGCCAAGAATGCGACGTCATTAAATCCTCTAAAGAAAACTAACTTTTCATGACTTTCATGACAACCATATCAGAACATGTGAGTTCTTTTCTTTTGGCGTGCTGTTATTTTTGGAAGGCCTTCCGTATTTTTTCCACTAGTTCGAACTGCTCGACTTCGTGTTTAGGACACCACGGAGATGGTCCACGTGAACTCGGATTCAGTTCATATGCATTCATTGCGGCTTGGACTGCGATTTCACAGTCCTTGCAAGCATTATTTGACTTCATCTTGAGTCCTGAAAGCCTTCCTGCACGCTCGACACTCGTACCGAATGATGTTACGGACCCTCTTCTGATAAGATTCGACGAGTGGAATCAGTCCGTGCTTCCGTCCATTGTTTCAATATGACCACCTTACACTGACGGTCCTATAAAAAGGACTAAGAGTCACATATGTCGTGGACGATAACGTTGTCCAACGCTTCCTTGATGACTTCAGGACTGACCTTCTTGTAGAACTTCTGGACCACTTCCCGAATGTCGTTTATGACGAGAAGGTCGTAGTAGCGTTGCTTGTCCCTAATGAATCCTTCAGAAGCCATGATGCTTTCCTTCTGTTCGGAGACGTGCAAATGGAACGCATCCTTCAGTGGATGAAGTTCGTCAGAGATTCGTTTCTTGGCGAAGTCAGACCACTTCTTCTTGGCGTTGTCGAGTGTGCAGTTGAACGTCGGGTACCCTTTGGTACCGAAGAGACCCTCGAGGACCCCGTCCATCCTTTTTTCGTCGGCAAAGAACTTATTTATCGACCAGTCAATCTGGTTTGCGCTGACAGCATCAGCGAACAGGGCGGAGTCTTCGTCGAAGGAAACTTTCACATCCAAGACAGGTCCGATGTGAAAGCTTGCCTCAACAACATAGTTGGTGTTTGTTGCATTCTCGTATACTGAGTGGTGGTTAAAGGTGTACTCAAGTATGCCGACTTTCTCGAAGTCGGTACGGATTGACTCCATGTACGACCTCCACCGAGGAGACCGGGTGATCGCGTCGAAGATTCTGTCGTAGCTAGAAGTCTTTGCGTCTGATTTTCGTGCCATGTTTCGTTACCTCCGCCACTCGTACGTAGCGCAGCGCCGAACTTACGGCTTGCGTGGTGTCGGCTTTTCATTGTAAACTTAAGTAAATTTATGGGGGTGATATGTCAAATTTTACACGGGCGAAGAGTCAAAACGATATAAATTTACCGGAAGCCATTCGAGGGTCCATGTATGTGGCAAGAAACCTCAAGCTTATTTCAGAAAATAGGCTAGATCTCATGTTCGGGAAAATGATTGACTCGATGGACCATGATGACTTTGAAGAGTTATCATCGGCCATGAAACGACTTTCCAGTATATTAACCCAAGAAGGTCGGTCAAGACAACTGAAACGTCGATGACGGGCAAGCGTAAATTCGCCTCGCTCCTCGGTACAGCAGGAAGGACGGAGCGAACATGGCGAAGAAATCAAAAAAGTGCAAGGTTCGCAATACCCTGATGCTCGGGATGCTCATGTCCAAGCGTAAAGGAGGCGTGATGCGCGACCGACGCGCAAGGCGTCAGAAGGACGCGAGACGCACGCAGGAAATGTTCGGGTGAAACACTCGCATTCATTCCCGGACATAAAACCTAGCGGTCCGTACCACGAGGGGGACGCTTACGTATACCAGTGTCAGCGTTGCGGGATTCGTCTCGTACTTGACCATAAAACCAAAAATGCTGTGCCATTTAACCTCTTTGAAACTTCACCAGATGCGGCAGACTGTAACGCCATGCTGGTTGCTGGAGTGATGGAATCATGAAGAATCATGAATGGGAGTACGTTTATTTCAATTTCCAGGCGAAGACTGCAGCGTGGATATGTAAGAATTGTAAAACCCATTATTATGGTCCCATGAAACCACGCGGTGCTAGCTTTTATCGCAAGATCGGTATTCTGGCAGATTGTCAAGCTCAAATGGTCCTGAAAATTATGGAGTCGTGATGAAGAACCAACTAGATGAAATGCTCGGTTCGGAAGTGCAGCCTGTAGAGGAAGCAGACCCGCTTTCTCACCTCATTGGGAAAGCGGCCGAGAACGTTGACGTAGACCCCTTCATGTCGATTCTTGACGGCATGCTGGCGGAGAAAGGGCTCGACCTGAATTCTGAGACTTCTCCGAAGACCGAGGGTTATGAAACCCATGAATGGGAACTGAAGTCTACCCTCGTCTTTGCGGACGACGAAGTCGAAGCCATCTGCAAGAAGTGTTTTCGACAGATGAAGATGAGCCGAGAATCCACGTGGAATGAGGCCATGACTGAGCACGAGGTAAACCCGAACTGTGGGATGGTAATCGCGGACTCAATCATGTCGAGCTAGGTTCAAACGATGAACTGCACAGTGTTTAAGAGCGCAGGTAAGGTCTGCGGAAAAAAGTCAACGGTGTTTGTTGAAGTCTCATATAAGAATCTTTATCCTTATCGTGAAAAAGAAGGAAAGTACCAGGACATATTTGGTCTGTGCTGCGACCACGGAAAGAAACTTCTCGATCCCTCAGCCTGGAATCAAGCGCGTCAGATGATAGGACAGAGAGGAATTGTCCAATCAGTTAATGTCCTGGGTAAAGATGTTGACCATTCGGAAAACGCGAAGGAAGACCGCCGACTTCGAAAGTTAGCCGCGATCAAAAGCAACATCATCCAAATAATGAGCCGTGGGAACGCGTCAGAACTCAATCTTGAACATTGGAAGAGGATGTTCGATGAAGTTCTTGCTGAATGGGTCATATGCGGAGTCCACGATAGGTAGTCGAATGCGTAAATCGCTGGCGTGGCGCAGTACGAGTGACGGAGGATAACAGTAATGACTAAGTTCGTCGTCAACTACGGTGTAACTTTTACAGGCTCGGTGACCGTAGAAGCAGAGTCTGAAGACCAGGCCAAAGAGTCGGTCGAAAAGATGCAATCTTCTACGCGGCTAATTACAGAAGCTGACACGAGTGATTTTGAAATTTTCTCTGTGGAATTGCCATGACGGAGGATAACAAAAATGTTTCGAAATGGACAAGTTGAGCTGGCCGTAGCAAAATTCATGGAGACAGTCTTTGAGCGCCCTGAAGTTCAGGGTGAAATCAAAGCCATCATTGAGGCAAGTGTTCGGGATGGTCTCGAAGCAGAGACGAAGCGCATCATTGTTCAATACTTTCGCGGTGATTCCGGATATAGCAACCTATACCGTGATTCCGTTAGGGATGGGATCGTCGCCTGGATTGCTCAACACAAGGATGAAATCCAAGTGATGGTTGACACCGCAGCACGAGAGTCCGTCAATGATACGACGGTCTACAACACGGTTGCCAAAGAGCAGTTCGGGTATTATTTGAGCAAGATGGTTGGTCCAGCTATCGAAAAGGAGATGGCCTACCGAACGAAGAAGGCTGCGAAGGCTGCGAAGAAACGATAAGTCGTCAGTTTCGAGGAGGGATCGTCGGAAGGTAAGATGTTGCAACATCGAACCATAGGCCTGCAACAACTCAGAATCGTTGCACGACCAGCTGACTAGGGTGCTTGATCAACATCAATAGCGCTGGTGCGCGGGTGAAATCCCCGCTCTCTCCTCGAAGCTGACGACTTCGTAAACTCCGGACAAGTAAGGAAGATGAAGATGAGTCGAGTTACGAAGAACGCAACCGAAATCATCGTTAGCGTACTTAAGGCGAAAAACCCGAAAGCTTCATCCGCAAGCATTGAAGTTGGTGAATCGGTAGATGATTTCGTTGAAGTTCATCTTCAGCATCAACGAAATCTCAAAGGTGAAGCCCGACTTATTTGTTGTAAAAAGAAAACAACGCCAAACGAGGAAGAGTATTTGTACTCTGAAGAAGATGTTGAAATCATTCTCGCTCCCGGCGTTTTGGAAGCTCTTCTACGGTTGAACAATGGCTAAGTGTCATCATCATGGACAACGGAATCGTCTATCGACCGCCCTGATCTGTGATGAGAGTGTGGTAAAATTCGTAAGACCGAAAAAGACGGGTCGACTTTGCCCTCTCTGTAAAGTTCATCTTGATCAATTCGAGCTTGCGATACGAACGCTTCCAGACGCGTCTAAGCAAAGGATTGTGGGTGATGAGTCGAGTTACGAGATAGTGGCACTCGATGTTGGTGCCGACGAGTTCACGAAGCAAACTACCTGACGAATACTGCCATATGACGCGCGCATATATGCCAGTATGCGCATGTACGCGGGAACGCGGAGATCAGCGGCTGCGCGGCGTACAATAGTGGAGGGAGCAACCGATGCATTTTTACGTTGAGACAAGCTCGGATGATGGATTTCGGCTCGTGCGTACCCACAGAACGTGGAATGGTAAGCCACCAAAAGAAACGGCAACCTCAACATTCGAAAAGGTTGAGATTCCGGACTACGTGTCGGACGAACCGGTGTTGTTCGCGATCGAGTTGCAAGACTCAGAGCAACCCGAAGGTAAAAGCGCCCGCATGAAGGGTGGTCTCGTTCTGACTGCTGAACCGGACATCTACGGCGATCCCGACGCGAGGGAAGCTGCAGGAAAGAAGAACCCGGTGAGGCTTCGATTCGAAGAGTGGATGCCAGTGATCTAGAAAGTATATGTGAAGGGTTGAGTCTGTGCTCCGTAAGGTGATTTCGGCTGCCAATCCGGTCATCTTTGCTCCCGGAGCATAGACTCAACCCTTCATAACTCACATGTACCACCCAAGCAAAAACGGACTGGCATTATTGCGCGAATTGGATGCCATAGAGTATCGACCGTTCTCGAGTCTCGTAAATCGATGGAGTATGATCGAGCTTGAGAATCAACGTCTAGCCGAACGCTTGTACGAGAAGGTCTACAAATCTGAAGTAAACCCGTTTACGGTGTCAGTACGTCATGAATGGAAGTTGGTCATTCATTGCCGACTAACACCCCGAGGAGCGTCTCTTGCCAAAGAAACCCGCAAAGAAGATCCCTAAAGGTGTGTCTATTAGAGAAGATTCGACTGGTCTTCACGTTGATGTCTTTTGTGAATATTGTTTAAAGCCAATCACAGTGACTTCTAAGCACTTCGGCATGGATTGCGAAGACCATTGCGCCGAACGTGCTTTTAAAGGGACTTTTGAAGAAGAATTAACAAATCGTCTTCAAAAGATTTTCGGTATTTGAATATAGATGAGCCCCGGACCTCTTTCGAGAGGTCCGGGGCTCCGTCGTGTCCGAGGTGAGATCAGCCTGCGCTGAAAAGAGTGGCGATCTCCGCCAACTCGGGCTGCTCTGCGATGGCCTTCGCCCTGAAGTAGACGGCGAGCTGACGCGTGTAGCGGGGAGCGATGCCTGCCACGTGAGCCTCGTCTTCGGGGGAAAGCTCCTCGTTCCACAAGATCTTGCGAGCCACCCGCGAGCCGTTCACCGCGTGAGAGGACATGAATCCCTGACGATTCTTGTCTTTGGTCGAACTCGTGTCCTGCTCCCAACCGGTCTGGAGGGCGTACAGGATGACCATCGCTTCGAGACGGAAGGTGGGGTCGCTGTTGAGGCGAATTTTGAGGGACGACTTGGTGACGAACGGGTAGAGATTGGCTGCCATGATGTGCTCCGTGTGAGGGGTTGTGGACTGCGCCTGCCTGCTGCCAGTCCGTCTCACATCCACAGATACGCTGTCGGCACGAGAATCTACGGACCGTCTTGAGTCCCCCGTGCAGTTGTATGGCTTTTGAAGGTATCCCAACAAAGCGCAGATCAGCGAGTGTCACGCGTATTATCGATGGGCGCTCTGGCGGGACAACCGCCAATGTCAGGAGAAATTGATGAACGCGCATGCTACCGATATTCTGGAAAAAATTGAACCTGAGCTGATACAGCGCGGGTACACCAATGCTCGGCGGCATATCATCACCGTCCTCACCATCCTGGAAAAAATTGAACCTGAGTTGACCAAACGCGGGTACGACTTGGCGTACTCTGAAAAACTCGGGGTGGTGGTCTCGGCGCGATCCCACATTCAAGAAAACTTGCCCAACGAGTGTAGCTACATGGACACTTTGATATTCTTGAACAGAGTACGGGACCTGGTAAAACTTTAAAGCACCTCCGGCGGAGGTGTAAATTCCTGTTCTGCGATCGTACAGATAGCGGAGGCAATGAATATGAACGATTTCAACATTCCAGTCGAGTTGAGCGAACAAGGCAAGAGTGCGGCGGAAGCCAGGGTGGCCTGATCATGGGATACCGTGTCCAACCTCTTCCCACCCGTGAGGGCAAGCGTTGGTGCGCACAGGGCCAAACAAACGGGGTTTGGGAGTGCCACTGTTCGACGGGATCGTGGCAACACTACACGACCCCTGCCCGAGCCAAGCGTGAGGCCGACGAACTTGCGCGATTGGACCAAGTGGTAGCGAACGTCCAGGCACTGTGGCCCACTAGAGTTTCCCGGAGCTTGTAACAACATGGACAACCAAGACTTCAACATTCCGAACAACCTGAATGCACAGGGTCAGCAAGCGGCGGAAGCGATCGTGGCCTTGATGACAGCCGAGCTTGCCAACCCATCGGGTGGTGGCGGGAAGGCTTTCTACACGCCCGAGGAGTGGTCGGACCGTGGTGAGGACTACGGCCAGGGAGCCGTGTTGATCGTGGTCCACGATGGTGGCGACCAGGCGCGATACTTCAACCTCGATTACGAGCAATACGGAGCGTTCGACCGGATGAACACCCGCCTGGAACAACTTGGGCTGTACGCCGAACAGTGCACTTGCTGGTACTCGGCGGTTTACGATGCGCGGTAGCGATGGATTATAAACTCGTCGAAGACGCAATCGACAAGCTTCGGGACAGCGATGCCTTCAAGAAGTCGTGTACTCCCGACAATCGCAGAACAAAGCTCAATCAGGCAGCTCTTCAGCAAGAGTATATTAAGAAAATGAGGCAGGCGACTCTTCAGTCGTGGCACTTTCTTATCAACTCCAAACTGAAAATCAGCCCTCCCCGTGTGTTGAAGGTTTGCTCTCCCTATTCTCAAAACCTGATCACCACAGTAAATCGTCTACACGTCGTTCTGGACGGAAAAATCAGTTGGGAGGAAAAATTTTTCAAAGTGAGAGGAGAAAAATTTTTCTACCGATGGACGCATACACATCCGCAACATCCGCAACAACTCTATTTATCTTTCTCATCATACGGTATTTCATACATGCTTGATGGGGTTAGTAGTTCAAGTCTAACCCCAGACGACTCAGGTATTTCTGGTGTGTTCAATGAGCAGTTGTCAGAACGACTTGACTATCTCGACAAAGAATGGAAGGCAGCTTGGCAAAAATCGTTGCTTGACGCCGATCAGATTGTGGGTCAGTTTTCCGGGATAAACACGAACAAAGAAGCGTTAAAATTTCGCGAGAAGTTGCGGGATTTTTTGTCTAAAACGCCAGGCTTGCTCGACGTTAATCCGGATACCATGCTCGAATGCATGTCAATTGATCCTGATGATCTTGATGATCTAGTCAAGTTTTTGAAACGAAACAAGTCCTCTCTCATGTTCGTGCGCCGCGAAGACTTCGAAGAATCACAGAAAGTAGCCCAAGTGCAGAAGATAATGGAGTCATGAAATGAAGAAGATGTTGAGATCCGAGTTTCTCTGCGGTGTAGTCACCGCAGCAATGGTTCAGAGTCTTGCACAAGACTATGTAGGTCGTGAAGCTTACGTCAAGTGGACGTCGGATAACTGGGTATCTGGTAATTGGACAGTGCCTCTGGCGGCATTTATCCTCGTGTCTTGTGTTATCCAACTGAAAACACACATGAAGAAGTGGTAAGTCCGAGCCTCCGCCGCGTACGAGTGGTGGAGGCAGCACATGAAGATCAAGGCAAGTGAGGAAGTTTGTGAAGCTCTTTTCGAATTGCAGGTCGGCGCATTCATTCAGGGGTTGGTGGTCGAACCGGCTCCGAGGGATTTTGGACTCGAAATGGATCGTGCGCAGCAGATCTGCTTGGTGATGTTCGGCGCAAAGCAGGCACGCGAGACCGAGGCGGAGAACGTGTTCCAGAAGATCAATTCATGGTTTGAGTATTGAATCGGTTGGCTCCCTTATGAACGCTGAAGCAGCGACGGAAACTTGAATCCGCAACACGTACGGGTGGGTGGAGGCAGCAAGATGAAATTGGAATCATTGAAGTCGATGTTCTCGGACATGCACAAGGAAGTGCATGGGTTTCGCCCTCGCGGCTTTATCATGTCTTCTACATCATCATGTGGTTTTGCCTTCTTGTTTGAAGGATGTACGGAGCGGAAATGCGAACTTTTGCTCCGTACGTGCGAATGATGAAGTTGCTCATTCTAGTGATCGTATTGCCTGCGTGTTTGAAGTTCTCTGACGCGAGGCCGACGTCCGACGTCCCACCGCGTTCAACCGCCCGGTTCATAAACCTGAACTCGCTTCCACCTCCGCCATCGCTGCCGCAGGTAGAAGAGGACGTCCCGTACCCGGAGGCGCAGGCACCAGACCCGATGCCCGCCGTCGCGGGTGACGAAGATGAAGATTGCGGCGGGCTCATCAGCCTGCCACCCGGACAAACTGCGTACCCTCGAGTGGGAACGTGGGCAATGGGAGACTTCGTCGGAAGTCGGTTCTCTCCCATGCTATTCTTTAACACAGAGAGAGACGCACGTGACTGTGCTGGGTCTTCTGGGATGAGGGTAATGAAACACACAAGGAACGGCTGGAAGTGACAGTTCCGACAACGGAACTGTAGACTGCGCAGTCGTAGCCGTACGAATTTGTGGAGGCAAGAACAATGAAGACAGAACCGAAATCAATGATCTTTCACGACCACAGCTTCTTCACTTGGGACGAGACATGCAAGGAAGGGATTGTTGAGCGCTCTGACTTCGGTCATCATCAAATGACGTGCAACGTGGCGACGAAATCAGAGATTTTCGTTTCCGGTTTTTTCGTTCGTCGCGACCGGGAAATTTCGAAAGAATTCCGCTACTCGTGTTCCGAGAATGGTGCAGTCAAATTCGCTTCGGCTGATGGGACCACTATCACGGTCATTAACGACTAGCCGCTCTGAGCGTGAGTTGACTCACCAAGAAAGTATGCCAGGGTTCATGATGAACCCTGGCATATATCGTCGTAAACGTAAAACGCGGGCCACGAGGACGACCACGAGCCGAGGACGACCACGAGCCGGTGACGACAACAGACGACAACGGAACGAACACGAACGGTCACGGCGAATTAGTCACGGCGATGTGAGCTACAGCGACTGCCGAGTCTAATGATAAACGGTGCCGACAACTTCGACGTAAGACCGAACCTCGTTCCCACTGTCGGAATAGGACTGCGTGACCTGCACACTGACGATGTTGCAGTACGGAATAACCATCACACGAGATGTGAGCACGAGCCAAACGTCTCGAATCATTTTCTTCATAAAACTCCGGTTTTTGCCGTGGACATACGCCACATACCGACCGATTTACTGCCATACACTTGTCGTATATTGATCAGTGAGTTCTGTACAGAAGGCAAGAAGCCCTGGACCTTTAGGAGCATCCCAGGCAGGGGTAAGTCAACCGGGACTCCCTGCCTTCTATGTAGAACTCGATTTGTCCAAGCATCTGCCATGCTTGGATAAAATATATGGCACTCATCAAACATTGTGCCTCGTCACGGTACACGTTTACAGTGCCTACAAATCAGTGCATCAGCACTAATTTGCTCACCACAGCATTTGCATTTCTTACACATTTTCCCTCGGTGGTTGTGAGATTACACTTTTTTCTTGTATCCAAAAACCTCGTACTGCTCCGGTTGAAGCATGTACCTGGCAGGGCGGCTTCGGAACCAAATAGCAGCCCCCTGCACGGAATCCTCACGTATTGACCGTTGGGACTCTGCATGCACGCACGCACGGCACCAATTGGTGCCGCTAAACACGCGCTCTTTGTTTTTTAAGTTTTTCGAGCACTCAGTGCAAACAAACATCACGAGCCCTCCCTAAAGGGAAGGCCCCCGCCCTTTCGGACGGGGGCCGGGTGCCCTGCGCTCAGCCCGCGCTGAAGAGCTTGGCGACTGCCTGCAGCTCGGGTTGTTCCAGGAGCATCTGCGCCCTGAAGTAGACCGCCAGTTGGCGGGTGTAGCGCGGAGCAATGCGGCTGACGTGTTCCCAGTCTTCGGGGGAGAGTTCCTCGCCCGACTTGATCTTCAAGGCCACCCGCGATCCGTTGACGGCGTGCGAGGACATGAAGCCCTGACGATTCTTGTCGCGGGTGCTGCGCGTGTCCTGCTCGTACGCCGTCTGCAAGGCGTAGAGGATCAGCATCGCTTCGCAGCGGTATGCGGGGGACTCGTCGAGACGCGCCTTGATCTGAGACTTGGTGACGAAGGGATAGAGATTTGCCATGATGTGCTCCTGTGGTTGGGTTGTGAGAAACTCGGCCTGCCCGCCTCGCCTCCCACCCTCCGTACTGCCGGAGGGCCGTGATCTGCGGACCGTTTTGCGCTGCATCATTGCCTCGCGTCCCGTCCCGCCTCACACCACCCGTACGCGTCGACGCAACCGATCTCCGAACTGGCAATGGTGCCTTGCGAAAGGGCACTGGCCCCCTCCACTTTGTGGTACTCAGCAAAACGACGGATTTACGAAGCCTTTGCAAGGCACTGGCCCCCTCCACTTTGCGGTACTGCACTTTTTTAGAAATCTACGACAAAAGAAGATCGCGGAGCTTTGCGATAACTTATCTAAAAAGCTCAAGCGGGCCGGAAGTTATCGATCTCACCACGTATGGGCGGATGGAGGAAACAAGATGAACCACTTTGACCTTGGCGAATTCGAGAATCTGAATCGTTTCAACGTTCGATGCGGACCGTGCGACGACGACGTGCAAACCACCGCACCGTACGTCAACATGCTGCCGGATGAGTCCGAGGGCGAGGAGCCGTCTCCCCTTCACTTCGGTGACGGACTGATCTCGTCCTTCTGATCGGCTGACGAACGGTCCCGCCCCTCACGCGAGTGAGGGGCGGGAACCAGAATGTGTTGGTCAGTCGCGCAGATTGGTGAATCAACGAAGTACAACCAACATGACCAAGAAGACAAAGAAGCGAGCTGTCCCACGCAACACACTGATGCTCGGTATGCTCATGTCCAAGCGTAAAGGCGGTGTGATGCGCGACCGACGTGCACGGCGTCCCAAGGACGCTCGCCAACTCCGGGAGTGGTCGTGAATATCTTAGTCATCGACGACGAGAAATGGCGACACGATTTCTTCAACAATTTACGAATTTTCGACTGGGCGAGCCAAAATTATGATAGTATTGAGCTGAGTATATAGTATACCTCAGAGTTTTGCTTTTGACCCGTGGATGCGCTCGTAAGCGACCAAGCAGGCTTCGCACCAGGATCGACCACTTGGAAGCTGGTCCAATTCGGCAAATTCAAACGCGCCATCGAGGCTAAGCATCTCAGTAAGAACATGGGTTTTGCCTTTGTCATCTACCCACGTTTGGCACCATGGAACTGGCTTCTGGAGTTTCTTGATCTGAAGGTGTATTCCATCATCAGCTTTCATGACTGCATCACCCTGTCTATCTCTATCAAATTTGCAGCGAGTCGGCTCGCCTCATCGTGCGAGAGATTGGAGGCTATTTGGACTTCTCCATATGCGGATTGTGGCTGATATGTGATACCCATGACGCGATACCTACCGGGGGGTGGTTTCGCACCCTTGTAGTGATCGATATCAACGATATCAGTCATTATCACTTGATATGAGTGCCACATTGGAAACCTCGCGCCGACAATACGGCTGGGTGGGCTGAATTTGCTGCTAGTTCGCAGTACAGAAGGCAAGGAGCCCAAGATGCTGGAGCACCCAGGCAGGGGAGCACCTACAGACTCCCTGCCTTCTACACTCGAATATCTAGCATACAATCGACAGGTGCCTACCAGGTATCTACGACCCAGCCTTGGTCCAGAAGTCGTGCGATGCCTTCCTGGTCACCCGATGACCAGAAAAAGACCAAACTTCACCTTCATCGAACCATTCGTCGGTCGTAGCGGTGACGTAGGTCTTGTACTCTTCGGATAGTTTTCGCCCACGGTGATACACCGTCACTTCATGATCTTTCCGTACCATTCGGCACCTCCATGTCAGGGGTTCGGTCGAACTATCGGGTATACCCGTGTGAGAACATCGGCTGCTCGAGCTGCGAGGAAAGCCTCGCCAAAATCGACACCCGACTCAACCAGGTGTTCGACAGCTTCCCGTTCTGACATGTATGCCAGAAGAGCAAGAACACGGTCTATGAGTATTTCGTGTTGCATATACCAGATAAGCGAAAAACGTGAGATAGTCAGTCAACAGAGACAGCAGAACCCTCACGGGTTGACAACTTTGTACAGATTGCTCAACGCGCTGTACTCGCTCTTCGTGATCATGTTCTCTTTGTACGCCGTGCGCACCATGTTCACGTACTTTTCGTACTTGTCGAAGCCCACAGGTTCCAACAACACCTTGGACACAAAGTCGAGGAGGTCTTGCTCTTCCTGCGTGAAGTTCTTCCAATATGGAAGCCACGCACGCCAGTCGATTCCCTTCTTCAAGTCGATGTCGATTTCCATCGCTTCACCCGCTTTCAACGGCAATGCCCCGACCCAGTGAAGGGTCGGGGCTGGTGTCCGGTCAGAGGAGGCTCAGTTGAGCTCGGCGGCTGCGTCCATGTCTGCGATGGAAAGCTCGTGCTCCACGGCTTGGCTGTCGGTCGGAGGCACGTCTGCCGTGGAGGCACCCGAGACGTCCGCGCTGAAGAGCTTGGCGACTGCCGCCAACTCGGGCTGCTCGACGAGCTGGCGTGCTCGGAGCACCAGGGCCAGCTGACGCGTGTAGCGGGGAGCGATGCGGTCGATGTGCTCCCAATCCTCGGCGGTCAGCTCGGCACCCGACTTGATCTTCTCCGCGACCCGGCTCCCGTTGACGGCGTGGCTGCTCATGAAGCCCTGGCGGTTCTTGTCGCGGGTCGAGCGGGTCCCCTGCTCGAACTCGGTCTGCAGCGTGTGCAGGATGGCCATGGCTTCGCAGCGGAAGGCGGGCGACTCGGTGAGACGGGTCTTGATCTGATTCTTGGTCACGAACGGGTAGAGATTGGTCATTTGCGGCTCCTGTGTGTTGGTTGGGGAATCGTGACGTCCAGCCTGCCTGCCATCCGCCACACCACCGGTACTGCGTGTGGCAGACAATTTCCGACTCGCCAGCAGCGCCTCGCGGGTTATCTGACGCGAGATACTGGCCCCCTCCACATAGTGGTACTCTGGCGAACGACGGATCTACGTGTTTCACGTGAAACACTGGCCCCCTCCACACAGTGGTACTGCGTTTTGCCGGGGACTTCCGCAAAGCGGAGATCGTCGCGCTGCTCGCGTACGTGGGGTGGAGGTTCCAGCATGTTGAATTTGATTTGCGCATTGCCGCCCACCCTGCTGGTCGGGTGGATCCTGCACACCACGTGCGTGGAATTCCAGAAGATCGCGCACTTGCTGCAGTAGACTATCATAGTCATCACGATAGTATATGCCAGGGTGCAAACCCTGTGTGAGATTCCAGAAGATCGCGCACTTGCTGCAGTAGACGTGGGTGAGAGAGCAACCAACATGGAGGTCCGATGGCTGGATTGGCAGGCAAGTTGAGTGAAGCCAACTTTATGAAAGGCGCAAATCGGCGCGATGGTCGTCGGTCTCAAGTCGCACAGTGTGCGAAGATCGCGAGACGTCGCCTGAACCGGGCAATCCGGCGCGAAGGCAAAAAGGTGGTACGGGACCACTCTTAAAATCTACGAACTTGACGGGTCGGGTGGAAATCGCCCGACCCGTCAAGTACAACAAACGCGGCGCTTCGGAGGCGCTTCGGAGGCGCTTCTTCGCCGGAACGGCCTTCGAGCCGGTCCGTCCGTCCGACGACCCGGAAAGCCGGTCCCGGACTTACGAAGCCGGAAATCCGGACGGGACCCCGGCCCGGAAATACCACGGCACCAGGGGTATAAGGGGATGGGGAGGGGGAATCCCCTTATACTATACCCTATCCCCTATATAGGGGAGGGTATGATAGGGGAGTACATCTATTGATAAACCCCTCTGGGGTACGAAAGCGCATGCATAGTTTACAGGGGGGTATTCGAACGTCGAAAATATTCATTCGTACTACGCGGCGGCGGGCCCGTTTCAAAAGTATATAGTATTTCAAGAAGACCTTCAACGATTTCCAAAAACTTCAGGACTTCAGGACTTCAGGATTTCATGACTTCAAGAAGACCTACCAAGTAGCGTACATGCCATTCTTCAAATTGTGCTAGTAACTCTAAAGTAGCTGGTGGTGTGTTTGGGTTCTTAGCTAGGTTGCGTGCCTCGTTTGTTTGCATGTTTTACCTACCTCACTAAACAGACGCTTCTAGCTCTGTGACAAACTCGACTAGAGCAGTGGCTATCTTTATACCACGCTCCAGAGTTGGTCCAGTGAAGTTATCGAGGCAATACGCTGCCCATTCTTTGGCTGCTTCCCGGAATTGCTCGGACGTCAAGGTACCAACTTGCTTATCACTCAGTAACTCAACCAATTTAGCTTCGTCTTTATTCATGGCGTTTGTTCTTCTCTTTCTCTTCATGCTTCTGTCGAATATCCTCTAAGCTTTGATATACGTGTATCCGACCTAAGTAATACGTGCACACCATAGGTAGTACAAGCATAGGCAAAACGGTATAGCCATCTTCAACTGTTATAACTGTTGCCAGTAGCATACTTGCAGGAATGAGCAACACAAACTCTTCGATATTTTTCATTGCTTATCTGGTGACGCTTGTGGTGGTCGGCCTACCCGCTCTTTTTTCCGTACCTTGTGTATGTAGCAATACTTGATCCTACCTACACGCTTGATCATCGCCTTACAACTAATATCCGCACACTTCAACGATTTCCAAAAGGACTTCAGGACTTCAGGACTTCAACAAATTTTCCAATCGAGCGTTCTCCCATGACCTTTTTTGGAGAGAAACCTCCTTGACATACGTATGATCTTAGGAGGACCCGAGTCTAAATATGAATTTCGTTCCAGGTGTCGTTATACTCGAATACCGTTTGCCATTGCAGTCAGTCCCCACTCTTGAGCAAAAAACGGTTGCTAATGGCTTTGAACGACAAACGTCCCCCGAGTGTCTGACTATGCTGTCCTATGCGAGGCCGGATCACGATACCTTCACGTTCGTTCTTGGTATCGGGGTATGGGCCCTCAGCAAGTTGGAGTAAGCTCTCGACCGTGTGTTGGAAGCATTGCCCTTCTTCAACGACGGGAGCAGCTGGAATCTCATGCTTCTCGTAAAACGCAAAGCATTCATCATGGTCGAGATTCCTGCCTTTGCGCATGTCATAGAGGTTAAAGGAACGAAATTCCACTCCCTTGAGTCCCATATGGTTCTTTTGAATTCCGGGGCCTACCACTTCACCTTGTAGAGCCAGATCCGGATACCGTGCCATGATTTCGGGGAGCATATATCGGCGTGCGGCTCGCCAGAAAATGTTATCGGCATCCGCGATTGAGTGGTTTCGCCCGCAGGCATGGAAGCTTCCTTCCCACATGCAGAAGGTCGCAGAGGTACCATCACACTTTAGGGTGCTTACGTAAGGCTTACCCCGTAGTTCATCGATAAGCTGTGGGAAACTCTGAATACGCACCTCGTCAGTCTTGACTATCAGGGTTGGAAAAGGTCCCCGGTAGTCGCCCATACCATCAGGAGGCGGTGGCTCATATTTATAAACCCCAAGGATTTCTGTGAGATCTGCACCCTCTACGGTGCATTCAGCCTCGGGGAACAGCTCCAAGGGCATTAGCAACCCTTGGCTCAATGCCCCCCGGAGACGAACCGTTCGGATGCAAAGTGACCCTGGACGTTTCGCTTGTCCCTTCCACAGAAAATCAAATATCGGACGATCCGGTGGTACCGCGTCGATCTCGAAGTACACCCCGATATCACCGATTTGAAAATCGCCCTTCTTGACTACACACTGCCAGCCATTGATCTGGCAAAGCTCGATTGCATCGGCAGTTGGAATCGGATGCAATGCCAACACTCGCTGAACACTTACCAATTTTCGCATGCCCTAGGATACATCAACCACCAACCAATTTCCGCGTAAAATGCCGCGAGGTGTGTAGATGTAGGTACACCTACCACGCGATTTGAAATTTCGGAAATTTGAAACCAAACGGTGTAAATTTGATATGATGGAAAACGTGGTTTCTGAAGATGTAGTGTTGACCGATCCTTTGACCTTGACATGCACACGTGTGGCTGTGGGTGAGTATGACCTGGTGTACGAGGCGTATCAAACTCTGTTGTTCGGCAGTACGTATGTGAATAACGCAGAGTCCGATGCTGCGTACGCTTTGGTCGAAGCTGCTGACTTGGCCGTACGCGAGGCGTTTGCCCTGGACACGTCTGATCGCAACTCACGTCAGAACGCCATGTTGGTCGGGCCACGCGACCCGTGGCTGCGGCGCATGCTGGAGAAATTCGGTGACTGACCACAATGAACCCTTCTGGGCAAGTATATGGCGCTTATTCAAGCGTCGTTTCCCGCTTGCTTTCGGTGGGACGCTAACTTAAGTAAAATTTTTGATCAGAAAATCCACCCCCTGGTATACGTATAATCTGGAAGGGACCCGTCAAATTACCTACCCTAATTTTCTTTCCTTTTCGGGTCAAATTCACATGAAAGAACATGATTGGCGTCCACCAAGCTGCCACCCAATTAGTGGTGATCGTGGGAATATTTGGAATTGTCGCGACTGTGGGGCCTGCATCGTATGGAACGGATGGCCCGACAATCCAATCGATGACCCGAATTACGAAGTCCCGCCACCTCCGATGAAAAATTCCGGTGGAGGTGGTGAAACTACGTTCTCATCATATCTTGGTGGTCAATTTCGAGATTGCAACGCTGAAATAATTCGACGGGTCATGGAAACCTAAACTCAGTCATCGAATCCGTGCCTGATCAATTCATTCGGTGTATACTGAAACTATGACTGATAACGAGAAGAAGATGGAACCCGAGTACCTTGGGTCTACGCCGCTTGATTCGCCGTGTATGGCCAGTCCAGAGACCAGACCATTTATCTTCACCATTACATCCATTCAGGTGTTAGGTCCAGACCGACACCCAAGTTCCAGATGTTGGGGGTGGTTTGAAACTTTGGAGCAAGCCGAAGAGTATCTAGTCTCTGACTATGGTGATATTCATGAAGGTGGCACCAATAACCTGGCGGTCATCGAGAAATCTGAGTCCGGAATTTGCCCATCATTCTACGGTGAAGAACGTCGCTGGTACCGCTTCGTTCGCGTTGAGGATTTCGTACTTGCCAATAAGTGGACAGTTACGCGTATTGAACAGCCCGACGAGTATCAGGGTATTTGCGGTTGGGGGCTCGGTTAATGCCTACCCAATCAATTACCCAGCTGCTCGAAAGAGCACGTCAGTTAATTCACTACGAACAGAAGTGCGAAGCTGTTGACCATCAGGAATGTGTGTTTGAATGGCAAAAATCCGTTTGTGACGCGCTCGAGTCTCTCCATGCGAAAATGCAACCGTCTTGGAATGAGAACCAGATTGTCCCGTTGAAAACTGTCCCGTTGACTGGTCAGAAGTCCCGGAAGAGAAATCGACGTTCCACCCGAGCTACTCCGATCGCTGATTCCCCCTGCCCTACCTGCAATTCTTTTCCGCGTCGAATGAGTTGCCCTTACAAGTGTGACGATTACTAAAGAACCCGCCTTTCATACTATGAAACTTCCCGTAATGAAATGTGACCAGGGTTGCGGGGACTGTTGTGGTTTAGCCCCTTCTACAGACCTTGAATATGATCGCGTTGTCCAATATGCAGAGAAACAAGGCATTATCCCAATAGATCAGGGTGTTACGTGTCCGTTTTATCAAAAAGGAACTTGTCAGGTCTATCCGGTTCGTCCTCTCGTATGTCAAATCTTCGGCCATACCGAACGGATGAAATGTTCGCGTGGTTATAACAAGAATCTACCAGATCGAAAAATTCATAAATTGGTTATTCGCTCGGGTGAACCGACCCGATTGTTGCATGAAGTATTAGGTGAGCGGTCAAATCGACTGATGCTTTTAAAAGTTAAAGAAATGTTGATATCCGAATAATTGATTCGTAAATTGCCTAAATTTCACTGTAGTATATTGATGAAGGAAAGCATGACTTACGAACAACTCCAAGAAATTGCCAGCCGTCACGGCTTGGTGCAATGGAATAAATCTGGCATGGTAGAACGCTTAGCGTTTCCACCTGGCAAGAAAGGCAGAGGTCGTGTTCTAGCCGGTGGTTTATCTCTGGCCATTGGTCGGGTGGAATATCATCTTATCACGAAACGTGCAGTCTACCGTTGTCGTGAAGTTAGTCCTCAAGCAAGCTTCCCTGTCGGTGCTATGTTGACCTGGCGATCGAGGCAGGAAGTCGGTTATGTCTGATTTGGTGAAGACCGCAGCTACATGAGAGATAGAGAGGCGTTGAGCACATGGCGACTAAGAAGAAGACAAAGAAGAAATTGAGTAATGCGATGACTGCTTGGAACACGGAAAAGTTGGCGTTCGTTCGGCAGTACCCGACGATGACGCCAACGGATCTCGTCACGCTTGCATCCAAGGCGGGCATCAAACTCTCCACGAAATATATTTACGCGGTGCAGCGAAGAGAGGCGGCCAAGAGCTTCGCCACGGCGATGGGCAGGCGCGGCAACGCCAAGGCCAAGTCCGCTGTGGTGCGATTATCTCCTCCGTCCACGATCGTCTCCTACCAGACTGACGTGGCGGGAAACCCGCTACCTAAGGCTAAGGCTAAGGCTAAGGCTAAGGCTAAGGCTAAGGCTAAGTCCGTTGTGGTGCGCGTTCCTGCTGATGTTGGCAAGGAATGGGCTGCGCGTAGGAAGGCAGCGGTGGCGGCTCTAGCGCTGAGCCTTGAGGAACCCAAGGTGATAGCGCTGACCTACAAGTCCAGCCTCACCAAGGACGCCAACGGGCCTGGCTGGCATGTTGCTACAAGTCCAGCCCCGGATTCAGATGCTGTCGTGCCAGCGACCCGTAACCGGCATTTCAAGCAGCTGGCGCTGGAGATCGGCCTGACACAAGCCTACGTCCTCTTGGCTGAGCTACGAGCTTCGGCACGATGATCGCCTACGCCATGATTGGGTATTGTTGTGATGTCTAATAAAGTGCTTGTTGCCGTGGTGTTTTTAGGTCTGGTGATCGGTGTGATCCGGCTGTCTCTTATTAGACAAGATCGTGACGTCACTATCCAATTGTCGAAGGCTCAGAACACCAAGAATGCACTGGAGACCCAGAAACTGAAGTTGCAAGTCAGTGCTGGATCTGATGTGTTCGAGGCGTGCTCAGGTGAACTGCTCAACACCAACAACAGGCTCGATGCGTGCTATTTCGACAAGCAGCTCGCAGAGACGAACGCGCGGCCGTGCAATTTACCAGACTGTCGAGAGCTTCAGCGCGTAATCGAAGTAAACAAGGTCTGCTTGGGGTTCATGGCGAATGTTCAAAAAAGCCTAGCCGGAATGAAATAAATTTATCTTACCACTTTAGGAGTCACTGATGAGTTTATGTCATGGTTCAGGTTTTACGATCGGAGGGTATCGAGAAGAGTATCGAGAGGATGTTATCCAGGTAACCTGTACTAAATGTTGGCTACGTGTACCGGCTCAACCGATTTCGTCAGAATGGCGTACTGATCTTCGCACTGATGGTCTCCCGGTAGAAGTATTACGTAAACAAATTGTGGATCATGAATTTAGATCTCGTTGGTTCGGGAATAACCATCGTGGGAGTTTTAAACTCGGTGCGATCTTATTTTTCATTAGTTTGATGGCTCTCGTTTTGGACTTTCTTAAATAATTATTTGGCGAAGAGGACTAATGGCTAGACGTACAGCAACACCAGAAGACTTTGAAAAGTTAAAGAGTGCTGTACTTATTTATTGTCAAATGACGGCTGGTATGTTTGTTGGTGGAGCTAGTGGGTGGTCTCCACCAGATAATTGGTCACCAGAAGTCAGAATGGCTTGGCAGAACATGCATGATTCGGCATGGGACAAACCGAGGTAGGTGAATTATGTTACCACTGGGATGGCGTGAAGTCGAAAAGGACTTTTATTATGAACATGAATCCGGAGCATTAGTTTATGGTTCCGCTGCCGGTTTCATGGATTCTGTAGTGTCTAATCAAGAATTCAAGAAAACTCGATGGCGAGCCAATAAATCTGCAACAGGGCCTATTCTCCCTGATTTATATGACACTAAGGAATTAGCGATGAATGCGTTAGGACTTGGAGCAATTTCGAACATGAATGACAGCGAACTGGTCCTGGCCATCTCTGCTGATGTGGCTACCGCTAAGAATGAAGATCAGCAGACGTTGAAGCTATTTCACTGGATAGCTGTGATCAAAGACATAGGTGCGCAAGATGCTACAGCGAAGTTGGTGATGCTGCGCGATGATTCCGAGCTCGGAGGTCAACCATCGAGTCTTGGTCTGAACGACATCGACCTTGCGCTGTTCTTGACGGATTTAGCCGCAGGTCGGGTTAAGACGCAGTCTACACAGGCCGCGCTCTTGCTGCCGACGCTTGCACGTGTGGTCGCGGAGCGTGATGCTTTGCGTACTACACAAGAGGTTCCGGGTAAAGTGGACGACATGGCCACATCCACAGACATGATTGAAGCAATTGAAACGTGCGTAAAACTTGATGACTCTTTCGAGCTATCCGAATGGGAAGAAAAATTCATAATCGACATCGGTGATAAGCTCAAACGAGGGCAAAGATTGAGCGAAAAACAAACCGAAAGACTAGAATCAATTTACGATCGTACATGACGGGTATCTCGGTGCTACAACTCAACCATAAAATTTTTCATGCCTGAAAAACTCCCCGTAAACTATAATGCGCTGACTCAGCGCGAGCGCAGAGTCGTGCGCGAACAATATATCTCGGAGCAGGACGGCAAATGCCACCACTGCCACGCACCTCTCGACGGGGAACCATCAGTAGAGATCCGTAGCGAGTCGATCAACCTGAGGCTTTTTCCGCCAAACTTCCTAAGTAACCCGGTGCATTTGCACCATAACCACAACACCGGGATGACCATCGGGGCCGTTCATGCACGATGCAACGCTGTCCTCTGGCAGTACCACGGAGAATGACAGTTTGAGCATGAGTCCAGAAGATTGGATAGCTACATGGCGTAAACGTCATCCACGTGCTGGTGGTCGTTGCGCACATGCCGCTCGAGCTCTTGCCAAAGAATTCTTACACCTTGAAGTAGTGCAGGGTTCAGTACTCATACCTGCCTACAAAGGTGTCACATTCCTCAAATATGTCCCACCTACTCCGGAACTGTTGGCTCTGCCTCCGTTGGAGGCTTCTCATTGGTGGTGCCGAGATCCGCAGACTGGAGTCATTTACGATCCAACAGCTGACCAGTTCACGAAAATTCTGAAGTATCAACCCATAGAATAAACGCGGTCTGATGAATTGTGTGATTTGACCCTTGATCAACTCGCAGATCATATGGGTAAAGATTCAATTAAAGAACTCACATAAAGTTGGAGGTGAGCATGTATGACAATCGTTCACTAATAACGTATACACGTGTAAGTAAAAGTACAATTTCTGGTTGGGGTGTATTTCTAAACGTGACTCGAATAACGCCCGGTCAAATCATTGAAGAATGCGTAGTCTTTCCACTTACAAACGATCAACCGGACATCTTGTCAGATCATCGTCTCGCATGGACGGATGAATCCGATGCTATGGCATCAGGAAATGCAAATCTTTACAACCATAGCGATGATCCAAATGTTGAATTTCAATTTGATGTTGACAACCGAATAATCAATATTGTATCTATCAAAGAATTACACCGTGGTGATGAGTTGTTCAAGAAGTATGCTTGTCCTCTTTGGTGGACTCCAACATAGCAATTCTACGTGCAATAGATATCAAATCCATTAATCGTTCCCCATCGAGTCAAGGCTAAAATACGAAACGTGTTGAGCCACAACCTATTTTACAAAGTAGAGTAGGTTGTGCACACCGAGATACGTCATGTTATAAGTCGTTTGATGAACCTGAAACGAGGGTCGGAGTTTCATGAAGAGCTTTTATCCTACGGGGTTTCATCTGAAGATTTAGATTTGTTTCTCGCTGACGGAAATTCGTTAAAAAGTTCTAAATGTGAAAAATTCAGCGTACGCGACTTACATCAAATGTTTGACTCAGGTGGATGGATTGCTGGAGGCGCGGCTCTAAGTCATATTTTTAAAACTCATAAGGCGTCAGACTTAGATATTTTTTTCAGTGATCAAATAGCTTATTACAAGGCTGTGATAATGACGCGGCAAAAATTTGGTGTAGATGTATGTTACAGTCCAGGAAAGCCGTATCAGGCGTTTGATTTATCAGTAGTTAAGTGCAGCTTCAAATGGGACGAATTTGACATTGATGAATCATGCCTGGAAGCAATTGAATCAGGAGTGTCAGATATTTGTCCTGATGCTATCATTAACGCAAACGCGACCCTACGACGAATGCTGAAGTATAATGGATACATGGGGATTCGATTTCGTCAGGAACAGGTATTAGCAATGTGTAGTGTTTTCTCGGTAGATCTAGACCTAGCCAAAAGTGTTCTGAAAAATAAACTTTTGATACTATAGATGAACTATGAAACCATCACAAATAGCTCGAGAACTCCGCCGCGTAGCAGACCGCATCGAAAAGTCTAACCACCCATCGCGATCCAGAGTCTCTAGTTCTATTCGTGGTGTTTTGGTTCACGTTGCTGCGGGTTCGATGCACGAACGTCTCGGTCCTATAACCGAGAAAGCTGCTGGGTCATCACAACTCTTATGGCATGCCTTTAAGGCACTCGGAATAGATGACTGGTGCGACACGACGTCAGATGGATATCATGAAGTTATCGCCAAAATGGAAGAACTCGCGGACTCGGTTGGAGTAACCGATATCGGTTACAGTCTTGACTACGCCCTCAAAAACTTCACTGAGTATAACGAATTTTACAAAGCTTTAGAAGATATCAAAACTGGTCCGAACCCGTTCATAGATTGAAATTGGGCAAGTACCGAAATAGCTAAGAGATATCTTCTGCCTTTCTTGTTTTCTTCTTCAAAGCCAGGAGATGTATGTTTTTAAGCCTTTGTTGTTGTAGACGTTCGTAGGCCATACAATCAGGAATAGCATGAAACCATCACAACTTGCAAGTCAACTTCGTCGTATCGCTGCTGCGATTGACAACTCGAAGAATCCAGATCGGAATCTAATATCGCGAGACCTTAAGAAGGTTTTATACACTATTTCGTCCCCTATTCAGCAGGGGGCTGAGCGGAAGCCAAGTTTATCGGAAGTAAAAGCTATGTTGATCGGCTTGGAACCAGATCATGGTGGTTATGGATCGGACTTTTCCTTTAAGAAAATTCCGGATGGAGTTCGTGTTACGCTTACTCAGGAGTGGGCTCCACGTTATGAAGAACCCGGATCGAAAGATGTCATCGGTATTGTCGGTGATGAACTTAGAATCCGCCTCAATCAACCGGAAGATTACAGCGGTCGTGACCTTTGGTCTCCAAAGGAATTAGCAAGACTTATGGGTGAATACGGTTCATGAAGACTATCAGGTGTGCTTGACTACTAGTTCACCTGAACCGCTCGTCTCGCCAGCCGCAAGACCCTCGGCTGGTCCAACGAAGGTTCCGTATAACGTTCCATTGGAGCCATACAACGTTAGTGTTGCGATCCCGTCCTCAACCGCTGCAACTACAATCGTGAAATGACACTTGCCGCCAATGGTCGACGGGTCAACAACGAATGCACCAACGACTTCACTCTCAATCGCTCCGATCATGAATCCGGTTCCACTTGCCGAGAAATCTACTGCGCCAATTCCGACCACACCCGTGATGACAAGAGCGCAGTCTGCCGTCCACCAGATGAAACCACCTAGCGTCAGTTCTCCCGCCCCCGCCCATGTTGACCCTCCAGCACCCATAAGATGCTGATTGCCATTACTATAGATGAGTCAGACGGTGCGTTTCGAAGCTTTTCAGTAAAATCTTCGATTGACTTTTTGGCGATTTCTTTATGTATGTTGGTTACTCTTTCGGTTGTTGTGTGCTAACACAACCGAGAAAAAAATCGAATATATGACTGATTTGAACCAAACTATAGACATTTAGTTATAACGATCGTCGACTACTTGGTTTACACGGATTACATACAGATGGTTTTTGACCTCTACCCAGCCATACTCGTGTAAACACTAAGCCACAATGATTGCATGTAAAATTCTGCAGAGTTTCCCGACTGAATACCGGAGACTCACGTTTTAAACTTTCTACGGATCTAGGCTCACCGAACTCACAATCACGACACGGTGAATTTCGAATTGCATTCGTATGGTTGCGTTCTGACTGCGCAACTTTGACTTCATTATTGGCGATACTCCAACGTCTTCCGCAGGCAAAGACGGTGAGACGTCCAAGTCCGCGTTCACACTGAATCATCAACGGTGCTTGATTAGTCGTATCGTCGGTCAATTTAGTTCACCACTCTACCGAAACAATTGACAACCAACAATACTTGCAATGTAATTTCTTGAACAATCGAAGGAGTGTAGGTCGTATGGGATTGCTATATCAAATTGAGAAAAAAGAACAACTATTAATTGCCAAACGAGGACCTGTGAAGATAGAAAAAGTAGAGAAAGTGCAAAAACCCAAGAAGGATGTTAGACAAACCAAGTTTCCAGACTTTCCAGACTCCCCATCTGAATCTTCTCCGGAAGTCCTGTCTAGCCTCCAAACGATCGGCGTGCATAACGTTCCTCGAGAACTTGTCGACCGACTTAAGCTTGAAGTCAAGCGCCAATCCGACCTCGAAGGGCGACGAATTACAATGTCTGAACTTGTCATTCAGTATATTCAGACCAAACTCGAATAAACCATGACTACTTGACAAGGTGTTACTCCGGTGTTACCTTTTCCCGCATGACAGGATCCAAAGTATTCTCCTTGAAGGTTTCCGAAGAGGAGATCGCCGCTTTTGATAAAGCGGCTGCCGAGGCTAGTATGTCTCGACATCGTTGGATCATCACTGTGCTCAATGCGGCGGCCGGGAGGTCTCAGCTTCCGCAACAATTGACACGGGTGATTGAGTTTGCACCCAAACCAGTTCGTGATGGAAAGTGGTAATTCAATGAAAATCACACAAAGCAATAATTCGGTCATTTTTGAACATCTCGGTTCAACCTTCAGTGTGGTATTTAACCGCACGATCAGACTCCCCGAAGATGGTCGAACCCATCAGCTACCGCCTGGTCTTGGGCATCTTCCAGTGAAGCTGGTGGATGATTATCGGGATAAAGTTCCAGCTTCGTGGCGTGAGCAAGGTGGCGTGTTCATTCCGCTACATCAACGCGAAGCTATGTGGCTTGGCTTTTCCGGGGCTGTTTCGGCGGTTAAAACAGCGACTGGCAAGGTTAACGCGGTTAATGGTAAACCATGGACTCCCGAGCTTGTTGCGGGCGTCGAAGACTATATGGTGGCACCTCACCCGCAAAACTGGCTCGATGGTTTCAACTCCGGTAATGGTGTTATTAAACAATTCGTGGCCATGCCCATGGGTATGGGTTATACGGTGGAAGGCCAAGTTACCGGTAAAGAGGAATACGGCGGATTACAGTTATTGGTCATCCCGGCAAAATCAGGTGTTATGCCGCTCATGTCAAGAGGCTCAGAATCCAAAACTTTGGGTGGTTCATTTAACCAAGTTTCTGATGGTGTAATAGTTTCTGATGGTGCTGATGGTGTAACTGGTTCTTCTGGTTCGTTTGGTTATACGTATACGAGTGGAGTCAATTATGGTGGCACAAAGATTGGTTGCACAGCGATGCGAGGTTTGTCATCGCACACAGGAGTAAATAGTGCATTTTTGAATGCATCGTCTTCAATGGGACTAGCTGCCGGTGGACAAATGGCACAGAAAATTTATCCTGACCCATATGGCATCGGTACCTGGGACCAAGAGGCGTCAGGTCGATTGTTTGTCCACATAGTCAACGCCGAGATGTATGAACTAATTACGGGTGAGAAATGCCCTCCAATGCCTATATCAGCTCAAGAATATGCCGGTAACTGGTTCAAACTAAACGATTTTTCCGCTAATACTTTGAAAGCTCCTGTTGACTTTCAAGGCGTGAAAACCGTAGGTCAGAAAGATGCGATTCACGGTTTCGTTGGTCAACAAAACGATTCACCTACAATTGAGAAAACGGTGATCACATACCCTCATTTAACCGCACCTGTAGTACGTGACGGAAAATGGTAGTGGTCGTCCGCATACTGATATAATATAATTTTGTTAAATCATGTCAGTATGCGGAAGAAAATTCTTGACCTGGCGCTTGAGAGATCTATCCAACTATTTGTTTGGGTCTTCAAAAAAGTCGAAGACCACCTAAATAAATGACTAACTGAAAAGGTAAGGTCAATAAGTCCCTTGTGATCAGGTGGGCTAGATGACTCTTTTCAACGTATCTCTATTGTCCGAGGTTGACGTTTCTGGCTCTTTGTCTGTTTCCGCTGTCTCTCGTGAAGACGCCGAAAAACAAGCCAGATCTAGTCATTCACGTTCGCAAGTTCGATGGGAATATGCGGGCCAGCATATCGGTGCCTATACTGGCCCACTATCCAACATTTGGGCGGTTAAATCCAGCCCGTATCAATTTCAAGTTAGCCTTACATCGCATATTAGCATAGGTGCTTCGCAATCAATTGAGTCTGAATCTGAACGAGGAGCCTTCGACAAAGCCAAGCAGTTTAATTCTCTTGGTGTTCTTCCATGGAAATTTGGAGGGGTAGGACTTCAGTATAGTGGTCAGTTTTCTTCAATTTGGTCTAGCCCCCCGGCGATTCTTCCACCGGCTGTTCGTTTCTTTCAAGAAATCCTGGAAGCTGTTGAACCGCCAGAACAACTATTTGCTGCTCGGGCCGCTGAACCTGGTTATTTACGTCTTTCTATCTCTCCAGATTCAGCTAGTTACGGACAATTAGTTTCCCTTCAGGGTAGTATCAATCCACCAGTAGGTCCTGTCTCGTTTTATAGTCGTCTATCTAAACCAGACCCTGTTCAGTCACCAGAAAATTTACGCTTCATTGAACCGACTTCTGCTGCATGGGATGGGAATTCGATGTGGGTATCGGATTCTAAGACTCCTAAGTTATCGAGTTTTTCTTTTCTCGGTACTTCCACACAGTTCCAGTCTATTGATCTGAGTCCATTCGGTGAGACCGGGGCACTTCATATCGCGTACGACCCTTTTACTCGACTTGTTTGTTGGGTTGGAAAATCTTTAATTTTGATTGATCCGGAGACTCGTCGAGTCGTTGGTAGATCGAGTCTTCCCAATCAAGCTCGACGCATAACATTTGACGGTGCTGGAATGGCGTTTTGTATCGTCCCGGCGTCTGATTCATCTGAACCAGATCATATCTATAGCTTCGTTCTATCGGACATGATCTCCGGGTTTCCAAAATCTGTTCTTGCAAAGTCGATAATGTCGATCGTAATAAAAAACGATCAATATTCATCATGGATGCCTGATTTATATGACATTTCATGCGACGGTCGATTTTTATGGGCTACATGTAAAAGTGTTAGAACTAATGATTCTTCATCTGCTCCCGCACTTATCCTGAAAATCGATCCTGAATATTTCACGATAGAAAAAATACTACTCACTAAAGAACCAAACTTTTCTCCCGTCTCTGCTTTTTCCATCGCAGTTATCCCCGGTTCGTATGGAATTTCTAAGTCCATAGCTTTTACCGGCATATATGAAGATGACTCGTTAGATTTGCATAATTTTATAGCTCGAATTGAGTCTTTGGGAAACCCATCTAGCATCAAATATCAAATAATACCCGGTAGTTCTTCACGACAAGGATATCTTGGTGCTGTTTGGGATGGACGTACGTTATGGACATGCGGATCAGCCAACCCTGGATCAATGTATGGCTCCGTATACCGGACAGATTTTTCAAGTGAAATAGTCCAAATTCCAACTGTCTATGCTGAAGACTTGTCAGGTTTAGTCTGGGACGGGACATCAGTTTGGGCAGTTGTCAAGTCAGACGCGTGTATGGATGATGGGACAGACACTCGTGGTCTAATTAGATTTTCCGGTAAAGAATCAAACAAAGCCGTTGACATGCGCGTTTCTAATACGGTTCAAGGAAGAGATGAACCGTGTATTCAAAGATCATCTGCTCCAAGATTAACACGGCCTGATATTGGTCCTAATCAAGTTGATACTTATAATTCATCAGAGCCAACGTTACTTGGTAGTTCATCAGTGTTTTCTTCTAGTGGAATCGCGACACTTCGAACTTATGGTTTACCACCAGGAAACCAAACGTTATACTGTAGTTATTCAGAACCTGATACTGAAGAAATAATATCTTCGGAAATTCAGTATGTTGTTCGTAGAGCTGTCACCACTGCGGTTTTATCATCCATTAACCCAGTAGATAACAAGTCACCAGTTCAACTTGTTGTGACAGTATCATCTAACTCTCTCACCGGGTCTCCAACCGGTTTGGTTGATTTTTTCATATGTTTACCCGGCCCGAACTGGACTCCGTTAGGTAAATCAAATCTCGTGAATGATGCGCTATCGAGTCATGCGATTTTAACCATCGAATCGCTTAACATTCAAACATATCAGTTCATCGCAACATATGAAGGTGACTCGTGTTTTGAACAAAGTACGTCTGATCCATATACTTTGGAAGTTTCACTATTTCACAGTATGACTTCAGTGTTATTAGACTCTGTCCCGATATCCGCTGAACAATTTCGTATTGATGGTCATGTCGTAGATTATCTAAATCGTCCAGCCCCACTTGGGAAAGTAGTCATGTCACTGGACGGAACGACTTTCGGTCCATACGATGTTGATCAAGCCGGTTATTTTCAATCTGATGAATTATCCAGAGAAACTGGACAGTATGTAGTTCAAGTAAATTACTTGGGTGATCAATCTTCTGATATGATTTATGACCCGTCGTCTAATTTCATATCTGTCACCATCCCAGATGAGTCATTTAAGTAGTTCATCCGGGTCTTCAATTAGTTCATCAAACTCCGGTAGATTTTGTACCGGAGGTTTTCCATGAATTTCAGGAAGAACCGGAGTTTGCGGAGTTTCTAACTTCTCAGACTTGGATGACTTCTTTTTAACTATTTTATTTCTCAAGCGTCCACGCGGTGGAACTGGCGGTGGCTGTGCGGCTGCGGCAGACGCGGCTGCAGCGTTCCATGCATACGATTCTAAATAACTATGTATGGCCATGATGTCTTCATGGTTTCTAGTATCATTTTTATTGAGTTGCTCAACTGCTTTCTTGAGTTCCTCGTATGAAGCTTTGTTTATAGGGTCATTTGGTTTAAGTGCTGCTGTTATGGAAGTTGCAAGTGCTGCAATTATGGATATGGCATTTATCCACGGCTTAAGTTTCTCTCCACGGCTTTTAGGCCATACCGGAGGATCTGAATCTGCAGGTCCTGGTATCGGGATTTCAATCACTTCCCCAAAATGAAAATCAATTTTTGGTTTCTCTTTCATACTACGAACAGAACTTTTATTACCAGTTCATGAATATGAACCATATAACCAAACCATGGTTGTCTAATGTCTAACCCCGGGACAGGTTGGAAGAAAGATCTTCACGACCCGAATGACAAGCCACTCTCCATGATGGGGGCTGTTCAGGCAGTCACGACTATCCCTGAACAAACTAATATGGAAGCCCATTTACCGGCTCCATATAATCAAGTGGGGACTAGCTCATGTACTGGACAATCGTCCAGTGGGGCAATATACACCTCTTGGGGAGCTCAAGGCATCAAGGACCGTCGAATCCCTTCTCAACTTTGGCTTTATGACATTGGTCGGGCAGTCACTAACACCGAAACCGTAGACGAAGGAACATATATTCGTGACGTCTTTAAGGCTGCTAAAGTCTTGGGAGTCGCCCCGGCCACCGTGTGGCCGTTTGTAGAAGCTAAAGTCAACGAACGACCCGACTGGGCTACTTTCAGAGCAGCCTATGACCAACGTAGCTTGAAGGGCTATTATCGCATCAATTCAGTCGGCGCAGCACGAATTCTAGACATCAAACGCGCTCTCGCCGCAAACCACCCTATAGTGTACGGCTTAGAAATTGATGCCAAATGGTTTGATTACAAAGGTGGACTTCTTGATGAGTCCAAGGTTATTATAGGTGGCCATGCTATGTTTTTGTACGGTCATTACAAAGATGAATTTTTCTGGGGTCAAAACTCGTGGGGGCCTGGGTGGGGTGAACACGGTCGATATCGAATTAAACAGTCTGCGGTAGCCAGTGCGCTGGCTAGTGACCTTTGGGTCATTGACGCACCACATGATTCGGGGACGAAATGAGAATTTATCTAACCACACTGATTCTTCTTATCGTAGGTTGTAACTACGGTTGCGACCAGTGTGTAAATTCTAGTACTAGCCCCGATGCGGAACACACAAGTGGTGGCGAACGCATGGGGTTGTGCCCGCCTACGCCTACGCCTACGCCGATCGTAATACCCCCTAGGCCAACACCCGCTCCGATCGTAATACCCCCTAGGCCAACACCCGCTCCGATCGCGGTAGTTCCGTCTTGTACGACGGCTTGTTCTAATTTCAGGTCCATGTCGTGTAAAGAAGGTAACCCCACCAATGACGGGGCGACATGCGAAAGTGTTTGTGAAAATATGAGATCCGTAAATATCATCATGTATGATTTGACCTGCGCAACTAAAGTCACATCATGTGCTGATATTTCGAAATGCCCCCGAGATTAATTCAAAATTAGATGACGACGAGCTGCACGACCTGCCGCAACTTGTGCAGTTAGAACGCGGCTCTTTTCTACTTTCTTCTGGTCAATCTCTAAACATTTCCCAACATTTTTCTGAGGGAAACCCCAATAAGTATTTTTGGTTTCAGTGGATTTTAGCGGACATAGGTTTCTGCCTGCACCGCGCCAATAGTCCATATCTCCTCCCCACTGTGCAATAACTCCATCAACAACGTTCGGGATTTCCCCACTCCAGTATAAACCTGTGGCATAACTTCTGAATGCTTCCCACGATTTTGACGTACTCTTCCAGTTACCTGAACAACCCTTTGGCGATTTTTGTCCATTCTCAACAATGCATTCTATCCAACCAGTTGGAACTTCTGACCCGTGCATTGGTAAATTACTCACCCAAACTTGTCTTGGATCTGTAAATGGTTTTCTTTTAGAAACGTGAGGACTTTGTCCATACATTGTTTCAAGAAGAGATCTCCCTGACCTCATGTCTTCTAAAGCTTGTAAAATCGCTTTTGATTCTATGTGAGAAAATCCGCCCTCTGAAACCGAAATTTTTGAAAAAATTTCGGCTTCTAGCTTAGATGATCGTTCAACTTTTCGAACTACAGTCTCCGAAATTACTTTTGACTCCGAAATGACTGGTATGACTGCAGGTGAAATTAAAAACGCGTGTTGTTTAATCAATGAATTTGAAGGGGTTTTACTGACATTTTCTTGAGCTAAACTGAAGTATGTAATTGCAACAGAAACGAAAAAAACGAAAAAGACAAAAACATTCTTTTGTTTCATAATCAAACTTTCTTTCGTAACTTTACTGTAAACTGTATAGTATAGTAAAATAAAATTTTACTACAATTGTATAGTAATCATAGTAAAATTTACACTATAAATTTGTTTACTGTACGTTACCACAATATAGAAAGGAAAAGTATGGAAGGAGAACTTTTTGCAAAAGTTAAGTTGGAAATTAACTCGATAAGCGATAACGAGCTTTTTGATGTTCTTGACTGTGCATCTGAAGAATTGAAAAGGAGAAATGGTCTTCTCGCTCCGAGTATTCACGATACTGTGAACCAGTCTCCTCAAGCAAATTTGAAGATGGTTATTGAAGCTCTCGCTAACCTCGGAAATCAAATCAAATGACTAAACTGCGATATCAATGATCAGCATTTTGTGTTCTCTGTCCGCGTTTAGTATTTCTTGTTTTATGAGTACCTGTTTTAATGAATTAATCGTGTTTTCAAGTGAACTGATTGTCTCTTTAATTTCTACGGGTTTTAGACTTGTAACCCAAGATTCTAGGTGGCGTTGAATCCGAATACCTGATTTTTCCAAATTACAATTTATATCAGGATGCGCTATCACCTTGATTTCTACGTTTTGAAGTTCAAAAAATACCCATCCACTCACTGAACTCCCATCGTATGGCTTGTGGTAATAACGAATTTTTTCTTCATTTTTACCGTTTTTTTGGATTTTTGTATTAACTCTTGTAGTCCCACAAAATTTAACCCAATCTCCAACAGACAAATTGGAGTCGTGACTGTACGGAAAATGAAATGCTTTTTTTAACGCATAACACTCAATTGTGACTTCACATTCACTATTATGATCGGTTATATAACAAATTCTCCCATTACTATATGGGATCTTCAATGTTTTCATGCCTGATTTTCGTGACTTCATGAATACTCCTAAATGTGATTGACCGGAAAACTTAGTCGCATAACAAGTTCAAACGAACTTACACTTATTCTCTATTTTGACGTTAAAGAAACGATTATGCACATTCTTTGGAATCCTGAAAGGGGGCATTGCCAGCAATGTGGAATCATACATGAAAATATACGCAAATTTACGGCATATGGACATTGTACCAATTTTTGCGTTCATTGTTGGAATGGATTCGTAAGTGACGAGTGTAATGTTTTACACGGATACTGGAAGCAAGAGATATCCGACAGTTGGAATGAAAAAATAATTCTCCGTCTGGAGTATGAATATGGAACCTCAGGAGCTCAATTCTGGCACTGATGCCATCGGGGAAATATGACCCGAAATATCTCAATATCTACGGAATACGATTAAATGTAAACTTAAATCGTTTACAAGAAGAAATGTCAAAATGTAGATTATTATGTGTATGGTGCCATGTTCTTGTAACACATCAAGGAATTTAGTATGGAACCACATAAAGACCTAGGTGATATATCAGAGTATGAACCGGATTTCAATGATGGTCCTGGACCATACTTTGAAAAAGCATATAAATTTGCTACGAAGTTTTATCAAGACGTTATTGATCAAATTTCATCAGTCAAACTAGAAAATGTGACACCGGAGTACTTCTTTCGTGAATATATTTTTGTTGTCCATGCCACTGGTTTCTCAGCAAAGGCCGTCGGGAAGTTCATGCCGAAACTTCTTACGGCTTACGGGAGCTGGGATAAATGTGGCACTGAAAATTTTGACCATGTTATGGAAAGAGTCCGGCTGGTATGCAATAACCCACAGAAAGCTCGTGCCATCCACTCAACCGCCAAAAGGATGGTTGATGAACTTAAAACGCTTGGGTGGGAAAAATGGCGATCTTTGAATCTTTCGGATGTTGAGAAGATAGGAGAACTTTCGTACATCGGTCCAGTTACTAGGTATCATCTCGGGAGAAATATCGGACTACTTGAATGTGTGAAACCAGATCTACACCTCGTTCGTATGGCTGAACATTGGGGATTTGAAGACTGTGAAGATATGTGTAAATCAATGCGTGGTGATGATCAAGTACCTCTCGGAATAGTGGACCTCGCTTTATGGTACTGCAGTAGTACATTCGGTACGATGGAAATTAGAAAACCCGGTACTAGATAGGATTTTATAGAGGATCGCCTGAAGAATGAAGTTGGATGGGCAGGAACTGGTAACATACTCTATAAATTTTTTGTTCACATGCATAAATATGAAAATATGTAGCAGATGTAGGAAAACAAAATCTTTTGATTTATTTTATAAAAGTTCATCGAGAAAAGACGGTCTTCAACGATTTTGTAAAGAGTGTACTAAAACTTCCAATTTAATTTCTAGAACAAATCGTAAAAAGTTAAATAAAGAAAACGAGCTACCAGGTCAAAACTCATGTGGAAAATGCGGACTAACAAAGTCAAGTGATCAATTTGCTAAAAATCTTTCTGGGAAAGATGGTTTAAACTGGTGTTGCAAAAGCTGTGATAATACCCAGAAAAATTCATTGCTCAATAAAAATAAGATAAGACAAAATGTAGTTGTTCCTTACGTTAAAAAATGTTGGCATTGCAAAAAGATTAAGAAATCAAATGAATTTTTTCGATATAATGGGAAAAGTGACGGTTTGAATTCCGCATGTAAAGAATGTGATAATAATAGGTATGTTTCTGAACGAGTGGCTGTTTTCAATGCTCTTGGAGGAGTAAAATGTGTTCGTTGTAATATAACCGAAATTAAGTTTTTAACAGTTCAGCATATTAACAATGACGGAAAAGAACATCGTATACACTTCAATCCACGCGGGTTATACCGTGATATTTTGTTAAATTCAGATAAGTCAAAATATGAAGTTTTATGTATTTGTTGTAATAAAGAAGATTACCTAAAACACCTGTGTATAGAATCACAAAATCTGAAAAAGGCTGCTTTAGAAACTGTATGTAACGGGGTTGTCAAATGTTCTTGTAACGGTTGTGGAGAAACTGCATTAAATAGACTATGCATTGATCATAAAATATCATATAAAACTGATAATGAAGGACCGAGAAGTGGTCCATCATTATATAAATGGATAACTATCAAAAAATCCACATTTATCGAGAAATTTCGTAGAAAATCAAAATTTCAGGTATTGTGCCATAACTGTAATATGGCTAAAGGAACTTACAGTTATTGCATTGTACACACGAACACACGAGGAAGAAATGACTCATTTAATGATTTGCATATCGGGATTTAGTAGTGCAGGCAAAGACGAATGCGCTAACAGGCTTGTTACATTTCATAATGCAACTCGTACTGGTCTAGCTGATCCGGGTAAGCGCCATATGCAAGACGCTTACGGATTTACGACTAATCAATTGTGGGGGCCTTCAGAATTTCGAAACGCTGGTGATGTTAGATACCCGAAGCAAATTACTAAACTTGTTAATCTTCAAAGATGGAATGTTCATCCAGAAAATATTCCTGATGATGTTTTTGATATTGTTGACAAAAACGGGAATCAGTATATCGGAGGGGCAAAAAAAGACCTTTGGTATTTGTATGATTCATACGATGACATAAATAACTCTCAATCTTATTTAACACAAAAACCGAATAAACTGACTAAAGATGGGCTTGTTAGGTATTTTGTTCGTGAAGGTGACCCTGATTTTTGGTTATCTCCGCGTGAGTCTCTTCAGCAGTACATGGAATTAATGAATACTTTGTACTCAGACACTTGGATTCGAAAAGGGATACAAGATCACCGCCTCATTGCCTCGGGTTATGCGTATTCGAAAGAAAAAGGACTGTTTCCTGTACAATCCGTAGACCCCATTTCTCAATTCATTACGTGTTTTTCAGATTTTCGTCATATTCATGAACATAAACTTGCACGTGAAGCCGCTGATGAAAACCTGGTTCCTGTAATCATACGGATTAAACGTCCTATTGTTGCGAAACCTCCGTTTAACCATCGGTCAGAAACCGAACAAACTAGGATCAAGGACTCTGCGTATGACTTCGTAATAGAAAATGACTCAACGCTCTATGACTTATATCGAACTATGGATGATATAGTTAAAATATGCTCTGACCCTAATTGGAATGGGAAACAATGGAAGGATGAATACGTTTTGTCGGATACTTCTGATAAATACCACCCTTGATGAAATTTAATGGCTAGTATGACAGCAAAAGAACGTCGAGCTTTCATGAAAAAAGCTAATAGTTTGGCTCACGTTCTAATTGATCAAAGTAAAGAGTACGACACACTAGAAGTAATCCTTGCAGCCGAAACTTTAATTGCATTTCGAGCTACTGGTTCAAAAATGAGCGTTCATGATCTGATGGACAATGTTGTAAAAAATTTACCCAAGATGTATGAATCAGCGATTCGTACTAGTCGTAAGTAGGCATTATGACATTTGACCCGAATTCTTTACGTAAAAGTTCTGGCAATCTCGAACTGATAAATGTTATGGAACGTGTTCGTTTAGTCGCGAAAACGGGAAAATCATATACTGAACGTTGGGCTCGAGTGCGTTGTCAGTGTAACAAAGAATTTGATATACTCTTATCTAGATGGCGTAGCATACCACCTTCTAACTGTCAAAGGTGCGCCATTCGAAATTCTAAAAAATCCGGTTGGCATGGATTTCGAACCAAAAAGACGGTTCAGAAAGTTGCGGTCAGTGATTAACGTAACTCCTGAAAATCGTATAAGATTTGCAGAATGGATAAGAAATTGGAGTCGAGAAACTACTCGTAAGAGAGTAGAACGTGACGTTAACGGTGCCGTTAAAGAAGCAATACGATGTGGTATTTCTGATCAAGAAATAATACTGGAAACTAATAAACTAATTCGACGAATGAAACGTAGGTCCCGCACTTCTAAATCTTGTGGGGTTTAGGGTACATTTCTTCAATATTCCACGGAATTTTTTCCCTCTCATGTAGAACAGGAGGGGCGAAAATTTTTGTAAGTTTCATTATGATTTGCCCTGTCTCTTTGTCGACGACCGGGATATAAGCGATCGTAAGACACGAACCTGGAGTCGAAATACTAAGACTTTCCGGCGAGAGAATCGCCGGGTCTACTGGTTTCCTCCCATATCCACCTATGATTTTGCAATACTCTGGCATATACCCAGGTATGCGCAGTGGACTAGACCCGAAATGTGGGCAGGATTTTGCCACTTTGCATTTTGAGCATTCTACTTGTAAAAAGTTTACCATTACATACCCTACCACGGGTTGTAATGAAATCCTTGTCCAACTTCATTGTAACAAGGTTTGAAGTCTTTACATATGCAAATAACCAGCAACGAGATCGAAGTTATCCGAGACTATGGAAGGTCCCTTAACGACCGTGGATTTATAGAAGTAAATCTCATCTCTGGGGAAATTGTGTGGGCGAATGAATTCGTATTGAACACATATGGGTTCAAACTCGAACAACTACAAGGAATGACTATATTTAGCGTCATTCCGGAAAAGTTCCATGACTGGGTAAGGGATATGATATCCGACCAGACAAAAGGAAAAATTCACAAATTATTCATATGGCCGTGGAAAAATTCGGACGGTAAACTCATTTGGTGGTATTCGGAGTTGTTTGATACTAATCATCCGTTTTACTGGTTTAAAATGGGGCATATGAATACGACTACGGAATCGGGTCCTGAGTATACCTCCATGTCTGCTACCATGGAAGCAACAAATAATTTTAACGATCTGTTCCATAAGATGGCAGATCTTCGATTTTGGACTGAGGAACACGTAGTCCGACTCGGGGGTGAAATTACCGAAACACGTGACTCAATTGATAACATAAAACTTCAGATGAGATCTTGTTTGTCGGCGGCAAACAGGGCTGCCGATCTGGCTCTTGAAAATGTTCAAATGATTAATATGTTTAAAAATGAAATAATACGAGAACTTTCAAATCACACGACAGAGATTCTCATGTTGATTACGACGGATACCATTCATGATAAACGTATACAGATTTTTGAAAACCATATGAAGGAAACTACTAACAGAGCAATTCTGGCAATTCAAAATCAGGCTGAAAAATCTGGGAAGAATCTCACAAGGAAAATTACCATCCCGGTTGGAGCGATTGCTGCCATCGCTGCACTAATCCAGTGGCTGATTCAGACGTTACATTCGCACTAAACTTTGCGATTTTTCAACAAGTTCATGATAAAATAAATCAGGTCGGGTCCACTGGTTCCTTCATCGAAGCCTTTATAGCTTTCATCAATGCCTCTGCTCCATGATTTCGACCTAAAAGATAAATACCAAATAGCGGAACCAGAAAAATGAAAGCGGCATTCAACCCGCCCAACGCAGCTCCGGCGGCTACCAAAGCCACTCCAGGAATGGATAATATGAAATATTCTAGTAGCACGGAATATTCTAATAGTTTAGACCAGTTCATTTGGCTCCCCTAATATTATTTCCTGAATATGCATTTTAACTATCCATCACCGAATAAGCGGCTTCAAGTGCATCAAATTGGACTAGGGTTTCGGGAGAAGTGTTGGGATTTGAGGCCACAAACTGACGAACCCTGGATTCGTATCACCAGATAATTTGGTTAAGATTTCGGGAGGAGTGTTTTGGTTCCTGGCTACACAATGACGTTGATTCGGAGTCATAGATTGATGCTCATTCACTACTAGTCAGACATTGTTAAGTGAACAGATTTTGCAAAATGATCTGCCATGGTCAAAACGTCTCCCGTATCTCGAAGATTTACCATGACTTTATTCAACGTACTGTTTAGCCAACTCATATCAAGTGTGATCGGAAGGTCATACAGAATCTGTGCGTCTGTTCGGTCCACCATCGTCAGACAATTGTTGACTTTCAGCTCGTAGCACATTCTTGACGCCCTGTGGATTGACTGTAACTCAGGCCCGGTGGCGTTCGGCCATGATTTACTTCGAATATAAGAACATAGTAAGTCAACAAGGTTCAAGGCTTTGAACTCGTCAACGGTCATTTCAAGAAGGCCGTTCTTGACAGAATATATGGTCATGAAGGGTATACGAACGACACCCGGTGATTTACGACACCCGGTAAGTCAAGTAGGCTCTGTCGTCGTCTGAGGCTCTGTCGGTCGGTTATATGCCTCTTTTTGGAACTTCTGAAAGACAAAAATCGGGTCGTCAGTTGCGCCGTCGTCCAGGTCGTCTGAGAAGTTAGTTTCGAAGCGGAAATCCCAAGATTGATGGTTAACCGAAATGGTGGCTTCATAAACTTCGCCAATATCTATTTTTAAGATCGGATGACTATTGGTACCCGATTCTACTTTTGCTCTCCAACCATTATCCGCCATTTTTGATCTGAGCTTTGATAACTCTAGGACCTCAAAATCGTCATAATTCATGGCCACTCTGGCGGCCACGGGGGTGTTCCTATATGTCGGACCAGATTTCACCACTATGCGACGAAGAATTTTAGCAAGTCGGACTGGCCCGATCTGACCATTTTCGATGTCACTGGAAAGTCGAAGGAGGGCATCTCGAACATCATCCGGGCCTAAAGACGACCTTTTCTTAAAAAATTCATCTCCTGGAGTTCCCGTTTCCAAGAAACTAGCAATGAATTTAGCAGGGTCATCCGTCATCATTTCATCAGAGTCAGATGGATCATCAACGCTACTGACATGGACATCATATACAGCGCCTTTAGGCGTGAGTTTTACTTTAAACTCTCGAGATTTTGCACGGAAAACTCCATCTATAATGGATGACTTCCACGTACCGCCTTTAAAATAATTAGTAAGATCTTCAGTTGAAACTGATGCAATGATTGTTCGCATACGCCACTATGGTACATAGGAGACTTAAGTCACAGGTTATCGTTTAATCATGTATGGTATGAATAGTATGACTGAAAAACATGAACATGGAAATGCTGAAACTGCGATTCAACCACATGAAAACAAATTGGTGGGATCGGATCTTCCCGTGGTTACACGTCCAGAACTAGGTCCGGGCGTTTGTTTAGACTTAAACGGTGCTGTGGCGCTTTTTCCGTTTTCAGACGATGATACTGATTAAGTGTGAACCCCTATACTTTCAGGATTCGTAGCTCTACACCAACTCATCAAATTCGGGTATAGAGCCGACCCAACCTTTGCCATCTCGTAAGCAACTCTTCTATACGAGATATGACCCTGAGGTTGTGTCCGTAACTCCGAGATATAATATAATTCTTGAAGGTCCATATCGAAAACGGACCTGTGTAGGTATCCTAGAGGTATCAGATATTGCATCAAATCCGAATCACACGACACGCGATTGTCGTCATATAAATGAATTTGTTCCATCGCAGTTCTGTACTCTGGTTCCATTTCGGTTCCAGCAATATCATCCGGGACTAGGTACCCGTAATTTGAAGTCAACGGTTCAGAATACTGTTCACATCGTCTATGTCTCTGCAAATCACGATAAGCACCATAGTCCATCATGACATCTAGAGAAATTTTTACAGAACGGAAAATTTTCGGTACTGCTCTTTTTCCCCGTTCTTCCATGAGTTTGTTGAAAGCAGACCAACTCATTCCGTATTGATCAGCTATGGTAGCGCAAAAAGTTTCCTGAATGGTATTCGGATTTCCAAGTGTCTGAGGTTTATATAAATCTACGTACCACGACGGGTTATCGATTTTAAATTTTGGTGATAAATTCCCGAGCGATTTAACTCGTGGTTCAAAAGAATCTGCTTCCGAGCTTCGAACCAACACGGGACATATTTCTGATATTGCTGCATGAGTGGAGTCACCTATTGACCTAATTTCTGGATTTGAGTGTCCTCTTGATTCTTGAATCATATAACGAAAATCACGTAAAAACCCAACTGCTGCCAGATTAGTCCCGGTTCCAGAAGGTAACAAATATCGGATGTTATCAAATGCTCTAGCTTTTACAGTTCTGTCTTCCTTATTGGGGTCTTTCCCCATAAGCTCGGCGCATCGTTTGAGTACCCGGGGATATAATTTTTCATACGCATCATAAAACCTAGCCGCAAATTCTTTCATTGTTGGCGGAGCTCCCGGAGGAGTTATGAATGAATGTCGGTTGAAAACTTGATACCTGGTACTTTTTTCAGAGTACCCCATTCTTTGAAAGGATTCGAGAAATTTTGACGCAATGATTGATACACCTTCGAAGCATACTGGGACTGTCGCTAATTCGGCTACGCTTGAGTGGTTATACTCAATAACATATTTTCCCTGGAATTTATCGGCATCTTCTTCAGATAGATTTTTGATAATCTCATGGGCCGATTCCGGGGACCGTGAATATTTAGCTAAAACCGTGGCTTGAACTGCCGGTGGGAGTAGTCGACCATTTTCATCGACTAGACAAAAAACTTTCGGTTCAGTCATGATTTCTCCGTGTCATACTCGAAGTGCAAACATTCACAGTATTGTAAATGTTCATACGTAGTGTAGTTAATTACTAGATGGAGTTCTCGATGGATGCAGAGACCTTAGGAAAAGTACAACAACAGGTTTCCTTAATAAAAGTACCCTTTATTAAGGCTCTTCATTCATTTAGCGGGGTCCCCGAAGAATTCAAACCGTGGGAGTCCGGATTGTCACCGTCGGCACTTTACGACTGTTCACTTGCTTGTCGTAAAAGAATGGGTCTTAAAACCCCTGAAGTGAAATGGATGTCGATCAAACGGTGGGTAACAAAGACGCCAGAGGGTGTTTATCTTCCTGACGGTACTTATCTATCGATAAAGAGAAGAGAAGAGTTTTCTGCTTTACCACATCCACACTTTGACAAAAAAGAATTCATTTTAATGATGTTTCCATATGGAAACGTATGGAGCCAAATGGCCCCAAACTCTCCAATTACAGAAGAGTGGATGTGGTCTGAAACTGAGGGAAAAAGTATTTTCGAATCTCTCGTTGAGAGAGATGCTGCCATGCCAATTATTGGGTATTTTCAATCATGTTATGAGTTCATGAACAAAAACCCGGATCAAATCGGCATACATTTGAAGCGTAAGAGATCTCGCTAAGGTACTATCTTGATCCAAGGAATAGTTTTAGCAGTTCTTACCACTTCTTCTATTGACTTAGAAACAGATGGGTCATGGCTCATTAAGAATGACACTTCTAAAAACATTTTTCCATCTTCGAGTTTCATTTCTATTCGTCTGATGTACTCAATTTCAGTATGTCCTATATAAACTCGCAAACCATCTAGGTTTGCACATATGGTAACATCACCAGCGCCAAACACCTTTGGTAGTTTACTTGTTGACATATCTTGCGGTCACATTCTCGATATCATTTCCTCATGTAAAGCACCAGTTCCAATAAGTACCACAGGAACTCCAGCAACTTCTTCTACCTGGTCTATAAATGATCGGCTTTTTTTGGATAGCTTCAAGAAAGCGTCTTGTTCTCCCATGAGCCCCGCATCTTGCCAGTTTATATACTGAATGAAATTCACAATGAGTTTTGTTGCTCCATTTGTAGCAACAGCATCTTTCAATCCACTAAACGAAAAAGTACACACTCTACGAACTCTTTTAGTAACCGTTGTTCGTTCTCTTTCCGATAGCTTTTTTGCTTCTTCTTCCGGCATTCCTGCTTCTCGTGCCACTTGTTCCCATGTCATTTCATGACAGTCTGGATAAAAATCGCCTGAGTATCCCTTTTGAACTCCGTCCTCAACGACGTTTCCTACACGAATCGGCATAGTACGAAGATTCAAATAAACGTCACCGACCAATTTTGGCGGTACGGCTAGATGGTCCATCGCAGATTGTATCGAAGCGTTTCGACTTGTGCAAAAAGGAAAGTGGGACCCATGATCAATAGACAAAGCGTATCCTTGTGAACCCTCATGGAGCCACGGATGTCCATTATGTAACGCTTGATGAGTTAGTTTTCTAAAATCCCAAGCATCAACTACATGCACTTTTTCAAGAAACTCTTGCGTTATATCATTAGTGAAAAATTCGTTCATCAATTTGTCATTATTTCGTAATGACTCAATGACCTTATGCAATTCAGTGGTTTCTGCGAGTTGACAGTCAGCCTTACGTAAGACTTTGTCTACCATAGCAGCCGCTGAGCCTTGCATCGTGCTCGCAATATGTTTTGTTGACTCGTTTCCCTGAGATTCTCTTTCTTTATGCTCTGTCGTTACAATTGATGCACGCGAGTGAATATTGATTTCTGGTTTCCCAGATTCATCCCATTCTTTAATAAGCTGTGCCCAAGCAAAACCTGAACCTGGAGTTATCCAACACTGCATCCCAACGCCTTTAACTTTCTTGAGAATGGCGGCTGTTGGAATTGCTTTCGCTATGAACTTGGTGCCGTCCTTAAATGTAGCCGTATTATGAGCTACGCAGCCATTAGCGAGATAGCTGTGTGTGCCAGGAACCGTTAGGTCAAATACTTCAATTTCTTTAGATTCAAATTCGATCGATTTAATCTGAATAATATGGTATTTACGAAGTGATTCAACAACCGGTCCTGAATACCCGGATTCTGCAAGCTTTTCTATTGTTGACTCTCGAACGCCTTTATTTCCTGAATCGGATTTAAACCCGCGTTTACGTAATTCAACTCGAACGGATGAGTTGATATTTATGATTTGTCCAACGTGATTTATTGATTGAACCAGTCCACGAAGTTTTTGTTGTTTTATCTCGGACAACATCCCCACTTTATCTTGAAAAATACTAAGATTTCTTGACCCACTGATAGACAAACACCACTGACGCATTCGTGTATCATCACGATCATCGTCATAAAATGTAATAAACCCTGATATGCCGAGTACATGAAGCATGGCTTGTGCATCACGAACAACACTTTCGGAACAGTTGCTTAATGTTACTCTATCTGACTTAACGGATCCGTCCGAGTCAAAAAGACCACTAAGATATGCACCCATGATTTTGACGTTTGAAGTTAAAATTTTTTTCGGTGTTTGCTTTTCTGATTTTATCGCAAGTTTGAGGTTAACGAGTTCAAACAATTCCATCAAACCAGAACACTGGGATGTGTCGAGCACAAAGCATTCTTTATCACCTACTTGAACAACACTTTGATTTGTTATGCCCATTTCCGAATACATGGCCCGAATTTTATTGAGTACATCAATTTGGCTTGTATGGAACGCAATACTCACATTCGTTTTCCGAGCGTAGTACCCGTCACCGACGAGAAGACCTAGATAAGAAGCAAACATCTCTTCTGAAAAAGGCAATCCAATTTTAGTTTTGTTTGGTTTATCGGCAGAAGTCCACTCAGTTGGTAAGAGGCTACCGCCATTGAAGGCTACAGATTTTGGAAATAGGAAACTGTGAGTTTCAGGATCAAGATCTATAGATCGAACCCATTCAACATCAGATTTTTCCGAATTCCAAACTAAAAACCGGTGTACGTCAGTGCAATCAATGGAAATACCATTTTTTAATAGTATTGTGTTAACCTTCCGAATACCATCTGCCACAAAATGTGAAACGGACTCAAAGGAACCATCCATATTCACTATGGATGTGTTAGATTTAGATGCACGAACAACATCGCCTAATCTTTCGAGACCACGATTTGTCGTTATGTATGTATCTTCTCCACAACAGTGACCGGCATTTGGGAAATTTGAGCTAGAGACTCGTGTAACACCAAATTTATCAGCAAGGAAAGACGATGTTTTTCCTTTTCCGGATGAACCCCAGAATGCGTCCAATAGTATATTCAACTTCCCTTCCTGCACCTGTCACCTCCAAATTTGTTGTAGAACCCTACACCTGAACACGTTACTTTTTGCCTGACTCGGCTTCTACGGGTGATTCTCTGGAAATACCTTTTCCTTTCAAAACCCTATCTAAATCTTTCCTCTCACAATATCGAGCTACACTATATAAATGACTTTTTGGGGATCCTAGCGCGACTAAACGGACACCATTTAACTGTCGGTGGGAAATTTCTCTCCCCTCGAGTTTTAGTTTTCTTCGTCGTGATGTTCGATTTGCCCACCTGAGGTTAAGATATCTTCTGAGAGATCTTTCAGTCATGAATATGACCCTAATAGTCATATCAACAGGAATTTTCCCGTATAAACGCAAAGACATTCGACACGCGTAGTCGCACCCGAGAGCAAATGCCTGTTGAAAACTAATCGCACGGATAAGTACGTGCGTTATCTTGAATTTTTCAGGTAGTATTATCCTCCATATCTTCATATTTTTCTTTGGTGCAGGACCTAAAAGTTTTTCTGAGGTTGATTGAGAATACCCTGGGAATACTAATGACATAGCGGCATCGTAGATTTGATCAAATCTGGTTTTTCCAACTTCTGCTGCTGGCATTGGTATGAATTCTAGAAGACTTACCGGAATCGCATTATTTTTAACAACTTCTAAAAGCCATACTTGTAGGTACTCAGCTTCTTTCGGTCCAGCAATTCTTTTGACGCATTTATCTACAGCTTCTTTGAATTCATCGTCACTTGGAGTGGTGGGAGCTTTTTTCGTTTTTCTTGGTTTCATAGTTATAAACTTTATTCGTTATGATGAAGTTTCTTAGTCTAATGAGTTCAGTTGTAAGGTGTTCTTGCAAGGACGTAGACTGCAGGCATATGTTATACTACATTGAATTACATTGTAGTATAACATATGTTTGACGAGGAAAAACTCTTCAAGAGTCAAAAGAAGTGTTATTCCCCGAATCCCATCTGGATCAGCGACGTGGCTCAGGAAGACCAAGAAAAAAGCATGATGTATACCTTACAGACTCTTGTTTATGGGTATGCCTCGAGTTTAAGTCCGCTCGGTAATCGAGCTTCCTAATCAAAAGATCTATGATCTTTTCTTTTTTCTTTTTCGATCTTCGTTCTTGTTTTTTATCCTCAACGTAGCGTAGCGAAGTTACTTTTAGAGTTGGAACAGGTTACGAAGACGAAGTTAGAGTTAGCACGTAAATTTTTCTATGACTGGGACAGGTCAGATCGGTCAGATGGGCGGTACCAGGACGATCATTATTTTCTTGGATATCCCCACTCATCTTGAACTCAATTTTGGTTATATGCCTTTGCTTGACGTTGGGACTGAAGTAATATTTGAATTTTTGACGATCAAAGACCCAGTTCTACAGCGTTCAAAAATTATAGACGGTCCCTATTATGTAAAAAGACGTGTTTTAAAGTTCGGTACAACATCCAGGTTTAATGGGTTAACTCAATACCTAGAATTCGAACCTTCGAAGAAGTAATTCGAAGCCATTGTGCTTTTTCCTTTCGTGTGTTACTGTCTTTCGCTTATCAACGGAAGATCCGTTGATAAAATTCGTAACCACTCCGCAAGTCGTCAGTACAACTGACGCATGGAGAAACGATGAAACCTGCATATGTCAGCGTAGTTATCCCTACGAACAATTCTTTCACTGCCCAATGGTATCATTGGACGCACGCTAAAGTATCAAGAAATTTCAAAAGAGATAAGGAACGTGCATTCGAAGTTGCGCAGAATGTGCGTTTGCGTCTCATTTCTAAAGACTTCATCGGGAGGTGGTTTTTTAAACACCTGTCGCATGAATTAGTTGATAAAAGTCAAGCTGAAGCCATCCTTGGTGGTGTTCAGGTCACATTTGTTGGAAGTATCCCACACGCTGAGATTCCAAACTTCGCGTGTTTGAATGCTTCATGCGTCAAACGCCATAAACAAAAACGTGGATGCGTCCGTTCTTGTCAAAATTCATTATGGAAAGTTTCTGACCTTCTTGAATTTGCTAAATTCGACATCGACCGTTTTTATTATTCTCCTCAGAATCACACGATTGATTCTAATCGGTTTCTTAGTCTTCTTGGTTATCCGGAAACGCAGTACTCACTACTGCAATCTTTATATAGGCAAGGTCGGATACTGCCTGCCGAGTTTACAGAACACGCTTGTGTTGGTGAAGACTGTCTAGAATGCGTCCGTGGTCGCGCAATTTTAAACACTCGTGGTCTTTCTTTAGCTCATGACTGGAGTGATCCGTCTATTGCTAAAACCGTGGCAAAACTACGGTGGAATGACTCTCAACTCAAACCATTCTTGCGTGAATGGCACCGCATGAACATGGTTAAATCAACTCCATCGTACATCATGCGTCCCGGGCATGTTAATGAATTTGATCGAAGTCTTACACTATCACCGAATCAAGGAATTGACGCCGGTTTGCTTAAGTATGCAGAGATCATCATAAATAACGAAGTTAGAAATAATTTCAAGAGCATGGCTCGTATGGATGATATGCAACTTACGGTCTTTAACAAAGGTATTTCACCGGAACTATCGGATAGTGATCAGGTATCATGGGAGATTGACGACTCATTGGAAGGAAAAACACGAGTTTTTCGTGATGTTTTTTCCATGGACAAGATCGCTAATTTCGAACATAAGCATGACCTCGAGCGTGTTATGGAAGTTGCCAATATCTCGGTCGACGAGATGAATGTAATCACTGACATTGACCTAGGGGATAAATCAATTCGTGATTTTTCTGACGAATTTGGTAAATCGATTCAAAAAATCCACCGAATCCGTAAGTCAGCGCTTAGAAAGCTTCGTGGTGATGACTCAACCCTGGCTATTCGAACGGCAAATATGCATGGATGTTCAGTTTCCGATATGCTGTCGCCAAAAGTGTTTGTAGGACCGGCCATCATTGCTAGGATGGTGTATTTCAACGCGTTGCATAAATCTGGTATTAGTATACCTGAGATCGCGCACCGTCACATGATGACGGAAAATCGCGTTTCATCGTCCATACAACGCGCCGCGTTATATAATCGTACTTCGGAAGCCGTTCAAACCGGCATTCAAACCGGTATATAATCACTGCTTCAGCCCTTTGTGCGTTTTACTTGGGTATGACGCCCACTTATGACCGGATTCATATATCCGCTTCAATCCGTCTCGCATATACCATGCTTCGGCTTGCTGCCGACATTGAGACACAACTCGGTAGGTACGTTCTTGATATTCTCAAGAGGCAGTATCCCGACCAAGTGTCTGAAATGGACATGACCGGTACTCAACTTGGCAACATCATGGTCAACAAGGCCAAGAAAGAGTTGCAAAACGATTATTCCTCAGCTCTCGATGCCGTTCAAGAATTCGTTTTTAAAATTATGCCCCGTAAAGGGGTGGATACTTCTAAGTTTTCTGAAGAAGAACTCGAAGATATTGAGACACAAAAATCTAGCGGGTCATGGGATCCGAAAAAACACCCGAAGTATCAAGATAAGCCAGAATTTGATTTTCGAGCTCCGACGCAAAAAGGTGCTCCAGGTGCCCCAAACTGGAAACAGGCACTAAACAACATTTTGAACAACGTTCGTACTACCGCAATGTCGATGTCTATGAGGCGGTTTAAAAAGGTTAAACCGTCTGATATTGAGGTGTACGCTGACTTGAAGTGGAAAAAGGAACAAAGTGAGAGGGACCGGTATAAATGGACTGAAAGCGAACAGTCCGAAATGGATGAGCTTGAGAAATTTATAAAAGCTGATGGTCAAGACCCGAAAAAGATTCCTGCTGAAAAAGCTCGTCGAAAGGGACAGCGTTTAAAAACTATTGATGAGGCCTTCGGAACGAGGGGAGAGGATGGTGGTGATGCTTCCGGTGGTGAAGGTCGCATGCCTACCGATTCAGACTCGCAACTCGGACGTGCCCTTGACGATAAAGCGGCAATCAAAGAATTCATGGACCTTCTTGATGAAGAAGTTCCGAATCTTCAGGCTACACTCGATACCGCTGAACGTGCTCTGTTTGACCTGATATTTTATGAAGACGTAGGTAGTTTCGGTTCCGATGTTAAAGAAAACATGGGTCAGGCTTCAGAGTTAGAAGAGAAACTGATGGAAACCGAGTCTGGAAGGGCAGTTGTTGAGAAGAATAAAAAACGCTGGTCTGGTTTCGTTGGTGACCTTCGTAAGAAGCTTTTAGCCAAAATCACAGATTTCGTTGAAGAAGTTTTATCTCCTGCACAGCAGCAAGTTCTTTATGACGCTTTCTTTACTGATGAAGGTGTAGAAGGAGAAATTGAAAAGGTTGAACAGGCCAAGGAATCTGAGAAAGAGTCTTACCAGCGCGGTATAGATGAACGTAAGATTTCTCGCTTTAAGTGGGAGACTGAACAGGGAACGATTTCTGACAAAGATAAGAAGTCATATGACTCTCTTGTTAAGAAACTTAAGGGTCAAGATGTTGATGTTGACTCGATTAAACCAAGTGAAAACCCCGAAGGTTCTGCTAAGACGACAAAATCCATAAGGGATAAGCGTCAACAGGCTTCTATTTTATCATCGCAATTCTTTAGTGGAACGAAAGCTCAAAAGCTTGTTGAAGGTTCTATTCTTAAAGACCGTAAAACTTTAAACAACTGGATTGTGGTGAAAGTTCACCCTACTAGGGGTAATAAGAATTATTATAGTTTAAAACTAGTTGACGCAACGCCAGATGAAATTCCTGGTTGGAATGAGGTCACAATCAGTGATAGTGATTTTCATGAATGGATTTTGCCATCACATAATCAAGCTTCAGTTTTTTCGATAGCATCCAGGATAGCCTCCGTTAACTACTGGTGATGGCATGGATGGGACTCGTGCAGATAGAGTTCTAAACGGCCATCTAGATAGACCACCATTTCTTGATGTAATACTTAGAGATTATCCCGATGTTATCGTTGGTCTGATAACCGGACAGTTTTATATTTCTTACATTTTGGCACTAAGTCCTGATGGTGCCAAAAATATAATAATCATTACGCATTATTCGTATGTTAAGAAAAAATTTGTTCTTCGAGAGGAAGACTTCACCATATGTCAGAATATAGCGAAGTTGTTCATGCAGGGAACTAGTCCAGGACGCGCTTCAGCTTTTCAGTCAGAGTCTATTCAAGACTTGAAGGATCGCATTTCTCCTTATCTTGCGGTAGAGTTTGCTGGACGAGGTGAACTGTGACCGCTGAAAAACCAGATCATCCTATTATCCACATGAAATGTCGTCGTGGAAGTGACCTTGTTACCCACGGACAATCATGTAACGGTATGCAAGCTTACAAACTCACGCCGGATGGTTCTCAACATGTGCAATTCCGTTGCACACTGTGTAATTATTCCTGGACAGTTCCGATCGGCGGGAGCTTTTCTACTTGATCCTATACTGTCCTGATGACAGTTCTAACTTGGAGTCGACGGGTCTTCCTGGTATATTTGTGTGTGTTGGTTGTAGGTGTACTTTCAAAATAACGATTTCGATCGTTAAAACATCTATTCAACTTCAACATGATACCTGGGAACCAGAAACTCCAATCCTCGCTTCGGGATCTAACGATTCCGACCCAACTAGCTAGACACCGATCGACGGTTGTTGCTCTTGTTGGCGACCGATTTCTTGGTCAGAAATCGGTCGCCGTAGAATTATATCGGAATGAACTTCATGAGGCCGATTTCATTGAAATGGAACCGGGCGTTGACGGCTCTCGTGAGGTTGTAGAATTTTCTATGACGAGTCCGGTTGGCAGCTCAGTGAAAGTTATTCTCGTTGATAACGCTGATCGACTCTCAGAACCATCACAGGATGCACTTTTAAAGCTTCTAGAAAGCCCTCCGAGTTTACTTTCTATTGTTCTCGTAGCTTATGATGTCGGGGCTTTACAGCCAGCTCTAGCGTCAAGAATTCGATCGGAACTCAGGTGGGATCATGTTTCCTTAGATGAGATGTATGAGTATGCATCTTCTCTTCTTTTACCCGTATCCGACACGGCCATCAAAATGGCCATGGGATTACCCGAGTTATACCGTATTATCGTAGAAAATGGTGGGTTTGACGAGTTATATGATTCTATTGTTTCCGTAGCTAAACGTGAAGTATCTATTATGACTAAACCACCTAGGGTTATTTGCGATCTTGAAAACGGTCATAATGACACGAGGGATGCCATAATGCATGTTATCCGTTACGCATGTAAACAATTCTTCCATGATCACTCAGCATCGCTGCCAATTCTTAAATTTTGTAGTGTTCTTTCTAGTTCAACTTCTGCTAATGCTGAAATTCACTGGACAAGAATGATAGCGGATACTCGAGTGTAATGTCTTTTTCATGTCTTCGTTAATTCTTATCAGCGGGGAAGAAGACTTTTTATCGGAAACGGAGGCGAGGCGGGAAGCGCTTTCGTCTCTTGCTTCTGAAACTTTTGAGTATAACATTCCAGATGATCTTGAGTCTTATATACATGACTCTCAAACTCAGTTTATGTCTGGTAAATCCCGTGTCTTCATCTTATGGGGGGTGAAGGATATCCCCGTTCTGCCTGGATCTGAATTGGACACCATTATCTGTGTTGCTCCTCCAGGAAAGCGCATCCTTCAAGATAAACGAGCTAAACGTTCTTTTGTATTTCCGAAATTGAAATCATTCCAGGATAATAATGATGTCGTTAAGTGGATCATCAGGGAAGGTGATTTTTTCAACATAAATCTAAACAGAATTGCGGGTGCTCTTTTTGTGAACTCAGGAACGTGTCTGCGAAAGCTTCATCGTGAAATCGAAAAAATTGCCGCATCTGTTCCCCCTGGTACTATCGTTTCTCCTGATGAAGCCCGATCTCTCATTGTTTTTTCTACAGAGGTTACCCCGCGTGACATTATTGACGCCATATGTGACGGTCACACACACAAAGCTATTGCTTATTTGGATAAACTTCAAGAAAGAGCTGATGAAACCGGATGGATTATCGCTTACATGCAACGTCACGTAGTGCAGCAACTAAAGCTTCGTGAGTCATTTGAGCTTAATCTTACTGGAGACGTGGCGAAATCTATTGGTGTTCATCCATTCATTCTTAAGAAACTGTTATTGACAAGGCTAGACTTATGGACAACGAAGTTTCTTATGACCAGTCTCGGTACTCTTTGTGATCTTGATATCGCGCATAAACGTGGTGATGGATCAGCTCGTTTTGGATTAGAATCTGAAATTATTCGGATGTCAGAAGAGGTAAATAATGTTAAATAGTGGGGTAACATGTCGAACGCTAGTGTAACTTCTGACGCGCAGGTTGTTAGTATTAACAAGACTTTGTTGTCAAGCAAAGATATTGTTTCACGTGAAGCCGGACATTGGCCTCGTGTTTTTACCTCTGAAGGTATTCATCCATTCGATCAAATTGAATGGAAAATTGTTGATGCCTGCATTCGAAGCGGTAAAGGCGAAATAATTTTTGAACAAAAAGATATCGAGGTCCCTGCTTGGTGGACCCAAAATAATGTTAATGTTGTCGCAGATAAGTATTTTCGTGTCGTTGGTGGTGTACGTGAGAATTCTGTAAAACAGATATTCACTCGCGTTTGTTCTACGATTCGTGACTGGGCTTCTGATCAAAAATTTTTCAATACTGTTCAAGACAAACAGGTTTTTGAAGAAGAGCTCATTTACGCGTTATTGCATCAGTACGGAGCTTTCAATTCTCCTGTTTGGTTTAATCTCGGAATTGATGGGCGAGAGCAAACTGCTTCCGCATGTTTCATATCCGGCATTGAAGACTCTCTTGACGATATAATGCATTTTCAAGCGTCTGAGCTTGCAATTTTTCGTGGTGGATCAGGGTCTGGGGCAAATTTATCAAACCTCAGGTCTTCTTATGAAAAAATTTCTGCAGGTTCGTACACTTCCGGCCCGATGTCTTGGATGCAAGGTAACAACGCTTATGCCGGTTCCATGAAATCTGGTGGAGCTACAAGAAATGCAGCCAAGATGGTCGTGATGGATATGGACCATCCTGACATTCTTGAAACTCGTGATGGTCGCCCTGGTTTTATTTCATGCAAATCTTGGGCGGAAAAGTTAGCTCACGATCTTGTATCGATTGGTTATTCATCTGAATACGACAACCCGAATGGTGCGTATAAGATCGTTCCGTACCAGAATGCTAATCACTCAGTTTCTGTTCCTGATGCATTCATGCAATCCATGCTTGATGATGGGACCTGGCAAACCCGCGAACGTAAGGGCGGGAAGATAGTTCACAACTACAATGCTCGCATGCTTTGGCATGAAATTGCCGACGCTGCTTGGAAATGTGGTGACCCAGGTATCCAGTTTTCTGATAATATAAACAAATGGCACACTACACCAAAGAGTGGTCGCATTCGTGCCTCAAATCCGTGCGCTGAATTCCTCCATATTGATAACACCGCTTGTAATCTTTGCGCGATTAATTTGACGAAGTTTTTTGACGGTCGTAAGTTTGTTGCTGATAGATTCATTCAGGCTACCAGGATCTTTAGCACATCACAAATGGCCATCATAGCGAAGGCTTCTTATCCGACCGATGAGATAACTTCTAACTCACACAAACTTCGTCCGATCGGGTCTAACTATGGTGACCTTGGTGCCCTAATAATGAATCTTGGTTATGGTTACGATTCAGATGAAGGTCGTGCCATTGCAGCTCGAATGGCATCACTCATGACTGGAGTCGTATATTTAACTTCGTCAAAAATGGCAGCTCGAATCGGAACTTTTTCAGAATATGAAAAGAACCGTGATGATATGCTTCGTGTCATGCGAATGCATCAGGAAGCAGACACGAAGATCACTGAACGTTGGCATCTTTCAAAAGATCCAATCAGTGATGATATAGCATCTTTGTCTGCTGATATTTGGCGTGAATCTATATCTCTTGGTGAGAAGTATGGGTATAATGTTTCACAAGCTACCCTTCAAGCGCCACTTGGGACAATCTCGTTCTTGATGGGTATGAACACGACCGGCATTGAACCGGCTTTCTCTCTTGTTTCATATAAGTCTCTCGTCGGTGGCGGCGTGATGAAGCTCGTGAACTTTGGAGTTCGCGAGGCACTCGTTAATCTCGGTTATTCAAAAGATGAAGTTGATGAGATATGTAAGTACGTTGAATCTCATGATACGATTGATGGTGCTCCTGGACTGAAAGATGAACACCTTCCAGTTTTTGACACCGCGATGCCTTCTGGTGACTCCGGACGTTATTTATCGCCAATGGCACATATTAAGATGATGGCGGCAATACAGCCTCTCATCACATGTGCAATGAGTAAGACAGTTAATCTTCCTGAAGGCGTCACTTCAGACGAGATCGCCAAAATTTATGAAGAATCATGGCGTCTCGGATTAAAGTGCATTGCCTTATATCGTGACAAGTGTAAGGCGTCTCAGCCTCTCGTTACGAAGGAAGCTAAAGATCCTGTAATACAAGCAGCTTTGAAAGAGGCTGAAGTTAGGATCCAAGAAGTAATCCGAGAAGTACCTGTCGTCTATCGTGAGAAAATGCCGTCAGATGTTAAAAGTTGGCGTCATAAATTTGAAATTGATGGTTATAAAGGATATCTCATAGTTAGTGAGTATCCCGATGGTCGTCCTGGTGAGATCTTTCTTAAACTCGGTAAACCAGGAAGCACCGTTTCTGGTCTTATTGATGGTTTTACTCAACTTTGTTCTATTGCCATTCAGTATGGAATTCCGCTTCCAAAATTGATAATTAGTTTCATCGATACTCGATTTGAACCTTCCGGCATAACGACAAACAAGAACGTTCGGTTTGCCAAGAGTTTGTATGATTACATGTTCAAGGTTCTCGATGTCCATTATTACGGTGGTGAGTACTCTGGCTTAACACGAACCGTTGATGATTCTCATGAAGACATTAATGAAAGTATTTCCAAAGATCCTGATTCTGATGTCTTTCGTTCAATTATTCCCTCACCTTCTTCCGCTATCCCGATTAAACCAGCACGTAAGAATCTTGGTGGTCCGCCTTGCACTCGATGTGGTAACATGACTCAACGCAATGGTTCGTGTTATCTATGTTCATCTTGTGGTACGACGACAGGATGTTCGTAGGATAATTGATTCCATAACTAACTGATACGATCCATGCTGCTTGTGTTTATGATGATGCGGCGAGAAAGCGTTTTGGGGAGTTCGCTCGGTTGAATTTCCCTAAAGCGCATGAACAAGGAGCTGCATGAAATTTCGCTACGATAACGAACGAGACAGATTTACTCATGGGTATGATGCCGGTTCCATCGTTGATGGGACCGTTCACCTAGATCATGAAACTGGTGAACTCGTGCTCGTTGACGACGACGGCACCGCTTTTTCGAGTCAGGAACTTTTACGTTCTCTTCTCGGGAGACGTGTTCGCATGTCTTGTGTTGCTTTTGACGCGATGGAAGTCATCGAAAAAATGATAGAGAAAGCTCAGACGGATGGCGAAAACTAGATCAATCATTTACAGATCGTAAATGGTTACTGACAGTTCTCTCATTGTTCGTTCAATAATTGGTTCTATTCGAGTCCAACTTCCTCCAGCAAGTCCAGTTCCAAATCTTGGACCGTGGATCGAAGCTTCACAAACTTTTGCAGATACGAATACTTTTTCCAAGCATTGTTCTAAAGCGTCATAATGAATTGGCGGTCGATTTCCCGACCCATATCCTTCTTGAGCAATCATGTTAATGACTGCTATGTCCTGACTCACTTTAACTAGTTGTATGCTACCTAATTTAAAGTGTCCGCATGAATGTGAGTATTTTTCTTTATACCACTCGCGATAAGCTTTTTCGGGTTCTTTCCATTTATTTGATATTGCTAAAACGAATCCACGACCCCACCCACCGGAGTCATTACATATATGGATTACGTATTTTTGACCCGACCCAACTGGGTCAGTCGCATCGCCTTTATGGTATGTAATCATATTTTCCGCTGTTTTGGATGTTTTCCAATACTTGTTGTTTCACGCTGGTATTTGCCTGATGCTGTTCGTTCTTTATGATATTTGAGTCGATGTTCAATTTCATATGGTCTACCCCAGTTCTCCGGGTCCTCGACCTCACCGACGATTTGTCCAACTACCATATTTTCGGGTTTCATTATTTTTCAATATTTTCCACGGAATCGTTCTCAGACTGAGGTGGTTAAATTTATGAATTTTATTGAGCCAACAGTTAACTTAGTCCCATACATGACATATAAAATTAAGTATCCGAAATGTCGTCTTTCAAAACTCGTTCCAAGTAAGGTATTACGTCATTGCGACGTGACACGAGTACTCGATTTCCCTGATTTAGTTTAAGATCGTGAAATAACGACAAATTATGGAGGGACACATTCGTGATTGTAACGCCTCCTACATCTACTGGTTCCACTACAGCCACAGGCGTAATCCGGCCTGAATTTCCGACTTGCCACTTCACGTCTATTATCCTAGTTTCTCGCATTGCCGGGTCAAACTTCCACGCTATTTGACCTCGTGGACGTCCGTTAATAGACCCCATTTCTTCGATGACGCTAAGATCATCGATTGAGATTACCATACCATCTATTTCATATGGAATCTCGTCTCTTCTTGAAGCTTCATGAGTATATATTTTCTTTATGGAGTCTATTTCTTTACTTTTCGTGAACGGCGGAGTTTTGAAACCATTTTCATCAAGTAGTCCCATTGCTAAAAACAGTGTTTCTGGCTGCTCAGACTTCTCAAAATGAACCCAATAAGCGAGGAACTCTAAGTCTCTACATGCTTCTCCCTCGCCTTTCTTCTCTCGTACTTTTCCAGCCGCTGTATTGCGCGGATTGGCATATTCTTCTGCATACTTTTTCGTGAAGACGTCTTTCATCATCACGATTTCGCCACGGACTATCATATTTATCGGATTTTTTAAAGAGCTTGGTACCGATGGTACTTTCGATATATTCGACGTCACGTCTTCACCGATTACTCCGTCACCTCGCGTGACGCATCTTACTAACCTACCTTCTTGATAGACGAGTTCCATTGATGACCCGTCAATTTTATGGGTGATGACCCATGACCCAACATTTTGTGTCTTTGACACCCACTCATCTAGTTCTTTTTCGGAGTTTGCTTTTGCGAGTGACCCCATCGGAATCTCGTGACGGACTTTTTGCCAAACTGATATTTGCGATGGTGCTGCCCCGATAGCCATCACCTCTTCGTCGTCGGGAGATAACCTGGAAAGTTCGTCTTTTGCTGCATCGAACTCTTGGTCAGATACGATCGGTATAAGATTATAATATGCTTCGCGCCATCTCTTTAGATTTGATTTTAATTCGTTAATGTCTTTTGTCATACTACTGGTACTCTCTCCAACCTAAATTTACATTTCTAAGCCCTTTTTGCTCTTTGATGTTAGGTAGTTTGAACACGGTATGGTAACCTATGGTCACCGCAGCTCTTACTACGTCCAATGTTTCGTTTCAGAGGTTTAGAGTTTATGAGGATCCTGATACCAGCGAAGTTGCGGAAGAGTTTGACGCGTTTTCTGATGCGTTGAATTTCAGGGCCAACCCTGGGTCACGGATTATTAGTAATGGGATTGTTTTGGCGATTTCTGTAGATCACAAATGGAAGCTCACATCAGACGGTATGAAAATTCAACATTCAAATAATGCGCCTAACAAGTCTGGACGAGTTAGTGCGCGAAGCCGTGTCGGATTCTCTTCTGTCGCCTCGGAAGTTCAGGTGGCTCTTTCTAGCCACGTGGCCTCTGAAGACCGGGATGCTGAGTGGCAACGCGTTAATTCATACGTAGCGGACGTTTTGAAAGACTCTCACGTCTTATATGCCAAACTTGCTCGTCTTCAAGGTGATTTCTCAGGTGAAGAGTTTCAACGTCTTGCGAAAATTTCACAGGCCGTTTTAACCATCGGTAATGAGTTGTCGGCATTTTCAAAAGCCTTCTTTGATGGTAAGTATGAAATGCTCGAATCTGGTTTTACATATGGTGATGAGGGTGGTGCCCCTATCCCGAATGCTCAAAACCCGGAAGATGCCGAGGCAGGTGCCGGTGGCACCCCCGCTGAATCCTATGACGCCGGTCTTCCTTCCTTTGATGAAGATGGCAATATCGAGGAAGAGGGCGGGGAAGAGGGCGGGGAAGAGGGCGGTGAGGAAGAAGTTCCAGACTACGAGTCTCAGGAGCAGGAGCAGGAGCAGGAGCAGGAGCAGGAGGAATAGTCCTTGGAAATTTGACACCCTGTCCTGTACTTTTCTAAATGGGAAACCAGGACAACTTCAAAATTCCAGATTTCTGCCCTGTATGTAACGGACCTACATCCGCTGAAGGCTTCTTTCTTTGGTGTCGAAGTAAATCTTGCCCCGCAAAACTTGCTGGGTCCGTGAAAGTTTGGATCAAAAGACTCGGGCTTCTTCATTGGGGAGAAGCCCTTGTGGACCAGCTTACTGATCCGGACGATCCACGAATACAGTCGATTGCGGACCTATACAGGCTTACGATCGATGACCTGATACCATGTACTTCAGGTCAGAAGATGGCTCAGAAGTGTTATGAAGTTCTTCATGCTGGGAAGAAAATCCCTCTTGAACTTCTCCTCGCTTCGCTTAACATCCCAAATTTTGCACTTGCTACAGCTACCGATATTGTCCAGGCGGGATATGACACGGTTGAGAAATGTCTTTCTCTTACGTATGAAGACCTTTTAAAGGTACCAAATGTTGGTGAAGTGACTGCCAGACAAGTATTCGATGGCATCCAGGAACGTCGATGTGTTATACTGGAGTTGACTGAGGTTCTCGATATTCAGAAGCCATCTGGCGGGCCACTTGCCGGTAAGTCATTTTGCATAACTGGTTCAACTTCAAAACCTAGGAAAGCCCTCGAGAAACTAATCATGGAGGCTGGCGGTGTTGCTAAGAGTTCCGTTGGTTCCGGCCTTTCATTCCTTGTAACGAATAGTTTAGACACCACTAGCTCTAAGATGCAAAATGCTAAGAAACACGGTGTTCATATAATTTCCGAGAATGACTTAAACCAAATGATTAATTCTATCGCTTCTTGATGTAAGTTTCATTATTCATGGAACAGATTACCGCAAAGATATCTGGTGTGCAATTCCAGAATCGCCAAACGGGTTTTTACATACTACGGGTCATTCTTGATGGTGCTCGTCAATCGGTTGTTCGTGGTACTTTTCCCGGAGTTTCCATATCTTCTGGCCTCAAGGTTAAATTCACTGGAGGTTATGAAACTCACGAAAAATATGGGAAGCAGTTTAGTGCAACAGGGTGTGAGGTCATTTTAGAAAAGGGTAGAAATGGCATAGTTACGTACCTCATGTCCAATGTTCCATCTGTTGGCATGATAACCGCCACTAAACTTTATGAAGCTTTGGGTGATGAACTCGTTAATGTTCTTAACGATGATCCAAATCAAATCAGACAGTTACCTTTTCTTACTAAAACTCAGTCTGACGCGATAGTTAAAGAATGGACTAATGCTTCTGAGAACCGGACCGTAGCAATTTTTCTAACAGATCTCGGTTTCAATGCTTTGCAAATTAGAAACATTTTTTCAAAATTTGGCGTAAAAACCAAAGAAATTTTTAGTTCAGACCCTTACAGGCTATGTGAGTGTAATGGCGTCGGTTTCGCTACTGCTGACAACGCGGCTCAAAAAACCGGTATCGGTGTAGATGACCTGAGACGCGTTCGAGCCATGATACTGTTTGCGATGCGCGAACTGTCATCATCTGACGGGCATGTATACTGCACATCTAATCAAATTCTGACGTACATACTTAAAAAGATGTTTCGAAGGAACTCCATAAGTTCTTTCTCTCATGGTGAGTACATGTCTGACTCACACTTCTTCTTGGGTTTAAAATCTCTACAAGACTCCGATGATGTGGTTAGTGCTGATGACCACATTTATCTATCAAGTCATTGGGTTCATGAATCCACTGCTGCTGAGTGCATTGCTGAAATAATCCGTCAGCCTCCGCGTCCGATGGGTGACCTCAGGGACACTCTTAGTGAATTTGAAAAATCTAGCGGCACGTCGTTCTCAACTGAACAACGTGATGCGTTTCTTTTGCTTGAACGTTCAAGATTTTGTGTGGTTTCAGGTTATCCTGGAACTGGTAAAACAACTCTTGTTTCAGCATTTGTCAACTTATTTGAGAAAGCTGGTCTTCACTACGTTCTCATGTCTCCGACCGGAATCGCTTCAAAGCGTTTGTCTCAAGTAACTGGGAAACCTGCTTTCACCATTCACAGGGCTCTCGGGTTCAAAAAGGACGGTAGTTGGGAATTTAACTCTGATAATCGTTTCCACTCGGATGCTATAATCGTTGACGAAGTGTCAATGGTTGACGCATCAACTCTATATCATCTCATGTCATCTTTGCCTTCTACCACCATTGTCATTATGGTTGGAGACTCCGCTCAGCTTCCATCTGTCGGTGCTGGTTATGTCTTGAACAACCTTATGCAGTGTTCTGACGTTCCGCACGTTTCACTCACCCGCGTATATCGACAAGAAAAACAATCTGATATCATAACCGTCGCTCACTCCATTTTGAAAGGTGAACCGGTTGACACGAAGACTAACGCGTCTTCACAATTTGTATTTCTTAATCTGCCTATTGAAGTAGTTGCAGATGAGATATGTAAAATGTCGTCGATCTTGAAAGATAGGAGTATGAACTTTCAGGTCATAGCTCCGATGTACGACGGAGAACTTGGTGTTGACACTCTCAATAAACGTCTTCGAGAGGTTTTAAACCCTGATTTCGTTTCCGAAAAAGCGGCAAAACTTAAACATGGTAACGTTGACATGTTTGAAGGTGATCGCGTAATGATCGTGAAAAACGATTATGATCGGATGATTTTCAACGGTGACGTCGGGAAAGTTACTCGAATTTCGATTAAACAAGACGAAGTAGAAGTTAAGGTTTTTGACTGGTTCGATAACGATTCTATTATCGCGAGATATATCGACAAAGTTTTCTTGTTTAAAATCGAAGAAGCCCGAAGTATGCTAAAAGTTGCATACGCCTGTACTGCCCACAAAGTTCAAGGACAAGAATTTGACTTTGTCTTGATGCCAATGACGATGCAGTATGGTATCATGCTGTATAAGAATTTAGTTTATACTGCAATTACTCGTGCTAAGAAAAAAGTCTTTTTATTTGGCGATCCCAAAGCTTTTTCTTTTGCCGTCCATAACGAACGAGATACGACCCGAAATTCAAATCTCGGAAATATTGTAAGTGACATTATTTCTGATGATGTGACAACACAAGTAGCGTGAAGAGGTTATCATGAAAATAGAAACAGACGGTTGGGTACACAACGACGGCTTGATTAAGTTCACTAGAGGTTCGACAACGAACCAAAGTGGGCCTATGAAAAAAGAGAACGTTCGAATCATCGTGGCCCACTGGACTGGAGGACACTCCGCAAACGGGGCTATGGCTTGGTTATCTAACCCCGCTGCTAAGGCGTCGGCACACTTTGTTGTGGGGCGCAGTGGAGAGCTTGGTCAGTTGGTTAGTGTGAAGGACATTGCATGGCACGCAGGTGAGTCGAGCTGGTCTAAATCCGCCTGGCCTGAAGTTCCGCATGTTCCCTCTGCTAGTCAGGCGAATGTCATTACTGGTATCAATAAGTATAGCATCGGCATTGAGTTCGTGAACCTTGGAAAGCTCAAAAAGAACGAGGCAGGTAAATTCATTTCATCAACAGGCAAGGAAGTTGACTCTTCTCAGGTGGTTCAGGGTGACGATGGTAAATACTATCAGTCATACACCAATGACCAGATTGAGACGGGACTTGCCCTAATGATGGCGATCAAAGCCTTCTATCCAGATGTTGTGGAGCTGATCGGGCACTCTGATATCGCACCAACTCGAAAGACTGATCCTGGTCCCGAGTTCCCGTTTGCTTTTTACCGTGCGCGCCTGTTTGGACGTCATGATGGTGATGAATCTGTTGCATGATTTCTAAGATATCTGCTGAATGTAACGTCTTGTATGTCCGAAATACGATTCCTTACATCATCAGATGAACATTTAGCAGATTTAAACCCCGGATTTCGTAAAGATGACTACCGCGCATCGATTCTTAAGAAGCTTGAGTGGCAAGGGGATATAGCCCGGAAATTCGGTGCTTCTGCTGTTCTTCGTGGTGGTGATTTCTTTCATGTAAAAGCCGCAAACAAAACGACGTATGCCACTACGTCGATGGCTGCTGAAATACATCGTCATTATTCATGTCCGACATATGCCATGGCCGGTAACCATGACATGTCAAATAACGACCCTGCCTCTATCCATAGACAACCTCTTGGGGTTCTCTTAAAAAGTGGTGTTTTCAGACTACTTCGAGACGAGTCGTTTGTTGACGGAACGATGAATGTTAGGGTTGTCGGTGTTGAATACACGACAGACCTCGCTGCTGAAGGTCTAGCTGAGATCGTAAGGAAACGCCCCGGGGATACCTATACGGTGGCATTCGTTCATGCTCTCGCTTCCATGGCTCCTCCAGAGCGCATTCAGTCATTTTTCAATGAAAACATTTTTGATTATCGTGACTTGATATTCGAAGGATGCCCCGATGTGTATATTTTTGGACACTACCATAAAGATCAGGGTATTGTTGAGCATATGGGGGTTAAATTCGTGAACCTCGGTGCCATATCTCGTGGCGCTTTAACATTTGAGAATTTAGATCGTAAACCGAAGGTCAGTCTCATAAAGGCTGATTCTCATGGTATTACGGTTGAGGAACATATCGTCCCACACGAAGATTCATCTAAAGTCTTTGATCTCGAGCTAAAAAAGAAAATAGATGACGAACGTCGTTCTTTGAATGAATTCATTACCCAGCTTCAGGAAAACAGAGATCTTGTGTCGGAGGCTTCCGTTAACCTTCGTAAGAAAGAACTTGACAAATTTCCTCAGGATGTTAGAGACCTTGCTCTTGAACTTATTGAAGCTGCAGAAGCAGGGGTCGCTGATGATGACTCTTGATGAATATCGGTTTCCGAAAGTTTTATAAATGAATTATGATATCTACCTAAGTTATTCTGGGTTCAACACGTACAAAATCTGTCCGCTTATGTATGAGTTTCGGTATATCAAGAAGGAACCTGTTGTTAGAGATCCGAGATCTGCAATGTTTGGATCCGTCATTGGGAAGGTTCTTGAATGGTTTTACAATGATAAAATCTGGTCTGAACGAGACCCGATATCATCTGCCATGGGTCGTATTGACGAAGCTATTGACTTAATATTTTTGGGTGAAAAGTTTGATCGATTTTCTGATCCTGCCTTTGTTAACATCCTTCGTATGGATGTTATGACATATCTACCGAGGGCTATCGAAACTATCAAATCAAATCAATTATTGACAACAAATAGTCATGCAGAGAATGACCTCACCGTTGTTTATGGTAATGAAAAATACGGAATGACTTTGAAACTAGGTGGTCGTGCTGATTTTTGTCATTCAAAAGACCGACTAGATGTATGGATTTTGGACGGTAAGGGCTCTAAATACCGTGAAAAATATGTAGACTCTGATCAACTCATTTGGTATGCTGTTCAGCATTACATTAAATATCATGTAGCTCCGACACGACTCGGATTTATTTTTTGGAAGTTTCCGGATGACCCAATAAAATGGATAGACTATGATGAATCACACATGCGAATTCTTCTCGATAACGTTTTTGGTGTTGCTAAGAAAATAACTCTCAAAGTGTTTAACTCTACACCATCTGGTGGGTGTCACAGATGTGATTACAGAGAAAAATGTGAAGACGGTAGAAAGTATATCGCTCACAGACGTGTGGAAACAGGTGGACGCATTATTGACTCAATATTTGATATTGAGTCTGCGTAGTGTAATGTCCATTTTGCGGAGGAATCATGGAAACTGAACCCGATATCGAAGAACTTGAACTAAGGTATAAATCGCTTTTGAGTAGGGGTAATAACCTATCACAGGACAAAATCAGGATTGACGCAGCTCAATCTGAGAATAAACGTACTCTCAAAACTCTGATAGAAGAGTGTAAAAAGCTCGGATATAATCCTGACACTATCCAAGAAGACATTCGACGCTCAAAGGAAGTGCTTGTGATTAAACTTGATAACTATAAAGCTGACCTTGATGTTGCCGAATCCATTCTGAAGCCCATGATGAAGGAGATCTCTGGTTAACGTGAAAAAACTTTCTTTCATTCCGGAAGACCTTCGTCGTGGCTTTGCCATCGCAAAGCTTGTTCGCCCGGTATCCGGTGACTATGTGCTTCGTATTGTCGGGAACGATCTGTGGATAAGTTCCACAGATCGTCGTCGACAAATTCATTCTATTATATCTTCACAACATCCAGATCTAAACGAAGACTCTCCCGGTGATTTCTATCTTTCCATGGATAGGGCCGCGCTTTTCGATAGTGATCTGACACAAGTTACGCTTTCTACTACAGAAAAAGGTCTTGTGATAAAAGCGGAGGGTGATGGTCAAACACGTCAGGCAGTTGTTAAAAAGAGGATTGACTCGGCAAGAAGATCCCCGATGCCGTCAAAACCGTCTGTTTCTGGTTCTTCCGTTCCAGCGAAAAAATTTGAAGAACTTCTCCATCAACTTTCATGTTCTGCTACAGTAAAAGGTACGAAAACGGACGAAGACCGCAGGGTTAATCAAGTTCATTTCTACCCACTTGATGGGTGTGGTTCATCCAACGCACGTATATATGCAACGGTAGCATATATGGATGGTCTATCGCTCGAACTTTCTATCGTATCGGACGATCTTCCGATCATGCGCAATTTCTGTTCTAAAATAACCGGTAGTAATATTATTATAGGTCAAGATCAAACTCGCATGTTTCTTTATGACCCGAAATCTGGGTCTGTGGCTTCATTTAGTCGAGTTTCTTGTAATAAACCAGAACTTCAAGTTTTGTCTGAAGACGGGTATGAAATCGAATTTAAAGTTGATAGGTCAAAATTAGCCAAAGCCATACAATGGGCGAATATGGCTCGCGAGGGTACGAGACGAGTTACGTTTAAACTGTCTAATGACTCCATGGTCATGATCTGTAACAATCAAGAGGTTTCAAGTCTTCCTGTTGTCTTTGTGTCCGGTGATTCAATGTCTGCTGATTTTCCTATCGATACTTTGTCTGAAATAATTCCATATATTTCATCTGACAAAGTAATGATGAGGTTCAAACATAAGGTGTCACCGACAATACTGGAATTATGTGAATTTTTGGGTCCTGACGAAAAAGGTTCCGGAATAAGATCTCGTCATTTCTTGCAGTCCATGAAAGAGAGGGGAAATGGATGACCTACTTGAAAGATTTGATCATTTAAAGGATGGCGTTTCTAGACTTAAGTCTTATCGAGATATTTTGGTTTTTCAGGCTTCTGAAGCCGACACGTCTGAGAAAGAATTCAAGTATAGCGCAGATTTACATCAAAAATGTACCGAAATTTTCAAGACATGGTTAGAAGACTCCCTCACTAAGAACGTTGATTCTATTGCCCAGCTTGCTACTACGGGCCTTAGGCACGTCCTCGGTGACCAAGAGCTTTCCTTTCATATACGTCAAGACCCGCAAAAAAACCGCCTAGCCATGCGTTTTGTTGTTGAGGAAGACGGAAATGAAGGTGATCCATTAGCTTCATTCGGTGGTGGAGCAGCCGTCGTCATTTCTTTGGTTTTGCGGCTTGCTGTTATGGCTCGTATGGGCATGGGGAACCTTCTTCTCCTCGATGAGTCGATGGCTGCATTGTGGAATGGTTATGTACCGTCGTGTGCCGAGTTCATGCGGCAGTTATCGGAACAAACCGGAATTAACATCTTGATGGTTACTCACAACCCGGAATTCATTTCTAATGCTCATGTGGCCTATGAAGGTCATAAAGACGGAAGTTTAAAGCTTAGACGTGTTAAATCCGGTGGTCTTGGAGATGGGCCTTGAAAACTAAGGAAGATATTGAGAAGAGATTGAAGAAGCTTATGGCTAGATATGCTATAAAGCATATTCGTAGTTCACAAGACAGAAAACATTTGAATTGTGTTTTCAATGAAGTTCATCAAACAGTAGTTCTTCCGTACACTAGAACTAAATCTATTGAGATGCCAGTCGCTCCTAGAGATCAGTCTACCGTCGTTGTTTTTCAAAATGAAAATAATGGTTCTGTCCATCTCTGCATGTACGGATCTGAAGACTCTAAGAATTGGAAAGGTTCTATATGCGACTCTGATGAAGTTTCTCTTTCTTGCCCCATGTTTAAGCCTAGAACTAGCATTCAAGAATCGAAGAAAGAATTTATCGAACATCTCGCTGATGACGAGTATGTGTTCAATAATTATAGGGACATGGCAACTCTTCAATGGGTTCTTGGAGAGCGCGTCCACGAAATGTCGTTATCACTTTTTGATCGATTTAATATTTGGTTTAAGTCATTATTTATTGGTGTGAAAAACCCAGTCCCTGACGCCACTGTTTATCTTCCTGATGATATATGGGACGACTAACTTGATTTTACTTCAAATACTTGATCATGATCTTCATAGATCAAAACGCGGAGTTGAAGGAACGGTTTTTTGGATTGAAATACCGTCAAAGCCTTCTTTTCTTCCCGCCATCGTTAGCCTGTCAACTCCAAAGTTTACCGTATCAAGAAAAATATCGAATGGATTGATAAGATCTGGTGTTTTTAGTCATGACCAGGATCGTCTTGACGAACTGATCCCTGATCTCATGTCTGCCGCATACTCTTTATCAAAAGAGGAGAAATGGGACAATATACATCGAACTGCAAAATCTGCATTCGATTGGCTTCAAAAACAAAGTGGAACTGAGGCCCAGCCTCATTGCGTTCTTGTTCCATCATCATGGAGTCAATCACAATTTGATGAGTGGGCTGGAAAAACAAATATCACTCGTGGGAATGTCTCGTCTCATTCTGGCTCTACTATGGACGCCGTTGTAGTTTATAAGAAGATTTGTCGAGTCCATCGATGCGGTGTAGCCTTTCCTGTTTTCTTGTCAAGACCAGACTTTGTTGGTATGTATACTCAAATCCTAGGTGGAAAAACAAGCATAATCCTTCATAACGTTAAACTCGGCATGGCCTTTTGTGCCCCTTCAGATAATTAAACTGTGTTCATAGACCAATTCGTATCATGGGCTAACTCCCAACTTGATGACTCGGAACGCGCCCAGGAATACCTTCTTGGTCGTGGCATATCGAAGAATCAATGGGCAAAGCATAAAATTGGTTTTGTTGGTGGAGAATTTGATGTAGACCAATCACTTGACCCCGGTCACGGTGATGTATGTATGGACCGAGAAAAGAAACACTTGTGGTGTGATTCTTGTCACTATCAGAGCTGGTCTTCTACGTGGGAATCTGTTGAGAATGAAGAGAAAAAAGTAAGAATTGTTGGTCGTCGAATAATAAATAATATTGTTTTTCCCATAACATCATATTCTGGTAACACGATCGGGTTTCAAATAAGGTCGTTAGAACGGAAAGAGCATGACACCTTCGCTATAAGAAGACGTCCGGAAGGTTATTTTTTCGGAATTGGTCCAAACATGGAAACAATTTGGAATTCTCGCGAAATTGTTCTTGTTGAAGGCCCATCAGACCAACTTATTATGGAACGCCTCGTCCGTCCGGACGTTGTTGCTCTTACAACATCCGGTGCAAGTGTTCTACAAATTAAATTCTTGAAGCGATTTGTTCGTAAAATATATCTATGCCTTGACTTGGATAAACCCGGTAGGGAAGGCGTACAAAATTTCATTAAACACTATGGTTTTGATTTTGATATCGTTAATGTCAGATATCAACATTCCTGTAGTGGTAAGGATTGTAATGACATATGGTCACGTATTGGCGATGATGCTTTTCGTGTTCATATGCTTCGATGTTTTTCTTGACTGGAAAAACGTTCATCGTTAGTGTAACTTAACGGGTTGTCATCATACTGAAGGAATCACATGTCAAACATTCAAAACGCGTCTACGATTAAACAAGAAAATGATGCCGTTCGTAACAAGAAGGAACGAGTGGCTCCAGAGCCTCTCATCATTGGTGACTTTGAATCCGTTGCAGAAATCGCGAAAAAACTCATCGCAAAACATCATCCAGAGCTAATTAGCGCGAACATCGTTTACCTTTGTAGAAACAAGGCTGCAAAGAGTGCGGGAAGGCTCGTTCCTGGACATGTAAAGAAAGCTTCTCCGACTGACGCTCACATATCACGCTCTTATTTTTCTGAGAATGATGAAGATAATCAAGAAGCAAATCTAATAATTACTATAGCTCTTGAGGTTTGGAATAATTTGCAAGCAGGCCAGCGTGTCGCCTTGGTTGACCACCTACTCACAAGATGTGTTGGTACTGAAGATGAGAAAAGTGGTGAAATGAGGTACAGCATTCGTCCCCCTCAGGTTCAAGAATTTCCGGAAGTAGCTGAACGTCATGGTAGATGGAATGACGAATTATCTGAATTGCTTGATTGTATGAAGGATCGGTGATGATATCCACCGTTAGGTCTGTTTAATAACTTGGAACCTATTGATTTAAAATACCGCCCGAGGAAATTTCGAGACGTCATTGGAAATCAAGGCGTCGTGAAATTGCTTTTGCGTAGGTCTTCCTCCGGTACTTTATCCGGCAGGTCCATGATGTTTGGTGGTCCGAAAGGCTGTGGAAAAACGTCCTTAGCTCGTATTACTGCCATGGCGGTTACGTGTGATGACCTCGTTGACGGTGAACCATGTGGTGTTTGTACTTCATGTGAATCTATAGTTCTCGAATCATCATTGAATGTAGATGAATTTGACGCTGCTACACAAGGGACCGTAGATCGTATTCGTTCTATCATTTCTGACCTAGAGTATGGATCTGTTGGCGGGAAACCAAGGGTTGTCATTTTGGATGAGGCTCAACGTCTCTCCAAAGCTGCTCAAGACGCTTTATTGAAATCAGTAGAAGATCGTAGGTTTGTCGTCATTCTATGTACGACCGAACCATATAAAATCGGGGAAGCGATCCGATCAAGGCTTGAAGAATATCCCATATCTCCTCCTCCTGAAAAAGATGTTGTTGCTAGACTTGAACTCATATGTAAAGCAGAGGGTATTCCGTACGATCTTGATGCTTTGAGCATCGTATCGAATCACAACAAATGTTGTCCTCGTACCTGTCTCACATCTCTCGATACACTTTGTACTCTCGGAGGAGTCAGTGTCTCTATTGTAACGGATTTGTTCCGTTACAATTCCATGAAAACTCTTGCTGACATCCTTTCTAATGTTGACTCTGACCCGGCGACTGCTTTCGAAAAACTTGATGACCTATTTTCTCACGAGGGACCTACTTGGGTTCGTGATAACATAATCGCGGCAATTTCAAGTTCTCTTCGTGTTGCTATCGGTGCTAAGTCTACTTATCCGGTTCCGGTAAACTTTTTCCAATTTCGTGGACTTCAATGGGGGGACCTTGCCCGTTCTTTAGGTTCTCTCGACAAACCTACCCCTCATGATATAGAAGCTTCGATAATTTCAACTGGAAGAGCTGTCGTCCGTACTACTGTTCTTGACGTACCTGTCCTCTTCATTCCTGTCGCTCCTATTCCTTCGGTCATCGAACCCGTTATTACTGGCTGGAAGAGCCCTCCAGCCCCTCCTCCAGCCCCTCCTGTTGTTATTACCGATTCAGCCCCTCCTCCAGCCCCTCCAGCCCCTCCAGCCCCTCCAGCCCCTCGAAAACCGGTTCTTGTTGAACTACCGGCCAGGTCATTGATGGTTGATGGTGTGAATTTTACTCATGACGAGAAATTAACATCTTTGGATCATAAAGTTGGATTTAGTACCCCTCCACCTACATCCACTCCCCTAACTGCGGACGTGGATTTTGACAAACTTAAAATACCAATTCCTGAAAAAGAATTTTCACGTGGTTTGATCGATAGGTTTAAACCACCAACTTCTTGACTGTTGTTGCATGCGTAAAGTAACGCATGGTTAACCCAACTAAATCCGGAAAAACCCCTAAAATAAACTCTGCGTCCGATGGCAAGACTGTTCCTGTTGTTCCCGAGAAGCCAAAAACTGCTTTTTCTCACTGCGGGAAATGGGTAATTGTTCAACTTACCCCTCTCGGTGAGAGAGAGAAAAATATAAACTTGATTGTGCGGTCTGCTCACCGCATTCTCGGAAAACAGTTGGAGGTATTCATCCCCGCCGTATCTCAAAAAGTTAGAGATGAATCCCAAACTATGTTTTACATGGATGGGTATGTTTTCGTTAGTCATGTTGAAGGCATCCCATACCTAAAACTTTCTGATACTATGTATTTTAGCTCGGTCCTGATTCAAACTACCACCATAAACGGTGTTCGGAAGAGAACGTTTTCACTTTTAAGTGATAACGACATTGCTCCGATGAAAGCTGGCATGCAGACACTAAAGCTCGGATCTTTCAAAGAGGGTCAGTCTGTAAAGATTGTTAAAGGAAATTTCAAAAATCTTCAGGCTAAGGTTTCGTACATACACGAAGGCGGGGAAAGTGCTCAGGTTCACGTTAAACTCAGGAGCAAACCGATCCTCATAGACTTCCCGGTTTCTTATCTAAAGGCGATTGAGGAATGAGACGACCCGGTGGACTAGAACGTCATGTTCTTGTTGATGGTAACAATCTTATCCATCGTGCTTACTATGCTTATGTCAATTCTCGTTATGAACGCGGAGAACCTCTTCTTTCCGGTCCTGGAGGATATCCGACCGGTGTCATTTATGGCTCTCTCTTCATGTTGTCAAGTTGGCTTTACTCTATTCCTGACATCACTAAAATATCGATTTTCTTCGATGGTTATTCTAAGCGAAGGAAGACACTTGACCCTGAGTATAAATCAAATCGAGACTTGAACTCTGATCGTGGATTGAAACTCACTAGTTCTTCATCTGCCGTCTGTCTCAATAAGGTACTCCTCGACGGATACTCTTCTTCTAGTGAAGTTGATACTTTATCACACATTTTCTCTCTTCTCGGATGTGACGTTTATCACGACCCGAATGAAGAAGCTGATGACCTTATTGCTAGTTTTTGCCGATCCAATCGAGACTCTGTTAGAGTCATAGTATCAGCTGACAAGGATTTCTTCCAACTTCTCGTTGATCCGCGTGTTGCATGTTATGTCCCCGGAATAGACGGCGATAGATTTTTTGACGCTGAAAAATCAGCCAAACACTGGGCTCGTATGAACAAGGGTAGCCATCCCGCTGTTTTACCGTCACACGTTCGTATGTTCAAGGCTCTTTGCGGTGACTCGTCTGACGGAATACACGGAGTCGAGCGACTTCGAAAGAAAGTTGCTGTTTCTCTGTGCCATCATCAGAGCATCGATGATTTATACGCCAGTGGTCTCCCCGGTATGTCTCCTTCTGAACGAGACAAAGCCGTTCTCATGCGCGATCGCATTCGTCTCAATTATGACCTGGTCGGTCTTGATGAGTCTATTGACTTATCCTCTCGTATTAGAGAACCTGGTCGACCGAGTTTTTCGTTGGCTACCGATATTCTGCATCAAGATCTCGGAATTATGTCGGTAGACATATTACCATTCAAGATAGGGGTTTCAATTCCCCTACAGTCTCCGGAACCGATTCCGAGAGAATCGTGGCTTTCTGACATTATCGACTGAACCTTTCCAGAAGGAAGCGTGTTATGCTTGTGACTGCTGATCAACTGATTCTACACGCCTTTGGTGATTATGTTACTCAAAGCGATTGGATGGCCACGGAGAAGACCAAACGGTCTGTAGCGGCGGTGGTTCATGCCATCGTATACACATTGCCATTCTTTTTTCTTCAACCATCTTGGCAAGCGTTAACGTTCATAGCGGGAACGCACTTTATTATCGACCGTTGGCGGCTGGCTCGGTATGTTGTCTGGGCTAAGAACTGGCTAGCTCCTTGGTCTGTGTGCCCGGGCATTGATGCCAGCGTCACGGTGGTTGGAATCCAAACATCGGGGTGTCGAAACCTGCAAAGTCATTTTGCACATCCTGTTGCGCCAACCCCGCCATGGGCAGAGTGTCAGGCCACCGGCTACCCGCCTGATCGTCCCATATGGCTCGCGTTCTGGCTTATGATCATTGTGGACAATCTAATGCACGTTTGTTGTAACGCTGTAGCTCTGAAGTGGTTATAATAACTAGCCAGAGTTTGGTTGTTTTGAAATGACTGTGTGCGAAAGAACATATCTGTCTGGTAGTGTTATCCAGACAGATTTTTGATCTGCTCTCCAATACCCAGACAAATATGTATACAGACTGCGGAACTCCGCTAAATAATACAAATACTGGATACTACCATGGGCGTTGCCTGTGTTTTAGTTGGAGAGTAAATGTCAACACATGTCCTGATCCAAGATCCGAATAGTCTGTCATCAAGGTTTAGCAACGAAGATCGTTTAGGTTACGACCGAGAATCGGAGGATATCAATAATCTGATTGAGCGTAACCTCGCTCCTGATGATGAAGAAGATATCTCGATCGACGGGCAGCCTCTAGACTTCGATTCCATATCTAGGTATTTGGAAAGGATCCCTTCTCGGGAAGCTGATCTAATCTGTTTATACCATAAAGATAAGATGAAGCAAGAGCAAATTGCAAAATTATTCGGAATTACTCAGGCTGCAGTCTCATATCGTTTACACAGAGGAATTAGGCGCATTCAGTTTTTGCGTACTATTCCTGAACTTGAACGTGATCAGTTCGAACTTGAACTTGGTCCGAAATTTTGCGAACAAGACCGGGAAATACTGTGGAGAATGCACGAGACGACTTGCCAATCGGAAATCGCTAAACAGATGAATTTAACCCAGGGTCGGGTTCGCCACAGGTTCTTTCGCGCTCTTCAGAAAATCAAGGACCTTATTGCCGACGAGGCTCGAGAGAAGCAGGTTCACATCCAAATGCTTCGAAAACAGGGTCGTAGCGCAGACGAAATCCTGATTGCGGAAAAAGCTCTTGATGATGCAATTAACAACTCTAAGTATGGAAAATACTGGACCGTATATTTCGCTATCTCAGACAGGCATTTCAACATACTTCATGAAGTTTCACTCCCCCAGTTTAGAGACCGCGGTGACGCTCAAATTTTGACCATATCGGGATGACTATTTAAATTACTGTCATAAATTTCTTATTTCTAATGTAAATTCTGGAATGACCCATCCTGACCTTGAACGATTCAAAATCTCCCAGTCGTTTGTTAAAGGTGAATACGGTCGGTTAACGAATCAGTCAGTCGTTACGGCGCTATGTGAGTGTGGTGCTGAAGTCCAGATAAAAATCGCATCTTTACTTCGCACTATTAAGCGTGTTGGTAAGTATAGATGTCTTTCTTGTGGTGTGAAAGAGAAAAGTCTGGACCCTGGTTATCTTGCCTCCATATCCGCAGGTGTCAGAAAATCGTGGTCCGATGATCGTTGCTCTCAACAGTCGGACATTTCCAAAAATTTATGGGCAAATGATTTATTTCGTAAGAAGATTACGGAATCTTCGACAAAGACGTGGAGTAACCCTCAGATCAGGAATGAAGCCTCCATAAGAACTACTGAACTGTGGAAAACAGAAGAATTTCGTGATAACCAAAAAGTTGATCAGAACGAACGTGACGCTCGTTCTGAACGCGCTAAGTCTATGTGGTTAGACCCTGAGTATGTGAAACGTCAACTTGATGTTAAAGCATCAGATAAACACGTTGAACTACAACGGACTCTTGCTATTGAAAGATGGAATAATGATGAATACCGTAGCAGTGTAATTGATTCCATTGCTTTGTTTTGGAAAGGTAATGACGTTGCCATTAAAGAAGCATCCGATAGAGCCAAATCATTTTTGGAAGACCCTGAATATCGAGAAAAAATAAAGAAAGCAAACGAAGACCCTGATCTTCTTCGCTTAAAGTCGGATAACGCAACTCGTCAGTGGGCAGACCCAAAATCCAGGAAGTGTCTTCTTGATGGATTACATAAAGCTTTCCTTAATCCTGCATATAGGGAAGCCATATCAGTTGCCAGTAAAGCTCGTTGGCAGGACGACGAGTATAGGAAGAGACAAGCCGTCGCTCGTTCTGAAATTCTTTCCAATGGTAAAGACAGCATTCTCGAACGAACGACTCAAACTCTTCTTGATGCTCTTAATATTAAATATATTCGTCACCATGTACTTGGATATTTCGAATTTGACTTATTCATTCCGTCGCATAACCTTCTGATCGAATGTAACGGTGAATACTGGCACTCTCTTCGGAAGAGTGCTGACGCCTCGAAATTTACGTACATTGATAAATACTTTTCTGATTTAAAAATCATGTACCTTTGGGAACGTGATTTCTTGAACCCTGGTCTCATTCGGCAAAAATTGGTTCGTGCCCTCTTTAATGAGGAAGAAGATAACCAGAATGATTTTTCATTCGACGATATAGTTATTGAAAAAATTGACATTAGAAACATTTTACCTAATTCATATTATTCTCCTCCGGAAGAGTTTTTGCAAAGTTTCCACTATTCTGGATATGGTCGTGCCGCTAAATCTGTTTATGGTGCGTATTTTGGGAATAACTTAATTGCTGTTTGTAAATTTTGCCCTCCTGTCAGGAAGGAATCTGCTACTTCGATGGGTTTCAGTCAGAGTCAGGTATTAGAACTTGATCGATTTTGTATTCATCCAAGTTATCAAAAGAAAAACTTTGCGTCTTGGATGATATCAAGATGTTCCAAGAAAGTTTTCGCGAATTACCCAGGGGTTTTAACTTTAATCAGTTTTTCTGATTCGACTTTTGGGCATACTGGAACTATATATCTCGCTTCCAATTGGGAAGAGATGCACATTGTCCCTTCAGATTATCATTATATAAATCAAGATGGCTTTGTCATACATAAGAAAACTTTATATGGTCACGCTTCACGTCATGGTTCGACTGAGTCGGAATATGCTTCCGAACATGGATATGTGAAGATTTTTGGTAAAGAGAAAAAGAAATTCTGTTTTCGTAGACCTGTAGACAGTTGAGCTTCTTTTCGACATCATAGATTATGGCTACAAGCGTTTCAGCGGGCGGATTTTCATTTGACCTTGACTCTGTCGGGGGTAAATGGTACTGGACCGTCCATGCGAATAACATTCAGGGTGCCAATCAAGTTTACAGAGTTATTGATATAATGTCTCCGTTCGGGCGTTTCTCTGACGTGGAGCTTCCACTACCCGGAGAAGTTGTTTTGGCCATGGCCGACACCCTTCAGCAGGTCCAACAACAGCTTGCACCTCTGTTGGCTCTAATATCCTCCCCCAACCCAGTTAACGTTACGGTCACTGAAGGAGACCCATCCTCCTTCATTTCCACAGTCGTTTTCCAGAATGCCGGAGCTTTCGGTTCTTTCCTTACCGCTACGGCTACTCCGAGCGCTCCATGGCTTCAAGTCGGTCCGACGATCGTTTCCGGTCTTAACAAAAATGAACAAGGTCAGTTTGCTATCAAAGTCGTCCCATCGATTTTGTTATCAACAGGATCTCCGTATTCCGGAAGCGTCGTTCTCCAAGACAACCGTCAACCGGCTACGGTTATAACGCTCAATTTTGGCGTTATAGTTCTTCCGAGACCTGCCATTGCAACGAACGTAACACAAGTCGTTCTTACATATTCCCTCAACCTTGCCACTTCCGGAGGTTCTCAACAAGTCATTGTTTCGAACTCTGGTCCGGCCGGATCTATCCTAAATGCCACTTTGGCGAAGGTTCAAAATCGGAGCCCGTGGCTTCAATTCGTTCCAGCGTCCGTTGGTCCTCTCGCATCTGCGGCGTTTTCACCGGTCACTTTTTCTGTTTTAAGTCCTGGGGTACCCACCACACCAGGGACTTATACTGAAACCATCCTCATTTCTTCCCCAAATGCTTCTAACGGTAACCAGACCGTTGTCGTTAGCATTATAGTGTCTCCATAGGCCCTTCATTGAGTTTAAAATCGAGGTCTTATAGATATGTCTATGTTCAATATTGAGAACCTTAGATTTTCATCTAGTTCCATAGATGATTTCTTCGGTACCCCTCCTATCTTGAAGACGGCTTCTATCGGGAAGACCCGTTTGTCAAGCCTTGTTCAACTTTCCGGCTTCCAAATTATTGCTGGAGACAAACTTGTTAGAGTTTCTCAGCAAGACATGTGGAAACTAGGTCAGGATAATGAGGGATACTATATCGAACGTCTTGTTGATGACAGTGATGGCCCCGTTTTAGGAACATGAGTCAATGACTAAACGGTCAAAAATATCGTCTAAACTAGATGTTATGGACGAACCAACTCTCCATAGTGTAGCTCTTAGGATTGCTGGCTTGAGAGCTATTCCGTCGCATAATCTCAGGACGAGCGGAAAAATTGAATTCGTTAAGGATTCAGGACCAGTAAGACGCGATGTTCGTACTGATGGGTTTAAGTGGACGTCGGGAAATCTTAAGAATCTGGCAAAAATCCTATGGTCCGCTCAGAGAGCACATAGTTATGCCATCGCGTCTTATCGTCTATTTAGCAAGATGCCATCATCGGGGTTTTCTCCCGATGGTCTTCTTGGTGGACGTGGTTATATTCAATCCGTTAAAGACATGAGACAGTCTCTTGCTGCATCGGTTGAAACTTTATCAAGTTTCACTGATACGATTCAAGATGAAATTAACGCGGAACACTGGAAACAGTCATCCGATGAACAAGTTTCTGAAATTGTTAGTGATGTGGAGAAAGTGAAATCTAATCCGGAAGAATTTGTTGATAACGAATTTTCTGATGATCAACAGCCTTTCGATTCCGGACCTTTCGATTCGTATGAAGATTCGGATGAAGATGAACCGATAACTAATCCTTCTCCTGATGATTTTGATGAAGGTTTCGTTCCTGACGAGGATGAGATCGAAGAAGAAGACGACGAAGACGACGAAGACGGATACTGATCACCGGTATGACTTGTTATGAGAGATCCTATTGATTTTTCTGATCGTATCAATACCGTTATTTCGGAATTGAATAAGATTCGTCGTTTTTCTGATTTTTCTTCACGTATTTCTTATGCACTTAAGATGTTGGACAACATTCATGTTGCTGCTGACAACGTATATGATTATTTGATTAGTTTAAATTTAAAACAACTTCAGAAAACAAATAAACGAGATAAATCGGAAGACTCTCGTGAATTTTATGAGCGTCTTCAAGAACAATCAAAACAAGGACCCATATTTAGTAACGCTACACTTCTCGTAATTAAAAATTATCGAGTTAAAATTGATAAAAATACTGCTAAATGGTTAGCAACACAAATTGAAGATGACAGTATTAATCCTCCTACTGAGGATGAACTTAGTAATTTGTTTGACTGGATCCAGGATCAAGAACCTAATCTTACAAAAATCGGTTTTGAAGAAGCCATCGAGGCTTCAGATGAATGGCACGAAGGATTCAATTCTACAGATCAGACGGGTAAATATAAGACAAAGAATGTAGACCATGACTTCGGTGATGGTTTTACGATGGTATCCGTGCCCGTTGAGGATCTAGACGTAGAAGGTAGTCTGATGCAACATTGCGTCGGATCATATAAAAATAAAGTTGAAAAAGGTACTAAAATTTATAGTCTTCGCGACTCTAACAACAAACCTCATGTAACTATTGAAGTTATTGATGACAGAATAAAACAGGCTCGGGGTAAACAGAATGTAGAACCCATTTCGAAATATCGTCCATATGTATGGGAGTGGGCAACATCTAAAAACATATATAGAGGCGTAATTTCGTATGCGCCACTAGAATATTTAGAAGAACTCTCTCGAGATGCGGATCCAGAAATTCGTTCGGATGTTGCCAAGAACCCTAACACTTCTCCCGAAATATTAACCAAACTTGCCGACTGCGTTTTGCCGGGGACTTCCGCAAAGCGTGACACGGACAATGATGTTCTTCAGCAGGTGGCTCTTAACCCAAACACTCCTCCCGAAACCTTAACCAAATTATCTGGTGACACGAATGGATGGGTTCGTGAATGTGTGGCCAGGAACTCCAATACGCCTCTTGAAACCTTAACCCGATTGTCTGGTGACGCGGATTCGGATGTTCGTTCGAGTGTTGCCAGGGGCTCAAATACGCCTCCCGAAACCTTAACCAAGTTATCCAGTGATCCGAGTAACTTTACTCGTCAGGGTGTAGCCAACAACCATAATACGCCTCCTGAAATCTTAGCCAAATTATCCGGTGATGCGGACAGGGGTGTTCGTTATTGTGTGGCCCAGAACCCTAGTACACCTCCCGAAACTTTGACCAAGTTATCCGGTGATGCGGACAGGGGTGTTCGTTATTGTGTGGCCAAGAACCCTAATACACCTCTTGAAATCTTGACCAAGTTATCCGATGACACGGATGAACAGGTTCGTGATAAAGCAAGAAAACGTTTGGAATCTAACACAATAGCATCGTCTGATCGTCGTGTTATTATGAAATCGGAATTGAATAAGATTCGTCGTGTTTCAGATTCTTCTCTCCCGGTATCTACTCTCCCTGGACCACGTGTAGAACACATCGGTCCAGGTCAATCTGGCACTGAGAGTGGTGGTTATGGAGACTCATTTGGGTCTGATGATCCTGCTGGGGAAGATCTTTCTAGTGGGACTAACATGTCGAATCCAATCTATGAAGACTGGGTGATGGATGGCGTCACTGGAGATGATAATCCAACAGATGGTGATCAGACAGTTTTCAAAACTGGTAGTTACGCCGGAAAGAGTCTAAGTATTCTTCGAGTTTCGGCACGTGTAGCATCAATTCCGATTAAAGATAATTACTCATGGCTTCCCGGTTCATTGAACGAGAGAAATTTAAACTACTACGAACTTGGCCTGTCTGACTCAGAAGTTGATTGGATGCGCCAGAATGCGGCCCCCGAATTGCCACCTGGGATCAAGGCTCCGAAAAGAAGAATTAACCCGAAAAGACTTTGGGACGTAAAATTTTAAATGCCTTCATCTCTTCCTACAGAGAACGCTCTCGGAAAAGCGGTTAACGAGTTTGGCGTTGGGACCTACGACTCTGATAACGGTATAACGTCGCGTGGTGAAGACGACGAGGATCCGAAGTCAGAGAATTCGCCACATGGCGATGCTTTACCCGGAACTCACGGGACTGATCCTTTCGGTCCGGACCGTCTTCTGAGTTATCCTCAGTCTTTCTCGTCTAATCGTCGTGTTATTACGCAAGATGGTCGTGTTATCACTGCCGTTGCGTATTCGACGGAACTTGTTAATCAATTGCGTGATAGTTCTTGCCTTCTTCCGGGTGATCAAGACGCCGAAACAACACATCGTCATCCTAAAACGGATAACATTGACTCAGTTATTCCGACAGTTGCTGAAACTGCAGAGTTGCCTGATGACCATGAAAACCCTTCTTCACGTTCTGACTACTACGATCACATGAAGATGGGTTATTCTGGCGATGAATGGGCAGACGAAGACTCCGGTTCATATTCTTCTGAAGAGTCGGACAGCCTTCCCGGAGTCACGAAGAACGAAGTCACGATGGATAACTTCTTGAATTCTCTCGGCAATTTCTGGTCTGGTCATGAAACAGAGGACATATCTGGACCGAGTGGTCACCCATCCGAAGATTTTCTTGAGAATGTTGACTATGATAGAAGTGACCTTCAAGATGGTGGTAGTATTGTCGTATCAACGGATTATTTGGCATTTTCTGATCGAATTTCGTCCGTGCTCGATATACTTGATAACATTCATCTTGCTAATAGTTTAGATTATTTGGTTGATCTAAATTTAAAAAAACTTCAGAAGACAAATAAACGAGACAAATCAGAAGATGCTCGTTCATACTATGAACGTTTGCAAGAATTGGCAAAATCTGGGCCACTATTTAGTGCTGAAACTATTCAAATCATTGAAGATTATAAGATTAAAGAAAAAAACACTGCTAAGTGGTTAGCGACCAAAATCGAGAATGGTTTAGAACCTCCAGAATCGGAAGAGTTAACCAACATATCTGATTGGATTAGAGATCAAGAACCAGATCTTGAAAAACTCGATTTTGAAGAAGCTAAAGAGTTATCAGACGAATGGCATGAAAGTTTTGTTGAATCGGATGAAAGTGTTTCTTACAAAACAAATGATGTAGACTATGACTTTGGTGATGGATACACGATGGTTCTCGTTCCCGTAGAGGACCTAGACGCTGAAGGTACTTTAATGGGTCATTGCGTTGGTTCATACAAAGATCAAGTTGAAAATGGCACCAAGATATTCAGCCTTCGTGACTCCGATAACAAACCACATATAACAATCGAACTTACCGATGATGGCGAAATTGAACAAGTAAAAGGAAAGAAGAACTCAGAACCATCGAAAAAATATCGTTTGTATGTATGGAAGTGGATTGAGAAAAATGGTTTACAGTCAGGAAGAGGTATAAGTTATGCTCCTCCTGAATTCTTTGATGGGTTATCTAATAACTCGAATATACGTGTTCGTAAGGAAATATCCGGTAATGAGAATGCACCTCCAGAAGTGTTGACTAAGTTATCTAATGACGAAAATAACCCTGTTCGTCAGAACATAGCCAAGAATCCTAACACACCTCCAGAGGTGTTGATTAAGTTATCTAATGACGTTGATTATGTAGTTCGTTTGTTTTTGTTAAAGAATCGTAACGTTCCAGTGGAAGTTTTAGTAATATTATCTGACGATGAAAATATTTCAATTCGTTTTGAGATTGCTAAGAATCGTAATACACCTCCAGAGGTGTTGACTAAGTTATCTGATGATGCAAATTATGGCGTCCGTAGTTATGTGTCTAATAATTCTAGTGCGCCTCCAGAAGCACTTGTTAAACTAGCTAACGATGAGGATTCAAGGATTCGTTTTTCCTTATCAAAGAATTCAAAATTACCTGCGGATACTTTGGATAAATTAGCTAACGATCGGGATTACATTGTTCGTTCAGGTGTAGCCAATAATCCGATGACGTCATCAGAGACACTAGATAAACTATCTGATGATGAACACTGGGAGGTTCGTTCGTACGTAGTCAGGAATCCAAATGTTAATCTAAAAATCTTGACTAAACTACATGATGACAAATTCTATACTGTTCGTCAGGGTATTTCTTATAATCATAGAACGCCCCCAGAAACCTTGGCTAAGTTAGTTAATGATGAACGTTGGGAGGTTCGTGATGGTGCGATCAGTAATCCGAATATGTCTCAAGATATCTTGAAAAAAATGGCTAAGAAAGATGGCAAAATTTTTAAATACTTAGCCAAGAGTCCAAAGACATCACCAGAAATATTAAGTGAACTAGCTAGTTATGAAACGGGTCAACGTGTTCTTGTAATTGAAAATCCGAATACGCCTCCAGAAGTGTTGATTGAGTTAGCTAATAATAATAATGGTAATAATCATTGGGATAATGATATTCGTTCGAGTATAGCTTATGTAAAGCATGCACCACCAGAGGTGTTGATTAAGTTATCTGACGATGAAAGTAATCGTGTTCGTGAGGGTGTGGCCGGGAATCCGAATACGCCTGTAGAAATTTTGAATAAACTAGCTAATGACGAGAGTTATGCTGTTCGTCAGAGTTTAGCCAAGAATCCAAATACGTCTCAAAAGATCTTGACTAAATTATCCGAAGATGAAAATGACATAGTTCGCACTAATGTGGCCGGGAATCCGAGTACGTCTCAAGAGGTCTTGACTAAACTAGTTAATGATAGTTTTTGGTATGCTCGTGAAGCAGCAAAAAAACGTTTGAATCTAGCTACCACATTTTCTGACCGGATTTCATCCGCGCTCGATTTATTGAGTAATATTCATCTTGTTAGTTAATAACTTTGTGATGGAGACTGATCATATGGAAAAACGTCGAGCAACTAATATACTATTAGTATCAGATTTAACCCAAGACTTCATGAAGAAGTTTGGGAAGAAGGAATTAACTCGACGACATGTTATGGCGTTCTTGTCAAATCTTAATCAACCACAATTTTTAGCATCGGATATTATCCGGTGCCTAAAACTTCGCCACTCGGTATTCGTGAAAGATGTTCTTGACGAATTTCCCATTGCTAAGACGGCCTCGGATGGTATGGTATCCATATCTTCAATTCTTGGTGAGCTTATCAAATTGGAGACGAGTGCTACCATCCCCGAAACATCTTCTAAACTTAAACACTGCGTTGCGAGCCTTTCGAGCGTAATTGCGGATTTGAAAATGTTAGAGGTTGGTGATGGCAGATAAAAAAGATACTTATACCGAGCGTGGTCTTGGTGACATTTCGACACTGATTCACAATCAGGGGATTTCTGATCTTTCTTGGCTGTCAGTTGATGAAGAAGAGTATAGATCTCTTGAAGCGTTGCCACGTCAGAATCTGGACATAATTCCCGAGCTCCAAAAAGCTCTTGTTGTTGACCCAAAGGATGACGGGGTACCCCATGTCATCCCGTTGCGACCGCACACGATCGTAAACCAGAACCCGATTACGCCGAAGATATCTGACGCGGACCAAACTGTTCCGATTCGAAATCGTGTTGCCAAACTCGTAATGGCTGGTCTTTCTTCTTCAGACATCGAAAAACGAGTCCGTCTTGAATTCGCTCCAGCGGATATTAGATTTGCTTCGGATGCCATCCGTGAAGTCATGCTCGAGCGCGGCGTCCTTGGAAACGTTTATATTGACGCTAGTCATTTCCCGAATGCTCACCGCGACCCGAAAGAACGTAAATACGCTACGACTTTCGGGAAAAATGCAATCTTCGTTATCGGAGGGTGTGGCGGTAGAAATGGATGTAACTGTCATAACACCGGAACATGCTCAACCTTCGGTGGTAAAAAGGTTGTTAGTGAAGTTCCATGGAGTGCGAGTGTTGCCTCCCATTATGCCCCTCGGTTGGCTGCAGAAAAACGACCTTTATCTGTAGACGGTAGCACAATTTCTGGTCGTGAGTGGAAAGATCGTCTTCGGTCTGCTTTCTTGAAGTCTCCGATAGCTCTTCGAGATAGTGAGACTCAGACTTCTCATTATCAGCCTGCTGCCACGAAACAGCGCATTACCAGTGATGATGTGTCTAGTTTCATCGCTGCGAATTCTGTTCAGGCCCCGAAACGTGATAGTGCTCCTTCCTCGTCTTGGGTTAAGTACGCTCGTCGAATGATGCAAGGTGCTGATGACCGTAATGCTTTGGTGGCATCAACGGACCCGAGTCTTCGTGCGCTTGCAAGCGAATATGGCATTCTTGGTCATACGTATTTCGACATTGACGCTCTTGGTGGATGTCGCAATACTTTGTCCTTGATAAATAAACGTGGGTTTTCTCCCGATTACGCTGTTCGTCGTTCTGCATCTTGTTCCATTTGCAACGGTGCCTCTGACGGTGCTTGTGCTGCAATCAGGTCTTGTTGTAGTATCATGGCTTCGAAGTCAGATGTCGGGCGAGAAGCTTTTGAACTAGCTATCGGAAGGGCTGTCGCTCAAGGTCGGGTTGCTTCTGACCAGGCATCTTTGGCCCTTGCTGGTGTTTCTGAGAATTCTTCTTGGGTGAAGCTTGTTTCTCAAGCTAACCTTTACGAGTCTCCAGTTTCTACCAAACCGACTGAATACGGTGGTTCGCGCTCCTCTGCTCATTACGGGGATCCTGGTCGTAGTGATGTGAACGTCGCTTCTGATATGGATCCAGAAGAAGTTCGCAAGACGTTATCTCATATGATGAATACCGGTCTTTCCGGCCGCTCTCTTCAAGAGTCACTCCTCAACCGTTATTCGACGGATGACCTTCGCCAGGTTCCTGAGATTGGTCGTCGGGCCTCTTTAGATGATGGTATCCAGGGTACCTATTTCATTGACCCTACTGCATACCATGACTATGGTAAGGGTTGTACAAGCGGAGCGAAGCACTTCCGTAAGCAAGGAGCCCCGTACGTTCTCGCAGCTGGTCAATGTACCGGGTGCACCCTTCAGACGGCACCGGGATGGTGTTCCAAGTACGCAAAAGGCATTATCAGGCAGGTTCCTGCGCAAGTTCGGGAGCACGTCGCTGCTTCCCGGAAACTGCCTGTAATCCAGCCACGTATTGCTGTTGAGAACCCCGTTGAGAAGTATGAGCTCTCAAGTGAGTTATCCGTTGACTTTGGGGGAGTAAGGTCAAAGGGACCTGATTTCTTTATCCCTGGTGGAGTTTGTTAGGCTAAATCTGTCTGACCGCAGGTCTGTCTAGTTAAGCACAACTTTTCCTGACAGCGCGTATTGTCAGTAAATGAGTGACGATAAAGACGAGGATAAGGGAAAGAACGGTCAGGTAATTACATTTCCTGGCGGTAAAAAGGTTGACGCCGGGGAAGTCGGTGCTGACTATATAGTTGGTCAAGGTTCTGATGTATCAATACCAGAACTCATAGACCCGAAATCCATTGAACGGGAAATCCGTAAACGGGAAAATTTCGTGTCTTCCCAGAAGCTTGTTCGTGTTGTTGCCGAAAAAGCTTCAATATCGGATGTAATCGATGTTGTCTTAGAAGAGATAACTGAAGAATTATCCCATTTAAAGTATGAACGACGAAAAGCTACTGAAGAGGGAAAAAACACTGCTAACTATACAATATCCAGAATAGCCTCTCTTCGTCAACTTGCCGACATACTTAATAAACGACAAGAAAACTTTAGGTCTGATAGATTTGATTTGAAAAGTCCAAAATTTAAACAAATTCTCCATGTGTGGATGGAATTTGTTTACAGTTCGATGTCAAAATCAGACCTTCCAGAGTCTACTATTGATGTTGTTTTTAAACAAATGGAAGCTGACATGGAGGACTGGGAGAAGAGGCTAGAACTTTAATGGATTGGGTCTGATATGAAATACTGGACCATTTACTGTCATACCCATATTGATACCGGACGTCGTTATATTGGCTTGACTCAGTATACGATGATGCATCGTTGGAACCAACATTGCTCACAGTCCAAGCATGTTAAGGACAGTAGATCTCATTTTGCAAACGCGATCCGTCTATATGGGAAAGATGCGTTTGAACATCAAGTTCTTGCAATGAGCTGGGATCTTGAAGGAGCTAACGCCACCGAATTTGCAATAATTGAACAAGAAGGAACACGAGATCCAAAAATAGGATTCAACATTATGAAAGGTGGAGGTTCACGTATTAATTCAGCCATTTTTTCCAGTCAAGATTTTAGATCAAAGATGTCTTTAATTAATACAGGCCGAGTTTTAAGTGCAGAAGTTCGTTCTGCAATATCATGTCGTATGCTTGGACATAAGAAGTCTTCGGATGTCCGCTCGAAGTTATCTTCTGCGTTGAGAGGTCATGTAATGTCCGAAGAGACATGCAGAAAAATTTCTGAAGCACTTAAATACAAGACTGTTAGTTTAGAAACACGTAAAAAGATTTCACAGAAGTTAACAGGTCGAAGACATACTGAAGAATCGAAGATTAGAATGTCCATTATTCAGAGGCAGAAAGCTGATGAACGTATGACTGGAATAAGAATGAGGCACGCAATGCCTAGACCAACCCAAACACAAACTCACAAATTATGTAAAAAGCATGGACAGGTTTCTTTAGAAGAATGTTTTTCTTTGACTCGTAATGGTATTGTTTATTATGAGTGTCGTCGATGCCGTCGTTTTTACACCAAAAAATTTAAAGAAAAACGTGCTAAGTCCATCGCGGTTTAGTTTGTGCCAATTAAAGAACCTAAATTTCAGAGTCAACTAACCGGAGAAGTTTCAGACTTCCTCGATAGGAAACGTCGTGATAGACGTGGAGAAGACGGAGAAGATGGAGACGAAAATTTTCTCACTATCGTTGAATTTATTGAAAAATTTAAACTTTTTCCACATGGTTTGTTCCCAACTCAGAAATTCATTGTCAAATTATACTATAACATTCCCCTTGATGACGTCCATAAAGTAATCCTTGTTAAAGATAAGTTTGGTGAACGTGTAGTTCATGAATTCACTGAACTTGAATACCTTAGATACTTATATGATCAAGGAAGATGTAATGTAAAGGAACAAGATGGTAAAACACGTAGAGAACTAATACTTATCCTCGGACGACGTTCAGGTAAGAGTTCGATGGCCGCCGTGTTCGCCGCCTATGAACTTTATAAACTACTGAAACGTGGGTCTCCGCAAGCTCACTATGGACTTCCTCATGGTACTGAAATTCGTGTACTAGACATAGCTAATGACAAAGAGCAAGCTTCCATCGTATACAGTGACATCCAGGCTCATATTCAGGCCGTTGACTACTTTAAAAATAACGTCGCTCACGACACCCAAACATACGTAAAATTTCGTACCGAAAGCGATAAGAAACGCTTTGGTCCTGACGGGAAAGCGACGATTACTGCAACTTTCAAAAGTTCAATTGCTAAAGGACTTCGTGGACGTGGTGTAATATGTGCCATCCTAGACGAAATTGCTTTCTTTATTGACGATGGTAATTCTTCGGCAGAACAGGTATATCGAGGTCTTTCTCCATCTCTCAAACAATTTACTCCGAAAGACCCGAAAAACAAACACAACCCGATCGGTCCGACCGATGGTCGAATGGTTCTAATTTCTTCACCGAATTCAAAAGAAGGATTTTTCTACAAACTTTGTAAGCAAGCGATGTCCGGAGGTGTTGAGTCGTCAAATACTCTCATAATCCAGGCCCCTACTTGGGAAGTGAACCCGACACTATCTTCAGAGGACTATCGCGTCGAATACGCGAAAGACCCGAAATCGTTCATGACGGAGTACGGGGCTGAATTTTCTGATCGTGTCCGTGGTTTTATTGAAGACTCGAAAGACCTTCAGGATTGCATTATTCCTTCTCTTCGTCCTTCCCTTAGTGGATACCCCAGAGAAGTACACTGGGCTGGTGTCGACTTCGGTATTTCAAATGATGGTACTGCCATTGCCATCACTCACCTGTCTGGTGGAAGGATAGAACTCATATACCATGAGGTCTGGTATCCACGTAAAAGTTGGAGAGAGTCAAATCCGCACCTTGATATCCCGATAGTTCCTTACGCCATGACTCTTCAGGACCAACCGCGCCTTGATCTTGACGAAATTGCAAACTGGTTTTTTGCTTTATCTCGTAAGTTTTACATCTATCGCGGTGTTTTCGATCAGTGGGCTGGTCCGGTTTTTGAACAAGTTCTTCATAAGAAAAATTTGAAGCAATTTGAGATGCGAAATTTCTTCCCATCTGATACATCTCAAATGTGGCAGACATTTAAAATGGCCATGTTACACCGTCAGATCGGTATATATGATTGGCCGATACCAGAACAAGCCTCGGCAGAAAATCAAAGCATTCGTCATTCTCCATTGGTAACTGAGTTATTGGAACTTCAGTCTTCATCTAGTGGTAAAAATATTATAGTGGTTGAAGCACCAAAAATTTCCGGGAAACATGATGATATGTCAGACTCCCTTGCTCGTTCGATTATGCTGGCGATGGAATATGTTCGTGATAACCCAGGGGTCCTTGATTCGTCAATTCGTCAAGTTTCAAATACTGGTCCCACCGGGCGTTCTATTGGCGGTTATGGTCAGTTTCATCGACAACGTGCTAGACTACACGGGGTTAGCTCCCGTTCTGTTTCTAGGCAAGCAAAAAGAATTTCCTAGCCCTTTCGTACACTTTTTAACTCGTGAATACTGAATCAAAAGGTAGGGCCGGTGTCAAAGACACGACAGCCTATTTGATTTCTCGTCAAATCATGGACCATATATATGGCGATGACGAAGAAATGTCAAATAAAGACTTTGTGGGGTTATACCACGACTTTCTACGTCGTGGAGGTTCTTGGCAACGTCTTATGGACGGGGATATGAGGTCAGTAAAAATAATTGAAGATGCCATTGAACATCTTGTGAAGTCCCGTGGTGATGGGAAAATTGCTGTTATTATAGCTTCTAAACCCGTGTCCGTAGTATGGTGAAGCGTGGCGAATACCCAAAAACACGGCACCCGGACTCTGAGTGATGTTGAGATCCATGAACGTACGGATGATTTGGAAAAAGCTTTGAATCTTTTCGGATCTGTCGCGTCTCGTCTCGACAATATATCCCCTATCATTGAGGCTATTCTCGAGGATGCTGACCGACTTCATAAAATGTGTGAAAGAAACCCGGTGCTAAGAGCAGCTATGGTTTCGCGTCGACTGTCTATCCAGCCATTGATCCGCGATATCAGGGGTACAAAACTTAAAGTTTCAACCATTTCTAAATTTGTTGGGAAGACTCGACAGTCTAAAAGGAATGAGCTTGAAGAAGTTATACGGGACCCGGAACTTCTTCGATGATGTGATCTCGTTATAAACATGCCTAAAAAACCTAAAATAAGAGTTAAATCCTCAAAACCGAATTTTCCGGTTACGGAAGCAGTGGAGCAGACTGCTACCAAGTCCAAACTTACGAAACTCGAGAAGATGGCTAGGCGTGAAGCTTCCCAGTCAATTCGTGTGGCTTCTTTTGCTGGCGATTTTGGTAATTCCGGTTCACAATCCATATCAAACGCGGACTCCGCTTTTTACAGTCCTCAATTATCAACCGACTTTCTTGAACTTCCTCAGTCTGAACGCGAGAAGCGTGAACTTTTTAGATTTTGGTACACATGTTTCCCTCCTGGTACCCCTATTCTCATGTCTGACGGGACCACTCGTCCGATTGAGAATATCAAAATCGGAGACAAGATTCCGAATGGGCTTGGTGAGTTAACTACCGTAAAAGAACTATTCCATAATGACATTGATGACAATATTGTCAGAATGTCGGTTCGTGGGATTCAGTCATCTATAAAAGCCACCGGAAATCATCCATTTCTGGTGTATAAAGAAAATCAGGTTTCTTGTAAATATACTGATTCATCCGGAATATGTAAGAGTGGTGTAAATGCTATCTGTCGTCGGACCAAATGTTCTGGTAAAGATTTTGGTTCTCCTGAATTTATATACGCGAAAGACCTTTGTGTCGGAGACTTTATTGTCTCTCCGAAAATGATCGGGTCGAATTCGACCGAATTTGATTCTAATCTTATGAGACTTCTTGGATACTATGTATCCGAGGGTTCTCCTGCCTACAGATCGGCTGGCGTCCATAGAGGAGTTGAATTTTCTCTTAATATTGATGAAGCTTCCACTATCGCGGTTGAAATATCAAATCTATGTCTTGCTACATTTGGGAAGAAAGCTCGTATTTACACGGACTCTTCTCGTAACACGACTAAAGTTGTGTGTGACTCAATGGAATTCTTGGATTTCTGCCTTCGCAATGGCGGGAATGGTTCACATGAAAAATGTTTGAGTGAAGCCGTTGTGAATGCTCCGGTTGAGTTGATCCTTAACTTCCTCGGTGCTTATTGGAATGGTGACGGTTGTTTCACTGATAACTCTTATACTGCTGATACGATGAGTTCTAATCTGGCTTCGCAGGTGTTCCAACTTGCACGTCGTGCAGGATTTCCAGCTTATCATTCAAAATATGATCGTCCATCCAGAACAATGAAAGATGGTCAAGTCTTTCCACCTGGGACCGTCCATTATATTTCGTTCCCTGGTCGTTACCAAACGGAATTTGGTAAATACGCAAATTTTGTTGATGGTGTATATGATGCTCGCTCCACCCGTGTATACCTAGTTGACACCGATTTCGGGTATTTACACCGAATCGAAAAGCTTGAGTCGATCCCGTACAAAGGAATTGTCTATAACCTCGAAGTATATGGTGATGGTGATCGGAAAAGTTACATAGCTCACAGTCTTTCAACTCATAATACACACCCTATTGTCGGATCGGCCATAGATTTTCACACTGATGTTCCGATGAGCAAAATTCGTTTATCTCTTCCGAAAGGAAAAGATAAAGTTCAAAATAAAAACATTCTTCATTTTTATGAACGGATGTGTAAAAAGATTCGTCTATTTCAGACTCTTTACGATGCTACCCACGAATATTGGTTACATGGCAATTGTTTTATTTTCTGCGAAGATCATGATCTGACTTCTGAAATTAGTGAAGATATGCTTCTTAATCCTTCGGAAGAAGGAGATTCTGATGAAGAGTCGTTTGAAGTTGACTACGCTGGTCGGACAAAAACGAAAAAAGAAGATAAACGTTCTCCAAAACCCGATGACGAGCGTGATAAAACGATTCGCGAGTACGTTGCTAAGAATTACACCGGGTGGGAAAAACTTCAAATACTTCCGCCTGAACAAGTTAAACTAGAAGTATTCCAGTATACGAATAAGACAAAGATCGAACTCATTCCTTCCGAGAAGGATAGACTTCTCGTAATGAAGGCTTCGGAGCAACAAGACGAAGAGTCAATGCGAATTGCTGATGACATCCCGGATCAGATCCGTGATAGTCTAATATCTGGTCAGCCTATTCCACTCAACTCAAGTCCATATGATGCCTTTTTATGTTCATCATTTTGTTACCATCTTTCGCATAAGAAGTCGGCATATGACGACCGTGGTATTTCTCTTCTTGAACGTTGTCATCTTCCCGGTACTGAGGTAACTGCTCATCGTGACGGACAGATTTTACAGATACCAATTGAGCATTTAGACCCGGAGATAGATGAAGTTCTAGGTGGATCTGGTAAATGGAGAAAATTTGACCATGGGACGAGACCCATTTCAGAAGTAATAACGGAACTTAGGATTGAAAAAGTTCTTGACCCGATTCGTTTAACATCGGATCATAAGATGGTAGTTTTCCGGGACGAGACTCGAGTGGAAGTTTTGGCAGGAAATGTGTTACCCGGTGATTATGTTCAAACTAGTCAAGTTGAACTGACTGAGTCCACTTCACTGGTTAACTTGGCCTCTTTTGTTCGTTCCCAGATACCCACTCAATACACTGCTCGTAAGTCTGGAGAGGTTGTTGCTCTCTCAATTGAAATTATTGATGAAACAGCAGAAACGTTCACTGTTCAATATTCAAAGACCGAGACTGACCCGAGGAAAGTATCATACGCGGATAAAATTTCATTCGTTCTTGACTGGCTTGAAAACATAACTGAACCTATCACGGTTTCTGGATCTGAATTCTTAGAAAAGTTCGGTTTTTATCCATCAGATAAAACAAAAATTAGATCTCATCTGGCCGAGCTTGGTGTTTCATCTAAAGTCGTCCGGGTTGGAAAACGTTATTTAACTACTTTCCATCCTCTTTTGAACCGAAGAGATGTAGACAGATCTAGGAATTCTTTAAAAACCTTTCAGAAGGTCCTACCATTGGATGGCGACTCTGGGTATTTGATTGGATACTGGCTTGGAGATGGATGGATTCGCAAAAACTCTTCAACTCTTGACTATGGTCAATTTGGAGTATGTTATAGTTCAAAGTCTCCTCGCTCTTGTGCGTCTGCCGAGCATGTGAAACCAATTCTGGATCGACTCGGAGTTAAATGGTTCGAAACTGAACACGCTGCTCCGAGCAGCATTAAGAATATTCTTGGGTATAATGATGTATTCACTCGCTGGTTAGCTGCGAATTTTGGGCATACAAAAGATGATAAACATATTCCTAGTTGGGTGTTTGATGCTCCTAAAGAGTTCTTGATCGGTCTCATTCGTGGTCTAGTAGACTCTGATGGCTGTGTTACGGTGAAAAAAACTGGAACTGTGACTGTTCAGTTGGCCATGTCGACGAAGCCACTAATGGATCAGATAATTCTTCTCATGCAGTCTCTCGGACTTTCTCCTTCAATGCATTTACACAAATCTCGTGATGTTCGTATGCCAGATGGGACAATTACGAAAGATTGTAAACCCCTTTGGCAAGCGGCCTTCTCTGATAGTGAAGCTGTTGCTCGAGTCATGGACTCTGGATTTTTGGCAAAGAGTGTCGATATTCGTATCCCAGAGAAGCTCGGTTGGGGTCGGAAACATCGTTTCTATGATGGGCTCCTTTATTATCGCGTGAAATCCGTCGACAAGTTTCCGTATGAAGGTCCAGTTTATAGCTTGAATGTTGATGAGGATCATTCTTTCTATGCTAATAGAATTTGGCAAGCGAATTGCCTTCGAACGCTAGTCTATCAAGACAAGTTAAGACAGGCACAAACCTCGATTGCGTCTCGGGCCATGACACCGAAACGTATTATTTGGGCCGACAAGATGTCGGAACCAGACGTTGACGCTCTTCGTGATCAGATCGATCAGGCTATCATTGACCCTGATTTCACCATCGTTACAAACTTTGAGGTTCACTGGGATGAAATCGGTTCACGTGACCGTCTTCTTGACCTCGGGACTGAGTATGAGATAACCAACAAGTTATTGTTTGTTGGGCTACGTATTACCGAATCCATGTTGACTGGTGAATCGACTTATTCCGGAGAACGTATTCATCTTGACGTCATGAATACTATGTATCTTCTATACCGAGAAAGTATAGCTCAATTTGTTGAAGAGTTACTTTTTGAGCCGGTTGCTGAGAAAAAAGGGTTTTTTGAGATCGACGAGTCTGGCAATAAGACGTACATATACCCGAAGCTTCAGTTTACCCGTCTCGCACTCAGGGATAACTCTGAACTCCAAGACTACATGTTCAACCTATATCAAAAGGGTTCTTTGCCGATATCTTTCATATTGGAACTTTTGAACATCGACTCTGACGAGACGCTTGAACAACTCAAACTTGACATGTTCACACCCAATGACTCGACGTTCAATGAATTTCTCAAGTCATTACTTCAGAAGGCTGGCGATAAAGCTATCGATGAAACGGATGTTCTTGAAAGACTTGCCAAAGGCGCTGGACTCAAATATACCAAGAAGAAAAGTGATAGGTTTGGTAAGGAAGAAGGGGACGAGTAACTTTTTAATAATCTTGTTTAGCATATTTGTATGCTTCATATCTCTGATAGCTCCTTGAGTCCTTCTGAAGTAGAAGAACGACAAGTAGAGCGTCTGATCAACAAAGAGACCCCTCCGTCTAGGAAGACGGATAATAAGAAGGGTCCAAAGCACGATAACAGAAGACGAAGAATGAAAGAGACAGATTCCGATATGGAGTCTTTTGACTCCGACATGTCTCTAGCATCTATTGCCGGTAGTATAATAGATGCTATTAGTACAGCAGCTTCTTATGGAACTGGACTGTATGAAACCATGTTTTCATCTAAAACTTCTTCGTTCCATGGAGTTATTGGACAGGGTCACCCATCCGGTCCGACTGACACTGGATATAAATCATACGATAAGCGGTATTTTGGGAAAGAGCACTACGACTCTATTGTAGCAACCGCTAAAGATTTGATGAAAGATGACTGGTTAAAGTATGGGTGGGATGGTGGTTCCGATGATGCACCATTCCGGGCAGCTCTTGATTTGGCCATTAATTCGGCTGACTCGAGTCTTTATCAGTCTAAGATTGATGCAGAGACCTATGACCTGCTTTTGAACAGACTTGCAGGTTGGGATCACGATCAGTTTTCCGAGACCGTTATTCCTGAAAAACACAAATCCAATAGGAATGCTTCAGTTATGAAAAATGTGAATGTAAATGATCTTCTTCGTATCGCTACTGAACTGAGGCAATCAGATCCGCGATCTGCCCTTGAGATCGTCAAAGTTGTTCGTTCAATCCGAACAGCCCAGGAAGAGCAGCAGGAGCAGCGGGGCCAACAGGAACAGCAGGAACAGCAGTCTGGGTCTATGTTCGACAAGAACATGTCTGAATCAGTAGAAGAAGGTATTGTCGATCTCGAAGCGCTTAAAGCCGAGACGAATGAACTTACTCAAGCGGAAGATATTGAAGCTTTCCTCAAGGCATTGGAGAGCATGACGGAAACCCTTAAGAAGAAGAAAAGTGCTTCTAGGGTTGCTGCCGGTATTGGTGGGGCTAAACTTGAGAGTATACTTGATGCCATTAATGAATTATCTGAGGAGGATGGTAAGGCACTTTTGAATTCTTTAAGCGGTGACGCTAAGAAAGCTCAAAAACTCCTTGAAAGTGATGACATTGAGGGTTTCATGAAAGCTCTTGACAACGTTTTCTCAAAAGCTGAAGACGCAGCCAAGAAAGTTACTACGAGTTCGGTCCGCATCAAAATGAGCACTTTGGTACGCCTCGCTCAAGAGATTCCAGAAACTCGTTCTGTTCTTCTTCCCATTTTGGCTGCTAAGAAAAAGAAGACAAAGCCGAAGAAGACTTCCAACAAGTCTAAGAAGAAGGACGAAGAAGACGAGGGTAAGGGTAAGGGTAAGGGTAAGGGTAAGGGTAAGAAGGCCCCATTCGGTGGGAAGAAGGCCCCTCCATTCGGGAAGAAAAAGGCCTCGACATCTATTTCAGTCAATGATATGACGTGGTGAACCTTTCATGTTTGTTTCAAAGAACAAGCCCGGAGAAATTATGATTCAGAAGAATGTTGCAAACAGAGTTCTCGCAAATCTTGACGAGACCGCTAACAAAATTGATTCCCTTGTTAAAGCGGGCAAGATTGACCCGAAGGTCGCTTCTTCTCTCGTGAGGGATATCGATACGTTTGCTGACCGTTTCCAGGTTGCAGCATTCGGACCGGGTTCCCTGAAGCGTCACTCGGAAAAGGTCGCGAAGGTCCTTCAGAAGGATTCTGATGAACCATACATGAATACCTTCGATAACCCGAATAAGGTTATCCAATCGGACTCTGACGAACCGTACATGCACAGGACGGATAAGTCTTTCAACTCCGATGCGATCAATAACTACGATCAGGACCGCACCACCACTGTGACTGATCGTAAGGAACATAAGATTCGTGACTTGTCGGAGTGGTCTGAACCCACTAAGCAACAGCCTTCATGGGCGAAGGGTCCGGCTGGTAATAGCACGAAGCAGGGATCATCTCCCCGCGCTGCTTCTACCAAGACCTGGGCTCCCTGATCTACGGCGTCTCGGATTTGAGCTAACGCCAATAATATTGGCCGCACTCGAGAAGGCCGTATGACTGCACGAATAGCGTTCGTTGATGACCAGCTGATTGCCAGGGATTTCAATACTGGCGATGTTGTGCGCAAAGCTGGTTTGCGTGACTTTGTTTTAAGTCCGTATATCGGTCGCGTCATCTATTCGAACGTAGACACTGGGAAGATTCAGGTGCAATGGCCGTGGGGTGCAGAGCTTGAGACTGCATCTGAACTAATTCGGGACACATCTGGGTTTTTTGCTATCACTCAAGCTGACCAGAGTTATTCAACCTGGGAAGGCGCGAGAAATGATGGCTCGGACGCCGCTCAGAAAGCTGATCAGAAGTTTCGGAAGAAGCTCTCATCACGTGTTGTTGACGCTTACGAAGACTTGACTCTCCCCCTTTGGAGAGCGGCTTGTGAAGCGTGGCATTGCGAAATGGATGAGATTGAGACTTATTTTCGGATGGCTTCTGTCTTTGGTAAAGAATATGGTCAAGAAGCTGTCCGACTGACAGTATCTAATTTGTACGAGCACGGTCGTCGTCTTTCCATTTATTGGAAAAACAATAAGCGTCGTTACAAAGTAACCCAGAAGGAGAAATCTTCTGGGAAAGTAGTTTGTCCACGTTGTAAGGGCATGCTCAAACCTCGTACATATCGTCAAGGTAAGCGCGTTTTGCAGTGTCAAAACTGCAGTTTTGTTATACATCCTTCAGATTTAAAATAATGAGTCGAGTTAAGGATGACTTAGATGTCCGATCTCCAAAATTATGTCGTTGAACGTCGTGTAATGGACGGCGTTGTAGTGGTGCAGATTGATGAAAAAGATGGTGAAGACCCATATTGGATGGGTGTGGTAGAGAATAGTGAAGATCCAAAATCAGAATGGGACTTTACTGGTAGGCCACAATCCACTCCAGAAAAAGCAAAAGCTCGTTTTCTTTCTGATCGTCGAGCCAGTGCAACTCAAATAAAGAAAGCTACAATGTCCAACATCCATCGTGAACACGCCGCAGAACTGGTTAAGATTGCCAAACGGATTGCTAGTAGTAATCCGCGACTCAGTCGTCAACTCAATGCTGCAGCCCTGAAAATGGCTGTTAATAATATGGTTACCATCCAAAATTATGTAGGTATGATTACAGAAGATTTGGAAAATGAAGATGAATCAGCGGCGTTAAAACACATCAAGGAACTTGCCGCAACGGTCGGGAAGTAACACTCTGCTTCTACCAAGACTGGGGCTCCTAGTCTCGACAGAGAATGGAAGGCATCTATGAAACCATCACAACTCGCCGGTCAACTTCGTCGCATCGCTGCTGCGATCGATTCATCACGGAATCCTGATCGAGGTCTTGTCATTAAGGATATACGTCGAGTTTTGTTGGCCATGGATCCGGAAGACCAGGGACAATCCAATGGTAATACCGCCGGTCCCATTGACTGGATGAAAAATAAGAAGAAGGAGTACGACAACAATAAAAAACTTGACGATGATTCGGACGCCCTCCACGAGAAAACGCTACAAGCCCGGGATCCGGATACATCTCCAGAGATCTTGGCTAAATTAGCAGATGATGATGAATTAACAATTCGTTGCGATGTCGCCCGTAATCCGAATACGCCCCCGAAGATCTTGGCTAAACTAGCAGATGATGACGAAAAGCTCGTTCGTTACGAAGTCGCCCGTACGGAGAGTACGCCTCCAGAGATCTTGGCTAAACTAGCAGATGATGATGATGAGGGTGTTCGTTCTCGTGTAGCCCGTAATCCGAGTACGCCTCCAGAGATCTTGGCTAAATTAGCAGATGATGATAGTGCAGAAGTTCGTAAGGAGTTAGCCCGTAATAAGAAAGCGCCTTCAGAAATCAAGGCCAAATTAGCCAGTGTGCTTCATATGAAGCCGTCACAACTCGCAAGTCAACTTCGTCGTATTGCTTCGAAGATTGATTCTTCAAAGAATCCCGACCGAGATCTTGTGGCGAGAGATTTGAATCGGATTATCGCTTCAGTAGGTTTCCCGGAAGGCTAAACCCAATCCATAAAAGCTCTAAGATTCCATGATCTTTTCTGCAACACGCATTCGCCTGACATCATCCCAGACTTTTCCTAGATCTGACGGTCGTAGGTCTTCATACTCAACTTTTTGACCATGATCATCACAGAATTTCCGGAATTTTTCTAGGAACTCTTCTTTCCTGTTTTTCCGAACTGCCGCCGCACGTCTCTTAGCCACCGAACTCTTTGACCGGGTGGCTCGTGATACGGCTCCAGATACGGCTCTCCGGATTTTGATAACTATTTGTGCAAGTGCATTTCCGCGTCCATAACGCAGACTTGTTTTAGAACTTCCGCTGGTTAAGACCAGGATTTCCTTAGTAAGGATATCAGTAAAATCCTGATATGTCATCTGGGTCCGCGAAGGTGCGGTCCGCGAAGGTGCGCGGATTACCTTGACTGAAGAGGATAGTGGGTGTTCATAATTCATTAACGAGATTGTACGAGATTTCCCTACACTTTCCAGAGTTATTCTCGGCCATAGTCCAGACGCCGGGTTTTTGGGAGTAACCCTAGACTTTGATAGAATAATCTTTACTGAAACCCGGATATTCCGTATTGCGTCTTCTACTGGGTCACTCATAATTTTGACCTTGATAACGCTGGCTTCTAAGCCAAACTCTGTGATATTGGGCATATACCATATACTCTTCAACCCTCCAAATTTACACCGAGTTTACCTACTTCTCTTAGAGTTATTTTAGACCGTTGTGTACGCAATGGGATTTCGACGCACCGCAAACGCTATTGTATCTCGACCTGGCGTTGAGTTTGACGAGTGGATGGAGACACTTCGTGGTCAAAACGAGGGTGCTGTCCCCCGAGACCATGTTCACCGCGTTGCTAAAACTGTTCTTCGGAAATGTGATCCGAAGCAGTATCTCTTGTCGCACGCCACGATTGTAGCGTCTGTTGACACCTACGCCCCGAAGAACGCCAAAATTGGTCGTAATATGGTTCAGGGCGTTCAAATCGACGTCCGTTGGCCTGACTTCCGTATTAAGCCGGAATGTCACGACATAATCAACAACAATTCGGATGCCTGGGAACGCTCACTTCTTCTTTCTACCTACCGGACATTCATCGGAGCCCACAATTATCTCGAGCATATTCAACTTCCTGCCTTGTCGAAAGGCTTTATTGTTGATGCAATAGCTCGTGACCTTGGGAAATCAGCTTATATCGATATTCTTGTTGCTACAGATCGTAAACATCAGCAACTTGTAACAGACATTGTTGCTGGTGACATTTCGGCAATGAGCATGGGCTGCCATCTTCCTGGAACGCAGGTGTATCTCTCCGACGGTAGTCCGATCGGTATTGAAGATGTTCGTCCAAATATGGAGGTTCTGACTCAGAAGGGAAACTCCTGTCGGGTCGAAAATCTTCAAATTCGTGAAAATAGATGGAAAGTCCGGACCATTAAATCAGTCGGTCTTCCACCCATTACCTCAACAGACAATCACAACTATTACATAATTCGTTGCGAGACTGTGGAAAAGACCCGAGGTCGTGGAGGAAAGAATTCTAAACTCCATGTCGTGGAGAAGGATTATCCATTTGACTATGCAGAAGCCCGGACCATTCGGGAAGGTGACTTCCTCGCTTTCCCCATTTCACAGGACGAAGTCCAGTCTGATGTAACTCTATCAGAGGCTCGTCTGCTTGGTCTTTGGATCGGAGATGGATGGAAGTTCGAGAACAACCATGACTCCACGGTTGGTGTTGGATTTTGCCTAGATGAGTCTCACCCCGAAATCGTTCGGGAAGCGATTCAAGCGTTAGACCAAGTTGCTTGGGTGAACCGAGAGCTCCATGTTGCCATGGGAGGTAACGCTCCTCGGCCTCAGAGCACTTCCGTGTCTAATAGACGTGGGGCGTCATACCTCATGAATACCTCTCGTTCCTTCCGGGCGATCGTGGATCGTCATACTTCTGGAAGGACATTATCTGATAAGCTCATCGGGAAATCGGTGATGTCGTGGCCGAAAGACCACCAAATGGCATTCCTTTCCGGTCTTATAGACTCGGACGGGTGTGTTTCGACCAGTAAGCGCGGGACTAAGAATGTTTTTCTTAGCACTAGGAATTTAAAGCTCGCGCATCAATACATGCAGATTGCAGCTCGATGTGGCATCATTCCCACTTTCTCAGTTGCAGAACGCAGTGGCACGAAAATGCTGCCTGAGGCCGCTGGGATTGATTACCAAATCAAGCTCCGGAACTCAGATGTTGTTCGAGTTCCGTCCTTGAAGGTTCGTTCGGCTATCGGCGGAATTCGGTCCACCAAAGCTGGGCGTAATAACCGGTGGATTACCGATAAATATATTTATTCTGAAGTTAAGAAAATTGATCGATCTGACTATGCAGGGTTTGTGTATGACCTTCAGGTTGATCAAGATCATTCATATGTGGCGAATGGTGTTGGGGTTTCTAATTGCATATCCCTTTTCACTGTTTGTACAAGATGCGGGAACGTAGCATCAGACGATGCTCAACTCTGTCCGTGTGTCCTTTATCTTGGCAAAGGGACAAAATTTGCAGACGAACAGGGTATTGAACATCCTGTGGCCGAACTTATCGGCCATGCATCAGTTCCGAATTCAAATCAATTTATCGAAGCATCGTGGGTTCGTAATCCTGCTTTCCGTGGTGCAGTTCGTCGAAACATTCTTAATCCTGACAGCACTCAGGTTGCTTCCAACATCGACGAAGCTCGTAAAATTTACAGTCTTCGTTCGGAAAAGCCTCTCCCGAAGGGCATGAAGAAGGCTGCTTCGCGAATTGCTCAAGGCGAAGATCAAGATGATCAGGATCTTGACAGTTTATTTGATCAGGGCGAGGGTCAGGATCAGGGCGGTGGTCAGGATCAGGATCAGGGCGCGGATCAGGGCGCGGATCAGGATCAGGGCGCGGATCAGGGTGGTGGTCAAGATTCTGGTCAACCTAAGCCTGATAAACTTGACGAGATGCTTGATAAGGTCCAAGAACAACTTTTGTCAATTTTGGTTGATAAACTAGGCGAGAAGCTCGAGCCTAAACCTGAAGACGTTGGTTCTATTGTCGCTCCTTCTCTGGAGCGTGGAAACGATAACATAGTTCGTTCATCGAATGAATTTGACCGTCGTGTTAGAAAGACATTTCCTAAGTCTCCAAACATTCACAAGTGGGCCTCAAAACACTATCGCATAGTTCATGAAGGCGGTTCGAAGGCAGTTCGAGCATCCAAGATGACCTCGAAAGATTTGATAGTCCTTTCATGGATCGAAGATCGCGTTCGGGGACACAGTTACTCTCCCAATCTTTATAAAACTGCAATGAAGACTGGGTCGATATCTAATTTCCCGAGTAAAACCTCGTTTCTTGCCAGTTGCAAAATGAAGCTTGGACGGGATCTCTCGGTTGGTGAGGAAAAATTCCTCATCTGGAAAGGGCGGATAGCCTCCGCCTCGAATTTTTAGGTTTCTCATTAACCGTTGTTCTTCAGGAGGCATTTTATAATATGCGAGCTCGATCCACCTGGCAAAGTAATAAAAGCGAGACCCCGCGTCAGGCGGCGACTTCGCGTAAGTCTGATGTCTATACAATGAATCAGGACCATCCCCAACCATCTCCTACTGAGTATGAGAGTGGTAACCCGGATTCCTGGGCGGAGACCCCTGTCCCGGCGGAAAAGATGTCCGTTAAGGATGAGTATGACGGCGATGCCGTCAAACGGAATGACGTCGGGTTCGGTGAATTCCGTGATGACACATGGAAGCACAAGGACTCGGACCAATGGGGTGGTAAGGGTAAGTACGACAACGCCAAGGTTTCGGCTGAACGTAAGGCCATGGCTTGTGAGCGTTTGGCTCGTGCGACTCTTCGCACCTCAAACACGAATCTGATTGAGGGTGCGGCCACTGATTTTATGGCACTCCCGAACAAGTCGATCATCGCTATGTTGAAGCGTCTCGACTCCGTTTCTCCCAATGCTCTTTCGGAACAGTCAAAGTTTAAGCGTGCGCTTGCATGCACAAAGCTTGCTGCCCGTTTGCTTGGTGACGGCGCAAATGCAAAGAACGTTGAGAAACTGGGTTCGGTCATGATGTCGATTGACGACCCGACACTCAAGGCTATTGTTCAGACTGTTGCCGCTTCCCGTGTCGCTCAGGAAGAAGAGCAGGAAGAGGAGCAGGAAGAGCAGGAGGGTAAGACCTCTCAAGAACAGGAAGAGCAGGAAGAGCAGGAGGGTAAGACCTCTCAAGAACAGGAAGAGGAAGCAGAGGAAGCAGAGGAAGCAGAAGAAATCACTTCTCAACAGGAACAAGAGGCGCATGACCTCTCTCCTGAAGAGATGCAGATGCTTCAATCCATGCTTGGTGATCAATGTGCGCCCGGTGCAGCAGCAGCACCAGCAGCACCAGCAGCACCAGGTGCAGCAGCACCAGCCGATGACCTTTCGGCTCTTTTCTCTGCTGCTCCTGGCGGTGCTCCTGGCACTGGCTCTGACATTTCGTTCAGTGACGACGACGATGACGAATCGGGTGTGCCGGTTCTTTCGTCTGATCTTGACGACCTTTTTGCTGACGACCCGGAAGTTCACGCACAACGTGAAATTCAGTCTTCTCAGCTTGAAGCCCGCAACCGTGAAAGTGGTTTCACCGGTCACGTCGCTTCGACGAAGAACGGAGCCAAGAAGCTTGGTTCTGTGCAGAAGGCGGCCAAGCCGAGCGTTGACCAGGTTCTTGAAAACCTTTGGGAAAGACCCTGATTCATTAGGTTTGATACCGTAAGGGTTTTACCTAATAATCAATATATATAAATATACGCATACAGGCACTATCTCGTAAATACTAAAACAAGGCGCTCTGAAAGAAAGATGAAGTTGGATAGCTTCGCAGGCAACTGAACTGAAGCTGCAACTGAAAACGGACTGGATGATACGTTAGACGTTAGATTTACGGCGGAAGGAACAGTAAATGGGAAATATCAATGGTCAGGCCTCGGGCGATTTTCGCTTGAGTACTTCTGCCCTGCGTATCCTATACTCGCTGGTTAAGGACTCGATTCCGAGCTTGGCCTCCGATGGATTTACGCAGAGCAACCCGAGTGTCGTTACGACGCCCTCGGCAAAGAGCACCACAATCCCTGTGAACGTCAAGAAGGGCGTTCTCGGTGGTTCGGTTGCTTTCACTCGCCCGGACGTCGGGCCGAACACGGCTGGCGGCGCAGCGCTTGTTAGCTCGGCGTTCGTGAAGAAGACCCGTCCCCTCGGACTCTTCATCAATGACGCCCTGGGCAACGCGTTTGAAAACACGCCTGGCGTGGCTTCAGGCAAGGGTCCGTTCCTACGCGGTGGTTCGGTGGGCGTCAAGCTTTACGAAACACAGGTCCAGACCACCGTTGGTGGCGGCGTAGTCGGAACAGCTCTCGTTTACGAGAACGGTGATCTGTTGTACGCGTCGGCAAATGGTCTTCTGACCAATCGCTGGCAGGATTCGTACGAAGCACAGTGGATCAATCTGTTTGCTTTGGGTAGTGGCGCTGCTGGCGTTGCTATCGAGCCGGACGTGACCCGCATGGGCACTATCCTTTCAACCCCAGACGCGACAAGCGCGGAGATGTTCCTTGCTCTCAGTTTCTGAGCAGGAACAGAAAGGATAAAGTCATGAGCTTTGGAGTTAAAGTTGTTGATAATTCGATCAAGGAACAGATCGTTGATAAGTATCTCGGTTCCGGCGCAGGCCGTCGTCGTCTTGCTTCATCGATGATCCAGTCGCTTCGCGAACGCAGGGACTACTCGTCCGTTGGTCGTAAGACCTTCTTGGTCGAGCAGCTGCCTGATGGCGCGATTCCGATTTATGATAAGGACCCCGATGTCGTTGCGTACGTCATCGGTGAAGAAGGCGAGTCGATCACGGCGGTTTCAAAGCCGCGTCGCGTGATTTTCCCGCTCTTCGAGATCGCGGCTCTGCCAAAGGCCCCGCTGACGCAGATTAAGGAGCGTCGTTACGACCTCCTGAAGCGTATGCAGGACCTTGGTAAGGCGCAGGTTCAGGCTGCAGAAGACGATCGCGTTTTCTCAATCATGGACGCAATCGCGGTGAACGGATTCGATTCGCTTCCGGGCGGAACGAACCCTGACATCCCGGTGGTAGCTCCCATCTCGCCTGCCGTCCTCGCGGACGCGTTTGCTGAGATTGAAGCGCACGACCTCCGAGTTGCTCGCGTCTACATGAATGCGACGGACTACGCGGACATCCGCAAGTTCGGTCGTGACGTGCTGGACATCGAGTCGCAGGCGACGCTGTGGAAGACCGGCATGATGAGCACGGGCTGGAATGCTCAGTTCATCGTTAGCCGTCTCGTCCCGAAGGGCGTTGTCTACTGCTGCTGCGAGCCCGAGCACTTCGGTCGTATTCCGGTCCGTACGGAATTGACTGTATTGTCGGCTGACAACCCCGAGGAACGTACGATTGGATTCTCGATGTTCGAAAATCTCGGTATCGGCGCGTACAACCCACGCGGCCTGGTTCGTCTCATCGTGTCGCGTTGAACTTAACTAACGTTTCGTTCCTTTTCGACCCTGGTTGCCCTTGTGGTGGCCGGGGTCGAAAAGTATTCACTGTTTGAATGTATTTTCAGACATGAAGAAACCGTGTCCTGGATGTGGACAGTCGGACCTTTCAAAATTCCGACTCATGAAGGGTAAATACTACCCTCCTAAATGCATTGAATGTGAACGTAAAGACGCTCGAGAGAATAGGAAACGTCAATATCACGACTTATCTACTCAAGCAGTTATCAAGGCACAAAACAAGGCTTATTCTTCTAAACCCGATCGAAAAGTTCTGGTTAAACAAAGAAGTCGTGAAAAATATCTTGCTAATTCAGTTCAAATTATAGCCAAATCCATTGCGTATAAGAAACGTCCGGAAAATAAAGCCCGTAGAAATAAACTTTGGCGAGACCGTTATGTCATAGAACGAGATAGTAAGCGCGCTGAATTTAAAAGAAAATATTATGCAGATCCATCATTTCGATTGCGTGGCAATATTAGATCACGCGTTTGGGAAGCGCTGAAACTGAATGGAGGTAGTAAAAACTCCTCTATTCTTAAAGCTCTCGATTACTCTCTTGAAGAACTCAAATTTCATCTTGAATCTCAGTTCACTCCAGGCATGAGTTGGGAAATCTCAAAAAGTTTTAGTGTAGATCATATTATCCCTCAATCAATGTTCCAGTTTACTTCTATTCAGGACGAAGAATTCAGACTGTGTTGGGCTTTAGACAACCTTAGGCCCTTATCTTTGTCTCAAAATTTCGGAGATGGGGATCGTCATCATTTGTTTGATGGTTGTTCTACATGGACTGAGTTAACTACGAAGATTCGTTCATGGCCTCTTGGATCGGAGCCTGAACAATTAGACTCTGTTTTACGTGAATTGGGAATGTGCATACCTTCCAATAATTCCCTCCCTCAGTTACCGATTGGTCTTGGCCTTTTGGATAACATTTTCACTAATCGGTTTAGTTCTAACGCTTCCGGGAAGCGTTCACTTTCTGACGCTTATTCCGATGATAAATTTCTCTTGAAGATTGCTGCTTATATTATCAGTTCAGGTAGACTTATATCAAAGAGCCTCTTTTACAGAAATGCGGCTTTTTTAAATAAGGCTCCGTCTCATTTCTTCCCATCCGCTGCCACAGCTCTTGTGAAGAAGTATGCTTCTGGTGGGGATGTGATTGATCCATTTCTCGGGTGGGGTGGTCGAACGCTCGGAGCTCTGTGTGGCGGGGCAATGTCAATTTGCGGTACCGACCTTCAACCGGATTCGATTGATGGATGTCGTCGTTTGGTGGATGACTACGCAAAAATCCGTATGGTAGATTCGGAGTTTCTGAATCAAGATTTCGCGACATATTTACAAAATACCGAACGTCGTTTCGATTTGTTGATGACGAGTCCACCCTTCATGGCGACTGAAGACTACGGAGTGAAAGGGCACCCCGATGTTCGTTCCTGGTCAGAACAGATCGTCCAGCCATTGGTGCGCGGTGCGTTGCGTGTCGTCAAATCCGGTGGTCACGTGGCGTTACATGGTCAGGATCGTCGAAATATGCCGGTATTAACCACCATCATGACTGCCTTCATGACTGCTGGATTTGAGAAAGTGGCCGAATATCGATATGGGAAGACCTCCGGTCAGTCGGTTGTCGTATTTCAACATTAGTCATGCTTGGGTCACTCTTTCAATTTAGCGTGTTTGAGAACGGATACTTTATGCAAAACCGCCACCAAATTTCACGGGTTCTTGAGAAGATTTCGAACTTTGTTGGTTCTAGTCCTGACGATCTTGCCGTCACTATAGCTTCCCGGAGACACGATCCATACGCTGTTCTCGTATCTACTATCCTGTCTTTAAGGGCTCGAGATGAGACTACTCAAATTGTAACTCCCGCCCTTCTCTCCGAGGCCCCTGACCCGGAGACTCTTGCCAGTTTATCTCAAGAACGCATAGTTCATCTCATTCGACAGACCAGTTTTCGCAATACTAAAGCTCGTCATCTTCGCGGCATAGCCCGAGATATTATGGAAAAGCATGATGGGACTGTTCCACACACCATCGAAGAATTACTTTCCTTCAAAGGTATCGGACGCAAAAGTGCGAATCTCATTTTGACACTTGGATTCGGGAAACAGGCAATATGCTGCGACACGCATGTCCATCGACTCAGTAACAGACTCGGATTTGTTCGTACTGGGAAGCCTGAAGAGACTGAGCGTGCCCTAATGACCGTTCTTCCGAAGAAATGGTGGATACCTATTAACGGTATCCTCATTGCTTTCGGCAGAGTTCATTGTACTCCTATCTCACCGAAGTGTTCGGGATGCCCTATTGGAAAATCATGTCCCCGTATCGGGGTTGGTAAAAATAGATAGCACTAATTTCTAAGATTTGGTTTACCGTGTGCGCTCAATCCATCACGGAACCACACTTTTGAAAGCCTGCCAACAAGAGCTTTTTTCCATTCCATTGCCCCTGAATCTGGACAGTTTGGATGACTGGCGAAAAAATCTAACGCTACGGATTCAGCTGCTACGACAAGCTTCTCGGGATCACCATCCCACAATCCTTTAGCATTTATAGCAACAAAGTTGGCGATAGAACCGCCCGCACTTGAACGAGTCTTAGTCTCCATGACGAGGTGTTTCAAGAATTCTCGACGAGAGCGAATCGGTTGAGGACTTCTGAACCTAAGATATGGGACGTCTAACCATTCCTTATCTGTTGAAGTTTCTCGCGCCGGTTTACTATTGATTGGTTGGTGCCTGGGCGGCATGGACTCTCCTATTGACTACTGACTAATGACTATGGGTAGAATGAGAATACACTTGAAATGCGTGCATCTTACTAGCACTGGTTATCTTACACCGTATTACATTATCTCGTAAATATTTGTCTTTGTGTTGTATTCATGAGAGAGTATGGAATTTTCGTATAAATGCAACACCGACAGTGGCCTTGTGGTCGGTGTAAGGAAACTCAACTATGGTTTATACAGTATTTTAGTTGGTTTCCGACATGGCAAACATAAGCTGAGTTACCACAGGATTGGATTTGTACGCAATGGTGTCATAGACATGAATGATGATTCACACCCCGTGCCAACCACGCTCCAGCTTATAAATTTGCTTCATTCCGAAGCATTTCTGCTTATTCTAAATGATATCAAAAATTACGTAGTGATTGATTCAATAATGACGGATTAGACTTCAGTATGGACGTACGGGAGGATCATCGCTTTGATTGCGATCATCGTAGTCTCCCATCATCTCGTTTTCTTGTTGCTCACGGATGTATTCCTCGTCATCGGAGAATTCATCTTCCGGACTAGTTTGGGGGCCTTTTATGGAGGCTATTATGCCTCGAATTTCGGCAGCTATCTTGGACCTTGATGGTCGTGTTGACGAATCGATTCTAAGAGCAACAAGACGAATATCGTTTGCAATATCAGAAGGTTTAGAAGAGACCGTCATTTTATCTGGATTATAAACCAGATCTACTTTGCGTAGTTCTTCTTGTAGCGTTTTCTTGTTTGGCTTTATCTTTTGTGTCAAATTCAAAATTTCACTAAGTCTATTCAGGTCACGAGGACCAAAAACGCCATCATTTTCTGACTTTATATGTTCAACGAAATGTTCGATAGTTCCGTGTGTATCGATATTTTCATCCTGGATCCCTCTTCTCTTCTCCTCTTCTCTCGTGTTCATCTCATTTAATTGTTTTTGTTTATCTAATCGTTTGAGGACTATTTTTGAAGTAGACTTAGCATTGTCTGGTGGACTAGATACTACACCATTTATTATTGACTGTAAAGTGCTGTTTATTTTTGTTGTGTCCTGCCCTTTAGTAAACGAAGGCATTCCGTTTTGATCGAATTCTATTTCAAACGTCCCCATATTTTGATGTCTAGATAAATCTCCTCCTCCATGTTTATTTTTGTTGTAGTATGCTCCCGTTAAGTTGGCAGTTACGGAAGTATTTGGTGCTGGATCACCTGAAAGTTTACCTTCTACATGAATGCCTCCGAGAAGACCTTCGGCATCGAAAATTCCAGGTCTTCCTGGAAATGAAAATTTCTTTTCATGGAACCCGAAACTTGGAAGTTCTTCTGTAGTACGTATATCCCATCCCCAGTTTATACCACTACTACTACTTATGACACTTTGAATAAGATTTGCCAGGTCAAGGGCAGTTTTTTGTTCCATTGCAATGATGCGACCTGCAACTCTTGATGCTATTGTGCTCATCGTGGTCATTTTATCTTTAACTCCATCATCAGTTATACATCAAAGGGTTACGAAACTAAATGCAGTTAACGGGCATTCCGACCTATTCGTAAATCTTCTTGAACCGAGAGTAACTACACTTATGAAAAAACTTTCACTATTTCTAATCGTACTTTCCACAATGATCATCCGTTAAGTTCTATTGATGTCACCATCATGTCATCCATTTCTTTTCCTCCCCAGACATTTATGGATTCGACAGTCCACACAACCGGTTCGAACCCTAAACCGTCGCAAGGTTCATTTGAATAGGATAACGTCACGTGCGGTTTAAAATCAGGGTATTTGTCCTTATATTCAACGCCTGATTCTTTCATGAGTTTCTTTAGTTCTTCTTGGAGCCCCATTATCGTCGGTGACTGAACACGGGCAATAATGGGGACTCCGTCATCTGGATTCTCGGGGAAGCACGTTTTGAAAGCACACCCGATGAGGAATGGCTTTGTTTTCTGAGCCATAGCAGCAACTACTGCAACTGCTTTGATGATATTTGCTAGCGATGTTTCTCCTAAATATAGGAGAGTAATATGCATCTCGTCGGGATCAGAACGTTCTCCAGGAACTTCTATCGTTGATAGTTTTTCTGCCACTTCTTGCGGTACTTTAATTCCGATAAACGCCATATCTCTATACTATACCAAAAACTCAATGTGTATTCCGTGTTGATCTTTTAATAACAAAAATTTCGTCTCAAAGGTAGGGTTGGGCAAGGAGTCCAACCATGGATATTTCAAATATTAAGTGGCAACGTGGCGTTTTTCACAAGTTTTACGCTCTAATGAAAATCAGGGTTGGTGCGGCTGACCCGAAATCGATCCCTATTGATATTCAAGAAGGGGATGAGTTTGAATATGATGGTCAGTTACTGAAGTATGCCGGGTCAGAAATTCATTCTCCTCAGCTTCGCGGGGCTATCAAGAATGGTTGGGCAACTTTTGAAGCACCGGATGATACTGGCGGGCGTGTCGCCGCAGTACAGCCTAATCGTAGCATTGCTAAAGCTCAAACCGTCAATCGTGACCTGTCTAGAGTTCAACGAGGCAGTAATGGCCCGATTGACACAGACTCACTGGACGAAGAAACTGTTCTTAACGTTTCAGATCGTCGGGATGCTTCTAAAAACCCGAGAGCCACTCCTCAGGTTTTAAAACCAGAAAACAACCGAAGAGCGTCAACTGCTGGAATGCGTGTTGAGAATGGCCCGCACGAAAACCAAGACGCCGTTACGGTTGGAAGAGTTCGTTCTCCTGCTAAGGTAGTGGTAAAAAATATTCTCGATGACCGCTCAAGTGGTATTATTAACGACATTGAAAATCGCGGTCTCGGTCGTCCTGAAATCTACAACACCGTTGAACGTGAGGGCGTAAAAGTTAGGACAAATGTTGGTAATTTAGATCGAAGCGTCCAAATTGACCATGATGACGGCGACTCTGTTGTCGGAAGTGTTCGACATTCAAAGTCATCTACTGATGGTATTGATGTCCGCGATACTAGTAATATCCGTAACAAGACGGCGGTATCAAAGGCCACTCCGTCGAAGGCCTCTTCTTCTCAAGCAATCAACACAAGTCTTTCTCCAAGAATTCGTGCTGCTCGTCGCATTGACCCGTCTTTCCCCTCTGACTGGTCTTTTACCGGACGTCTTGTTGAACGTCTAGATGCCGCGAAGAAGCACGGGGTCACCCCCGAATTCCTCGAGGCTCTCTATTCGGCCGAGGGTGATCAAATGCGGAAACTACTTGAGAAAACTTATCCGAAGCAATTCGGTCAGTAAACTCACTAGCATTATAAATAGTAGTACCTATCCGGCACCGATAAGTCTCAAACTTTGATGGTGCCGAAATAGTATGGGAAGTCCTAAGACTGCTGGTGCCACTGTTTACATTCAAGAGGAACTCAGTGACGCCCGTTTGCGTTGCGATGAGCTTAAGAATTATATTGTTCGAGTTTTGGACTTAGTCCACAATTCTCCTCAAAAAGACCATTTCTACGCTGTTGCTGGAGATATCATACACGCCGTACCAGAGACCCTTTTGAAGTTGGAGAAAGCTCTTGGTGCGGTTTCCATGGCTGTCAACAAGATTGACTATGAAGAAACTAGAGCTTTGATACGACCAGAAAAAGTAGATGAACTCGAACGAGTGCTTGAAGACGTCCGCATCAGAATGCCACGCCGTACTGGTAGATAATCAAAAGTATAATAAACACGGACTTGGTAACACGTTCGTCATGAACGAAACCATCCAGTCCGTATTTGATGGTCTATTACTTGGTGATGCTAGTTTAGCATCTCGTTCCATGATATCCGCTTGTCTTAGAATGGAAATCCATGTAGACAACGTGGATTGGGTTGATCACATTAAGACAATTTTTGATTCCAATGGTATAAAATCAACTATTGATTTTATAAAACCTAGAGCTAGATTCATCAACGATAGACAAATAAATAGTGGGCATCACGTGAGTATTCGTACTCCAATGTACCGGAATCTTTTTTCCGAAAGAAATCGTTGGTACCCGAATGGGGTGAAGATAATTCCGAAGGACGTTGATATTTCTCCAATATCCATTGCTCAGTGGTATATGGGTGATGGAAGTCTTGTCAAAAATAAAGAAAATAAAATAAATTAATGATTAAGTTTTATACAAACGGTTTTAAACATGAAGATGTAGAATTCATAAAAGACAAACTATGTGATGTTTATTCTGTACGTGGATTTGTAAGTCTTAAAGAAAAGAAATACCCTGTTTTGAATTTTACAGCGCACAACGCCCTCACTATACTGGATATTGTTCGTCCGTATGTAACTGAAAGTTTTTCATATAAAACGCGAAATCTTTATGTAAACAAAAACTGTGTTACTTGTCAAAAAAGTCTTAGCCGTAACAACGCTAAACACTGTGAAACTTGTCTAGTTTTTTATCATAAATCACGAAACCAATCTAGATATAAACAAGTTGATGTTGCTAGTAATACTATATCATTAATGGCGCATATGAATTGCTTAGTGTGTGGAGAACCATATGACGATCGCATCGGATCTAAATTTTGTTTTTCATGTCGTCCTACTGTTCGTAGAGCGTACAAAAATGTGACTCGTCTTTCGAAAAATCCTAATTTCAGTTTTATTGAATACGTACGGGCGAGAGTTACACAACATGTCTGATCCGAAAAACGTTCAGGAAGGATTCGTTCTTTCGAGCGCAGCCATGTATTCATTTAGGTGTCAGGAAGTTTTTCCTGATATCATCAGCTTCGCGGCTGCAATACCTGATAACCTTAAACAGTTATTTTTAATTCCTGTCCAACTTGAAAGCAGTATTACTGCTTCTGTTGCTGCAAAAATTGCGTCAAATCACGTTTTTTCAACTCCAACCGGTGATACGCCAGAAGGAGACCTATTTAGTTACCAGACGCTCGTCAATTATGATAATGAACCGACTGAACTCGGAGTAGACTCGGGTTCTATTTTCGACATAGAGAACGCTGATAATTTAACGCATCATCAAGAATATAATTTTGATGAAAACATTCAAGCTCCGATCGATACGAGCTACATGTCGGATATCGACACGACTCAGTATACTGATTATCCGTACAGGTCAAAAGAAAAACCACGTCATTCTTCCGTAAAAACACCGATTCCGATAATCCTTAAACTTCGTCTTGCTTTAAGTCCCGGTGAACTAAAATCAAAAATTCCTGACAAGATTGAGAAGAACTCAAAGAAATGCAATGTTTCTCTAACATCATATGATAAGAAAACTCGGGTTTTCACGTTTGCTGTTAATTCTGGGAATGGACCGAAGGACGTAAAAGCTTCGCTTTCTGACATTGACGAAGTTTCTTTATCATGCAATTGCAAATTCTGGCGATATAATGGTCCAGAATTTCATGCATCTGAAAATTCATTCATGCTTGGACAGCCGTATGGAACGGCTTCTCCACCTAACATTCGCGATCCTGATAGAAAATACTGGCTCTGTAAACATGCCGCCGCTGTCTTGAAGCGTTTAGACTATTTTGTTCAAGAAATCTCTGAAGAAAATTTGGATCTCGATGAAAACGAGATCGTAGAGAAGATTGATGAACAATGGGATCGTCTCGAAGGAGTTGTTCAGGTTCCTGAAGATGACTTTTCCGAAGATGACATCGACATTGAAGTTGATTGGGATGCTGAACCTGAAGGTCTCATACCTGACGCGCATGAATCACATCCTGAAGAAGAGGACGAGGACGAGGACGAGTCCTTAAATTACGACGTTGACACGTCTGATTTTGATGAACCCGTTGCTGAAGATCATTCTTATGATGATGAAGACCAGTTAGATTATGAAGTTCCGGAAGAAGTTCCGGAGGATGAACAAATTGATTATGAATCTCCTGAGGAGCCCGAAGAGCCCGAAGAAGATGAGGAGCCCGAAGATGACTATGAATCTTTAGCAGAGCCTGAGGATCAGGGCGACTATGAAGCTTCTGAAGATTCTGAAGCGTTGGAATCAGAGGAGGAACCAGAATGATGCGGGCATACTTTTTGCGTATACTTGGCTAAATTGCAATTTTGACATAAAATTTGATATGATATTCTATCAATTCCGTTCTTTTTCATAAATAAATAAATATTGCTAACTGTTTTGCGATGTTGATTTCCACCTCCATTTACATGATCAATCACCAGTTTATTTAAACTCTTCTCGTTGCAACATCTGCAGTATGCCCCGAATTCACGCAATACTTGTGCACGAAGCTGGTGTCCATGAGATACTTTATCTTGTCTTCGGAGCATTTCTTTTTCGTAGTTGCAATTTGCACATAGTATTTGGAAGCCTTCTGGATATCCATTATTCTTGAGCCATAAATGAATATGAGCAGTTTTCTTTTTGAATTTTGTGCTGTGTTTCCTCCCCCCACCATTAATATGATCAATTGTCAGAAATGCCAATTCGTTCTCTTTACAGTTTTGGCACTCACCTCCATATGCTCGTACTGACTGGCGTTTTAGTTCCAAATATCTTTCTCTCAACCGTATGTTTCTTCGATCTGAGTTTTCTTTATTCCATTTTGCAGCAATCGAAATGATTTCTGTTTTTCTTTTCTGGTAGTGTAACTTAGCTCGTATGGATTGGCACTTTCTACATAAAACCCCGCGTTTCCCTTCTGATGGTCGCCTATTAGTTGGATCGCCGCATCCATAACACTTTGCATTCATAATCATAGAATTAATAAAGGAGTTAGCGTGCAATACGATTATATTTGTGTTGGTTGTTCAAATACTCAGGAAGAAAATCATTCTGTAAACGGATTCAAAGAATTCACACCGAAGTGTGTTAAATGTGGGAAAAAGTGTAAATACACATTCACTCCCACGGTTGTGCACGTTGCACTACTCGACGGACCTAGCGGTTCTTGGCCGTCGAAGGGCGAACGGATTAAAAAACAGCGAGCAAAGGCTTCCGAATCTGCCAGTCGACGGAGCAGGGATCGTTACGATCATATTAAACGAGACTCTATTCCGAACTTTCAAGGGAAAGAGACTGGAACCTGGCGCGAAGCACAAGAATTTGCCAGAAAAGAATTGGGCGAAAACAGCGCCAAAACATATAACTCTAAAGTCCAAGACGAAAAATTTGTTAAATGATACGGGCAGTCCACTTGACAACTGTTTGGCAGCTTTTGCTTCCGCTTTTTGTCTCGTGACTTTTTGAAATGTCTAGATCACTATCCCTCCTTAGACGCAGGTTAAACTTGGTTGACTTGTCACTCCAGACTCGTCCTGGGATAGGGTCATACCAGTTTTACAAATCGATTAACTTTGATGTAGCATTCACCTTGTTTGATACTATCCCGGCAAGCGGTAAAGCCTCGGCTACCGTAGCCCAAACCGGTTATGCTGATAGTAATTATAGGGGACAAACCAGGTTTTTGTTTAACCCAACCGACTACTCAATCGACGATATCAAACCTTTCTGGGTTCAAATCAAGCAAGTTTCTTTAGCTGGAGTGGTTGGACCGGCTGAAGCCATGCACCTGGTCCTTCCATATAGTTCACAGCCTAACAGAACGGTCGCCTTATCTGGTGGAGCCCCGACAGGAACGACTATAGCTGACTCATTGGAGCTTCAGCTCCCAATGCAGTGCAATAGCCTTCGGGTTCAGACTGATGGCACGACTGATCTACTCATAGCTTTTGAACCCGGTGGATATGAACAGAGGGTTCCATCCCTTCAGAATGAGTTTACTGAGTACAGCAAAGTTTACGATTCTTTTTACCAGCTATTCGTACGTGGCAATGGTGGTGCCACTACGTTTAGCGCATCAATGAGGGCTATCTCTAGCCCCGCTCAGTAGTAGACTGAATCTGTGAAACTTTTATCGTCCCTACTAAATCAGGAGACCCGGAATGCCTACACTTGTTAGAGTCGTTAATCAGCAGCAGATACGTCGGTCAATTCTTATTGACAAAGTTGATAGGAGCTCCGGCCAGTTCGAAACTGGACTCAGTCACGCCCAATCGGGGAAGCAGAAGGTCTACGTCCCATACTCCAACCCTCTTGACACAGCCGTCAAGGGTTATATTGATATGGTTCCGACGGACGAAGTTCTCCTTGCACTTGCTACCAAGGGTGTCCTGGCTGGACTGGCTGCTCGAGGCATGGTCTCGACAACCTTGTTTAATTCGACGTTGACTGCAGCGCCGACGATTACATCGGCCGTCAACGCACTTGGCGTAACAACCATTGTTGGAACACACTTCCTTAGTTTGTCTCCTGATGTTACATATGTAACTCTTACCACTCCAGGTGGTCTGTCTCAAGTCATTACGGACTCTGCTCTTATCCTGGCCGGTCCTCCGTCCAGCATTTCGGCTGTCCAGATTGAAATTGATGACGCCCTTGTGACAATTGGTACCCCGGGCGTTGGTTGGAAGGTTGTTATAAAGGCTAATTCCAAGAGTACCGCTTCTTTCACACTTTAGAACCGATTTGAGATTGACAGCCTGAAGAGGACATGTTAATCTCAAATCATGGAAACAAAAACTGAACTGTCTGAGGCCGTTACCAATCCTGGAGCGGCCTCAGATGTATTTACAATTTATTGTCATATCCATACCGAATCTGGTCGTCGTTATATTGGGCAAACCAAGAAAACATGGCGTAAACGATGGAATCAACATGTTTATACTGCTTTGGGCGAGAAAAATGGGTGGTCACACTTTGCGAATGCTATACGTAAGTACGGCAAAAACGCATTTACCCACGAAGTTCTTGAAATTTGTCATAATTTAGAATCTGCAAACGCTTCTGAGAAGAAATGGATTGCTCATTTTGAAACTACGGACCCTAAGAAGGGGTTTAACTTCAAATCCGGAGGAGACCATCGTCCGCACCAAATCACCAACCCTTGGGACCGACCAGAATTTCGTTCGAAGGGGCTTGCAAATTTAACGAAAACGAATGCCTCTTTAACTCCACAGAAGCGTTCACAAATCTCAAAGCAACTATGGCAGGATCCGCAATTTCGTTTAAAAGTTTCTCTCACTCAACGCGGTAAGAAATTAAGTCCTGAACACATAGCTAAAAGTGCTGCTTCTAATACCGGTAAGAAACGCAGCCTGGAACATCGTTCGCAAATTTCTGAAAGATCAAAAGTTATTGCAAGTAATCCTGAATACCGTGCACGAATATCTGAGAGGATGAAGGGTGTTATATTCACCGACGAACACCGGAATAATATATCTATCGGACAAAGAGGTAGGATTTTGAGTGCTGAGACTCGAAAAAAGATCGGTTTGTCCGCACTGATATCCGCTGCAAAGCGTAAAGCTGATGGGCGGTTTATTGTTTTGAGTATTGAATCCCGCGCCAAAATCTCCGCATCTGCTAAAGCTTCGAATGCAAGGCGTAGAGTTTTGGCTCTTTGATAAATTTTTCACTTATGAGTATACCCGCGTTACCCCAGGTACTTTTGGCACTTTAATCCTGTCATTTTGATAGGCCAGCTATTCAGGAGATCTAAAAATGCGTGTTGCAGCCCTTCGTACCGACATCGGCCACCTTTATCTTGATGACATTGAAAACTCCTCTCAGAGGAATTTCTCCTCGGAGCCTGCTGGGCAGAGTCGTTATATTCATAGCCCAACGGACGCGGAACTTGCAGCCGTCCTCAAGAGCTATGCTTTTGTGACACGCGTTGGAAGCAATGCATCGCCGTTCGATACCACCATTGCGGACGGAACGATTCTCAAGATTAAGGCTTCAGCCGCTGCGGCGTATACCTCAATCACCGTGACCTCTGGTGCTGCGGTCACGGCGGCTCAGATCGTAGTTGACCTGAACCTTGGTTTCACGAATGCCGGTCTTCCGTTCCGGGCCAGAGTTAGTGGAGCCAACGTTGCTATCGATTCGACGATTGGTGGGCCTGCTGCGTACATTCAGATGGGTACCACGGCTGCCGCCCTGGCAACCGTTCTGGGTTTGACGATTGGCGCTCTATCGGGCCTTACGGTCTCCCTTTTGATCAAGGCTGTGTACGTCGGCTTGAATGCTGTTGCTGGCCAAACTGGCGTTGCGGCAACCGTTACGGCTTTTGATGGCACCGAGGCGACCATTGGTGGCCTTACGGGCATGCAGGCTTCTGACGTCGGCAAGGTCATCACGTTCTCGGGTTCGGCTAACCCTGCTAACAACGGAACGTTCCGCATTAACGACTTCATCTCGGCAACATCGGTTAAGGTTGCCAACGAAGATGCCGTTTCTCCGGACGCCGCTCTCACGTGGACCGAGTACGCTAACATGTCGGTTGACGTCTCTGTTGCCACAATCAATGCGCTTTCGAGCTTCTCACTTCTGACGACCGCTCAGAAGTCTGCCCTCGACGCAGCAATTGCTAACGTCATTGCACCCTCACTGGTTGAGACGGGCCCGGTTCTTCTTTCGTTCGTTTACGGTAAGCTCTCGAAGCTTACGAGCTCGTCATATCAGCCTGGTGGTGCACGAATCGGTCTTCCGGCCGGTGCTGCGGTTGCCTGCGTCGGAAACGATGGTAGTACGCCATATACGATTTAGCGCCCACGAAGATTGTTAGCAGATCAACAATCTGCTAGACTTTCTTCATGAACTCAAGCGAACAGTCGCAAAACGAAGCCTCCGAACCGAAAGGTCAGGGGGCTTCGTCGTATTCTGATAAGTGGACCATTTACTGTCACACTCACATTGTTACGGGTCGCAGATATGTTGGTTTGACAAAGAAGCGTATGCTTCAACGTTGGAATGAGCACGTATACAACGCTCAGTCCAAGCGTGGCAAAGGCTGCCGTCATTTTTGGAATGCCATTCGCAAATACGGCAAGGATGCGTTTTTGCATGAGATTTTAGCGATGAGCTGGGATCTCGAGGGTGCTAACGCAACTGAACGCATTATTGTTGAACAATGGGATACTCGGAACCCAGAGTTTGGGTTTAATCTCGCCCTTGGTGGCTCCCACATACCGCATCCCGTCAAGAATCCCTGGGACTGTCCTGAATTTCGTGAGAAGGGACTTACCAATCTTGCCAAGGCGAATGCTAGTTTAACTACACAACAGCGTTCGCAAAATGCGAAGAATTTATGGTCCGACCCTGAGTATTCTGCTAAAGTTACGAAATCTTCTAAGAAGGCCTGGTCTGATCCATTTTTAAGAATTAATCAATCTGAATCACAAAGGATTATTAAAGCTCGTCCGGAAATAAAGAAGAGACAAGTTGAAGCTTCTCGAGAACTTTGGCGGTCAGAAACTTTTCGAGCAAAAAATGCTAATCTTTGGAATGACCCGCGTTTTCGTAGTCAATGTCAGTCTGGTCTTGTTCGCGGAGCTGCTTTGAACTCAAGTAAGACTCATTGCAACAACGGTCATGAATACTCTTCTGAGAACACATATATAACTAAAAGTGGTAGCAGAGTTTGTAGGATTTGTGCTCGGGAACGTGGGAAAATAGACATGCGAGCTGCACGGGCTCGAAAAAAACAGGTTCCTGTCAGCATATGAATCTGAGTCTAAGGCCGCGAGAGTTTCCTCTCGCGGCCTTAGTCGTATCTAAAATGCTGAACTAAACGAAAAAATGAATTGTGGAATCAAATGAACGCAATGATAAAACTGCCAATATTATGATTATCGCGTTCATTTTAATTATCACGGCGGCGTCATGTTATTCTTTTTTAAATATGCGAGTTTCAAAAATTTCGGTTGAAAAATCAAGTAGTATAGTGGGTAAGTAAAGTGTGGGAAAGTAACGTATACCTAAACGGAGTATAGATTTCAAATGGCGCAAGACTCGGAGTATGAAACACACGATATTTACCTAGCTGCATACCTGAAAATTTGTGGGTGTTCTTTCAGGCAGCGACGTCAGGGTCCAAGGGTGTTCTTTATTTTCATTAACCCGGCTGTTTCTATCAGTGAACTTCGTGAACAATATTATCAGGGTTCAGCTCGAGTATCACCGCACCAATTTGCACAAGAGATAATGGCATTCAAGCAGCTTTGTTTTTGACATAAATTTGAGATTGTTATCAATGAGCGGGTGTGCTAGTATTTATCGCTGCTTCTGTCCGCGCATATCATGAACGTCGTCGGATAGAAGTGTGCGTGAAAGAAGGAAATAATGGATAACATTAATTCGGAACAGAATCTTCGTGTTGTTAAAGTTGATAAAGAATCAGTTCCCGGTAGACTATTGTTGACACTTTGCTTCGGGGATAAGCAGACCATACTAAGTACCCCGGCTGACGGTCAGAGTACAGACGAAGATCGATCTCTTGTCACGCAGGCTCATCGAGAGCTTGGTATGATATAATGTGACCCTGTCCGCGCATGTCATGAACGTCGTCGCGCTTCTTTGACTGAAGCCGTGTTATATGACAATACTTGAAGACTATTTTGTTCGTCCGGCTGGTCATCTCACTCAACGTTGGACATGTCATGATAACATTATCATAGGTGGACGCATCAATGATGCGGACGACTGGTTTCATTTACGCGATGCACTAGCTATAGCATCCGTAATAAATATGGATAATGATAGTGATGATTCTGGAAAAGGCATTCCGATGTTATGTCAGGTGCCTTTCATAGATAATGGTTCACATATTTCTGAAGATTTGATTCGAAATGCTGTGTCATTCGCACAATTGCACTTCAACTATGGGCGAATATACGTCCACTGTGCGCTCGGTAATTCACGGAGTCCGTCCATTGCCTATGCGATCCTTAGATTCGTATATCGCTACAGTGTTGAAGACGCGTTATCAGCGATCCGCCTCGGGAAAGGTTCACTACTTTCAAATGCGATAGGTGGAGAATATGGAACTCGAGAACAACAACAAAATTATCTAGTGTCTGTGGAATACGCCCTTCAACTAGTATAATTACCAATCCACGACTAGTTCTCTGTCAACTCTTGTTATGACGATGTCTTGTGGTGTGATTTCCACACCTTGGATTTTCTTCCAAGAGTATCCTGACCCTATTTCATAAACCCCGGGCGGTATGTCCACTGCGTACGCTTCTAAATCGTCGTAGACGATTATGAATGCGTGGTCATCACCTTCGTGTCCCCCGTCCGTGAATTCTACTTCCGGTATCATTCGACCTATGACTGCAGTTATGGTATCTGCAACTTTATCGCACATACCCCCTGAACCGAGTTCTTCGTCAAACCCGTCGTCGTCTTGTTCCCAGTCGTCGATAACTATTTGAGCCTCTTTCGCTATTTGCGATTTGATGGCTTGAAGTTTTTTGAAAAGACTCATCCCACTACATAATAAATAGGATTTTATGCGTGAACTTCTATTCATGGGTTCACGTTATGGGAAGATCTGTATCATCCGCAACCTTAGTCAATGACCAGATAGACCTTTATGACCCTCCAGGGGGCATAGTTAGGGCCGTTGGGGTTCTGCCTGCTGATGTTTCAGTACTGGTTTTCTCCAATAACGTCTATCTTCCTTGGACTGTCTTGGACGGGTTAACAACTCCGGATTCGTCCATATCAAGCGGTTTCGTTTATTTTAACGAAATTCCCGGCAGTCCTGGGTTTTATTCGGTTCGATTTTACCCAGACCGAACAGGTTTTTGGAAACTTGTTTATTCTGTTCCAACGCTCCCTGCGGAAGTCATTAGAGAATTTGATGTTTCGCCTTCAGGACTCTCTTCTTCCGCTAACGGACTAAATGCATCATTCAATTCATAGTCTTTATGGAAGACATGGATCCCGTTTGAGGCAAAGAAAACTTGATAACTCGCTTATATGAGGGAGTTGTTGCATGGCTGCATTTCTTGTTCGTCAACAACTCACTAGAGGTGAACTAAGACTTTATCTTAGCAATCAGAATGGGTATCCTCAAGATGCCTTTTCTGTTCGATGGACTGTTCGTGCAGCGAATGGGCAACAAGTTTCTGGTAAGTCTCTACCGGCGATTCGAGCACTTTGTGGTGAGTATTACGCTCCATGGCAAACAGATGTTAGGAACGGAAGTTATCGAATCACCTGGGAAATTCAAGAAGTTTCCGGGGGCCGTGTTGATCAAACTTGTGAAGGTTTCTTTGTCGTTGATCCTTCTAGTTATTCAACATGTTTGCCTCCGTCCGGTAACGCCATCCCTGTTAGTGGTTTCGGGACTTTTCTCACCGGGTCTGCGCTCGGTCGTGGTGGTCTACCGTTATTTCTTAAAGACGGGTCTGGATATCCTAAAGACGCGTTCGTGTTCTGGACTATCCTGGATGCTACGGGTAGAATTGTATCTCCGAAATCAGCAGCAACGCGTTTTACTGTCGGTGAATACTATGCACAGTGGTCTGTCATGGTTGGATCTGGCGACTACACAATTTTATGGGAGTATCAACAAGACCCGAATTCTCCGGTGCAAGCAGCAGAGATGCGATTCAGTGTCGTCTGTCCCGCTTCGCCGTATGTCGTTCTTATTTACGACAACAGTTGCTCGAGTTCTCCTGTTCGATGTCATCCGGAGGTGATTATCGTGAACAATTGCCCTCCAATTTTTCCGGGTCCAGTTCCTGGCCCATCTCCTGCTCCGGCCCCTGAATGCTGTGGTTTTGAGATCCCTCGAACGATTCATATCCCGACTGGATCTCTTCCGTTACTTGGAAACTTCACTAATCAATCGAATTACATCATTCCAAAACGTGTTCGTCATATCACGTTCTATGTCACATACTCTAACGGTGCTCCCGGTGGTTACGCATCACTACGTATTATGTGGGGCAATGGAACTGAAGAAACCCAGGAAACGCTTCTTGACGCTGATTTCACTACCAATAACCAATTTTCGGATCAGAACCTGTTTTTACAAGAGTTAGATGGTCCGGTTCCACCAAACAGCAATCCTGTGGGCTTCATGATTGAGGTGTCTGTCCCTGGGGGAGCCACCACAGTAAGACTTCTTGCAGCAGAAGGTGGTGTTCCAGGATCCCCTGGGACTATTGGGATTACCCTGACGGCATCCACTTCGTGAACCAATGTCGATTGAGAACCCTCGTGGCTCACGTAGCAAACTCGGTCCTACAGGTCCAACAGGTCCTACTGGACCTATGGGTCCGACTGGTCCAACCGGTGTTGGTTCAACCGGTGCTACGGGTCCGCAGGGTGCGACCGGTCCTCGTGGGTCTACTGGTCCTGTAGGCTCGACCGGTCCACAAGGTGCTACTGGCATTCAAGGTGCTACTGGCATTCAAGGTGCTACTGGCCCTAAGGGACCTACCGGTTCACAGGGGGTGACCGGTTCACAGGGGGTGACCGGTTCACAGGGTGTAACGGGTGTAACGGGTCCCACAGGTTCTGTCGGTCCTACAGGTTCTGTCGGTCCTACAGGACAAATAGGTCCAACGGGGCCTCTCGGACCCACCGGACCGGTTGGTACAACTGGCCCCACTGGACCCAGGGGTTCAACTGGCCCTGGTTTTACTGGGCCCACGGGTGCCCAAGGAACTACTGGCCCGACTGGCCCGACTGGTTCTATTGGTCCAACTGGTGTCCAAGGCGTAACTGGATCTACTGGTCCAACTGGACCTCAGGGAGCAACAGGTCCTGGTTTCACTGGTCCTCAGGGTCCCACTGGCCCAACTGGTCCTGTAGGTACAACTGGCCCAACTGGACCTCAGGGAGCAACAGGTCCTGGTTTTACAGGACCTCAAGGACCGGCTGGTCCAACAGGTCCGCAGGGCCCGACCGGCCCAACGGGACCCACAGGTTCTCCCGGTCCTAAGGGTTCTACTGGTATTCAGGGTGGACAAGGACCTACAGGTTCGATAGGTGTAACTGGTCCACAGGGTGTTACAGGTGCTACTGGCCCTACCGGTCCGGTTGGATCTCAAGGACCTACTGGCTCAATTGGTATAACCGGCCCGCAGGGCGTTACGGGAGCAACTGGTCCCACCGGTCCCACTGGTTCACAAGGACCAACTGGTCAACGAGGAGCGACTGGTGTTCAAGGCGCGACTGGTGTTCAAGGCGCGACTGGACCTACCGGTTCGCAAGGACCTACCGGTTCGCAAGGCGTTACAGGACCGCAAGGCGTTACAGGAGTCACGGGTCCTACCGGTTCAGTCGGATCCACAGGATCGACTGGTCCACAGGGACCTACTGGACAACGAGGCGCAACAGGAATTGATGGTGTAACGGGGGTCACGGGACCAACCGGATCTATTGGACCTCAGGGCGTCACGGGCCCACGTGGTGCCACAGGAATTGACGGCGTAACAGGTACCACTGGCCCAACTGGTCCACGTGGAGCCACGGGCTTCACCGGACCTCAGGGAGCTACTGGTGTTTTTGGTCCTACTGGACCCGCAGGCCTTCTTAGTGCTTACGGCGAACTCTATGTTTATAACGGCTCATCGTTTTTTACGATGAGCGTTCCGAACGCGTTTTATCTCATCAATCAATGGACAACGACCGATTTATCAAGCTTCACGATTCCAAGCGTTGCTAACTCAAACATCACGGCGATCATGGGTGGCGTTTACGCCATCGCCGTGTCGATGTCATATAAGACATCAACATCAACATCACTGAAATTCGCAGTCTTTATAAATGGCATTCTAGAACAAGACGCATCTGTTTCGCAAGCGGACACGCTCAATAGTGATTTCGTTACAATAACCACCAGCATCGAGTCTCTTAGTCCTGGTGACATTGTTGACATTCGTGTTTCTTCATCTCTTATCGGATGCCCTGGCGGAACTGCTGATTTCACACTTATTGATGGTAACTTCTCCATCTTTACTGTTGGTGGTGCTGGTTCTACTGGTGTAACAGGAGCCACAGGACCACAGGGTGCTACTGGAATAGATGGCGTTACTGGTGCCACCGGACCAAATGGCGTAACTGGTGCGACGGGTCCGCAAGGTCCCACTGGAATTGATGGAGTCACAGGTGCGACTGGTCAAATTGGAGCAACGGGCCCACGTGGTGCCACAGGAATTGATGGCATAACAGGTGCCACTGGCCCAACTGGTCCACGTGGAGCCACGGGCGTAGATGGCGTAACAGGGGCGACAGGTCCACAAGGACCAACGGGTCAAATTGGACCAACTGGTGCGGACGGAGTCACAGGCGCAACAGGCCCTCAAGGGCCAACGGGATCGATCGGTCCTACAGGCATTGATGGTGTAACAGGCGCAACTGGTCCGCAAGGCGCTACAGGCATTGATGGTGTTACGGGTGCGACGGGTCCACAAGGCGCAACAGGGCCACAGGGTGTAACTGGTTCAACAGGACCTCGAGGTGCCACTGGCGTCGATGGTGTTACTGGTGCCACAGGACCGCAAGGCCAAACGGGTCCACAGGGCGTCACGGGTGCCACTGGTCCTATCGGCCCAACAGGTGTTGATGGTGTAACAGGAGCAACAGGTCCTCAGGGCCCCACAGGTTCCATAGGACCTACAGGTCCCACAGGACCTACAGGCCCAGCTGGAGTAACAGGAGCAACAGGACCACAGGGTGCCACTGGTCCTGTACTCGTAGATTTAGCTTGGCGTAGACATTTTTTGTTAATGGGAGGTTAGACTAACATGGAGGCGCTAAAAGTACTTGGACAGGCCGCACCGGCTGCTAACACAACAACTGATTTATATGCAGTTCCAGCTTCTACGAGTATCGCTGCTTCTACGATCATCGTGTGTAATCAAACTGCTGCTTCTATCAAGTTTCGAATTAGTGTGGCAGTGGCTGGTGCTGCACTTGCTACTAAGCAATATATTTATTATGATGTTGTTGTTTTGAAAAGTGACTCATTTACCGCCACTATTGGTATAGCTTTAGCAGCCACTGATGTGATTCGAGTTCATACGGATACCGCTAACGTCAGCTTTAATCTGTTTGGGTGTGAGGTGACGTAATGGCTGCTGAGACCATACAGAAACGTGTTATTCTTTTTGACGCCAACGGCGTTGAAATGTCTGTCGAAAACGGCGTGGCGACCCCCGTTGGAACCAGAGGGCTGCTTATTGCCGGGTCAGACGGGGCCAACTCGCGGTTCGTCACGGTGAAAGCTCCAAGCACCGCTGCGGTGGCCACTGACCCATCGCTTGTCGTGTCGCTGTCTCCAAACAACCCTGTCACAACAACCATTACGGCAGACGTATCCCCAGCGACGCAGAACATCACTACCAGGGATCTCGTATCGGCAACTGCCGTAGGAGCGAATGGTCAGTCGATTATCACTGGCGCTCCTACAGCGGGCAGTGCCGCTGCATTTACTGTCTCGTCGCTTGAGACTGTTCAGGTGCAAGTCACCGGCACATGGACCGGAACCTTGCAGGTCGAGATATCGCAGGACGGCGGAACCACTTGGTACCTCCGCCGAATCCATTTGGCCGGAACCGATGTCATCAATGCGTCATTCACGGCCAACTTCGCGGGCGGGGCCAACGTCGCGGGCTACACCAATATCCGTGTTCGTGCCATCGCTGTGATGACCGGCACGGCAACGGTTCGCGTGGTTCAATCGCTGAACAACAACGTCATTTATGTCGGAAACGCCCAGAGGATCACCGACAACGCAGGCAACTACTTGCCTGCGATGGATGCCGTTGCTCGTAGTGGGTTTGTTGCCCTAACGGATGGCACAAACGGTCCTGTGGCGGTCAAAGGGCCGTCTACCGCAGCTGTGTCTACTGATCCGGCTCTTGTAGTAGCATTTTCTCCAAACAGCCCAATTACCGTGGTTTCGACTCCATCGAACGGCGTCGGCGGCATATCGACAGGCGATGTTGTACTAACCTCGGCTGTTATATCTGCTGTGCGCAGAACTACGTACACGGAGCAGTCAGCTAACTTTACTGGATCTATAGTCTCTGCAAGTGCAAGTGATGCTGCCGCAGGCACCGGGGCCAGAACAGTAAAGATAACGTATTACTCCGCCACAGGCGCAGGCCCGTTTACTGAAACCGTCACTCTAAATGGAGTAACTGCTGTAAATCTAGTCAACCTAGATCACTGCTACATCGAGAAGATGGAAGTGGTCACAGTTGGATCTACAGGGTCCAACGTAGGCATCATAACGCTAAAGACCGGAGCAGGCGGCGCTGGAACTACTGTAGGCACCATAGCTGCTACTGATAACCAGACGTTCTGGGCTCATCACTATGTTCCGCTAGGTAAGACTTGCTACATTACTGCGACCTACGTGGGGAGTAGTTCAACGGCAATTACCGCTCCGAGCATGTTCTTGATCAAGAAGTTCGCATTTACTGTAGCGAACGCGCCAGAACTTCAAGCTAGCGATTTCATTTCGCAAGGTGGCACTTCGTCCATGACTCCCAGAGTCTACGGAACACCGATAGCCATAATTGGGCCTGCTAGGTTGCTTATGTACGTTATCTCCTCATCCGGTAACACGATTACCTATCGTGGCGCTTTCGATTTTTACGATCTGTGAGAGGGCTAAGATGTCAGTAGGATTAGCACCGTTCTTGACTCAACGTACGTACGTCTGGACGACGTGGTTGCCTGTGTTGGCTTCTCGTAGCTTGGTGGCACAGTTCGATGAAGCGCCAGGTACATACACAGTTTGGGGATACGATTACCCAGAGGTGCATCTTTGCACGATCTGGAGAGGAGAGGTTCCATCAGGGGTAATTGCGGGAGGCTACTCGCAAGAACAGAATGACCAAGATTTGGCTGAGTTTGAGGGAGGCTACAAGTCGAAGTTCAACTTGCGACTTCAACCTCCTAGAAACTCTGATCAGCTTCCCCTGATATCAAGCGAACCGCGCATTGGCACCGAGGTGATTTATGCCACGCACAACTACTGTGACCCGACAACGTGGTTCGGAGATTCTGTACGTGTAGAAGACGAGGCAGCAACCGATGATGGCGACGGGCTCAGTTGGAGCTTGGCCAACGGCATGCTTATCGATCTTACGCACGGCAAGATTTTTGACGAGGATGCCTACATCCTAGATCAACAGATCGCGAATCAGGGCTCGCCACATGGCTACGCCGTGGTGGTGCACGTGAACGGTGTGCTGAAAACGCAACGCGCTGCTTTCGCGCCTTCGGGCGGTGATTACACCGTGGCCTACGGGGACGGCAAGATCGTGTTCGCGGCAAGCCAGGCAGGTAACACCGTGCTGGTCAGCTACTCGTACGAAAACGGCAGCACGTTTTACATCGTGCCTGACGTGGATACAGACGTAGACATCGAAAAAGCCAAAGCGGCTTGGTCTGCCAATTTCGTGATGAACGACTCTGTGCAGTTTCAAGTGTGGGGCTACGCGGCTGTGTTTGCTCCGCAGCTTGGATTGCCTGAAGGCACCAAGATCCCGATTCAGACAACTACGTACAAGACCCTGGCTCAGTTGACCGCAGAGGCGTCGGGTTTCGTTCCATCCGCAATCCCGGCTGCGGGCGGGACTGTACGTGGACTTGCTCAACCCCAACACGTTGTTGAGTTCCGGTACGGAACGATCAGACGGTTGCTGTCTGCGTATGGCATCGAGCTACGGGTGAAGCTGGAAGATGACATGCCCATGGGCGGGGACTTCACCGTCGCGACGTTCTATTGTGTGGTTAGGAGCGCAACATGAGAGCACTTGTTTTGAGTGGTGGTGGTTCTAAGGGAGCTTATCAAGTTGGCGTTCTTACCAAATGGATGAGTGAAGACCGCCGGGATTATGATATGCTCTGCGGGGTCAGCGTTGGGGCGTTGAACTGCTCTGTGCTGTCCACCACGATGCTAGGGCAGCCGTTCATGGCCCTCAAGAAGCTCGAAGAGTTTTGGGAGGGTGTGACGACCGAAAAAGTCCGCAAGAGTTGGCCTGTGTTTGGCGCAGTGGCGTCGGTCTGGAAACCTTCGGTATATAACTCCTCACCTTTGTCGGATTGGGCACACAAGACACTAAATCCGAAATTGATTCGTGCGAGCGGACGTCAACTCGTTGTTGGTGCGGTTTGTTGGGAAACTGGCGAGTATGTTGTGGCAGACCAGACTTCAGATGATATTGTAAGCTGGGTGCTTGCCTCAGCTGCATATCCTGCGCTGCTTTCTCCTGTGAAGATCGGCGGAAAGTTATGGACCGATGGCGGTCTTCGTGACATCACTCCACTCGGGGAAGCCATTCGGCGCGGAGCCACTGAAATTGACGTTATTGTTACGGCTCCAGATAAGCCTGCAGCTTGGTCAACAGTTGGTCAGGCTGCAATTCCAGGATACGCAATTCGTGCTTTGGATTTGATGTCCACAGAAATAATGGAAAATGACTTAAAGATTTGTTCGTTGAAAAATAGACTGTCTGAAGCTCTTGGCGGTATTGAATATCGAAAAGTGAAAGTCCGTGTTATTCGACCTGGATCAGAATTGAGTGTAAATTCACTTGATTTCGACAGAAGCTCAATCGACCAAATGATTGAACTTGGTTATAATGATGCAGTTAGAAACTCAGTAACCACGTTATAATACTATCCAATTCTTTCATTCGATTAATCGAGTGTAGAGTTGGGTCATGGATAAGATCCCCGTATCGTGCTGTTTCATCGTAAAAGATGACGTTTCCACACTTGAGACCTGTCTAAGATCCGTTCGGCCATACGTTGATGAAATTGTTGTCGTAGATACCGGTTCTCAAGATGGAACGCTTGATGTTGCGAACAGGTATGCTGATAAGGTTGAAGTATACACCGCATGCAATGGACCAGATGGTCTAATTAATTCATTCGCTGAAGCTCGGAATCATAGTTTTTCCCTTGCCAGTCACCAATGGGCTGTTTGGTTCGATGGGGATGACGAAGTATTCGGCTTAGAAAATTTACAGCAAATTATATCCAAGTACTCTGAAGACGCTTCTAAGTACCCAGTTTCTATCGAATTCCCATATGAATATGCTCATGATGAGCATGGTAACCAGACTCTTGTTCATTATAGAGAAAGACTCATCTCGAATAGGCGTGACTTTGAATGGAGAGATGATGTCCATGAAGTTCTGTGCGCAAAATTTGGAGCCGTCACCCGTAAAGAAGATTCTGTAAAAGTTGTCCACAGACGTCAGTTTAGTACAAAGAAAACAGAATCTGGTAGAAATTTACGTATTCTTCGTCGTATGTATGAAAATTCCGGGGATACTAACACACGGACTCTTTACTACCTTGGAATGGAATGTATCAATAATGGTTTTCAAGATGAAGGGATCAAACATTTATCTCGACACGTAGAACTCTCTGGATGGCCGGATGAGCAGTACATGTCTTGTTTGCTAATTATTGGAGTCTACAAAAATCGAGCTCAATATGAAAAAGCGATAGAATGGTGTCAACGTGCTATTTTGATTAGAGAAGACTGGGGTGAAGCTTATTTCGAAATGGCTAAGTGTTTTTATTTTCTCGCGCAAAATGGGAAAGACACCCGGAGAAATTGGGAACGGTGTGTTCATTTTTCTCGAGTAGGCTTAAATTTCCCTCCGACGAAAACATCACTATTTATTAATCCGCTTGAACGTTCGTTCGAAATTCACAAATATTTAAATGTTGCTCTAAATTCTATCGGTCTTGTTCAAGACGCAAAAGAAAGTTCTGACTGCGCTCTTAAAGTCAAGTACGACGAAGGTTTACTGGCCAATCGTAATCTATATGGGTCATGGTTAATTCGTCAGAAGATTGATAACACTCTTGACGAATTGTCAGGTTATAATGGTCTTTCTCCATCTGCCTTGGAGACCGTGAAGAGCATAATCCATACTAATTCAGTCGAACCGAAAATCACCCAATCTTCTCATTCTTCTGAGCCTCAATTACCCGAGAATCAACTCGTAACCGATTATCCGCCACACTTTTCTCGTGGAACTCAACTATCGATGTTTCAGGGTTTGTGGAAAACTCTTCTTCTTCATGACGAAATTTTTGCTGCTAGGCATTTGATGCAGGCCGTCCCATGGGCCATCAGAGATACACCAGAAATTGCTGAAATGTGGGCGAAGACTAACGCTATTCTCGCTCCGCACAACAGTGAAGAAGCTTTTAAAGGGCATTATTCATTTTCTGAGTCCGGTCCGGTAGTTGTCGAGACGATACCGATGCCGAGCCCAGTCCCGGCAGGACATGATCATCTTCCTCGATGGGAGTGGCTTCTTGAAGTTGTAAATGAACGTGAATCAGATTTAGGGAGGAAACTTGACATACTTGATATTGGTTCTGCAGACGGTTGGCTCACGAATCGAATTGCACAAAACGGACATAGTGTCTGGGGCATAGATACCAGAGTAAGCTCCGTTAATTTGGCTAAGACTCGGGCAACTCAGTTCTCAACTGGGGCTACTCACGAAGTTCATGATTTCATGAGTGACTCACCTGTTCCTGATGGCTTCCCGAGTCATTACGATATTGTCGTCCTTTATGAAGTTTATGAACACTTACACGACCCCGTAAAAGCATTTTGTCGTGTTCGAGAAATTCTAAAGCCAGGAGGACAGCTTCTCATCAGCACCCCGCGAGGTTCTTGGGGTCAAGGAGTTACCAGACCTGGTCATTATCTATGGAATGATGAATACTTTCGTGAACACATTCGTGCTGCCATTCCTTCGGATCTTGAACGTGATTACGCTTCCGCTGGTATGTACGGTTTCGATTCACGCGTTGTGGAACACACGAGCGGGTATGTTCCTGGCCAGGCTGCTTTACTTACCCGTGGTGGTCTTCCTTCAAAGATTGATCATGTACGTTCTCCACTTGATATTGTTTTATACGTTGGTTGGAATACGGAGCCGTGGAATCCTGAAATAGCTGCCAAAACTGGAATAGGTGGAAGTGAGACTGCTGCCATGGAAATGGCTCGACTTCTTACTGCGCGTGGAAATAAAGTTCGTTTATACGGAGAGTGTAATGGTCTAGAAGGAACTTTTTCTGGTGTTGAGTATCTACATTATTCGAAGTTTTCAAATATATCTTGTGACGCTCTTGTGGTTTCTCGTAGACCGCAAGCTATTGACGCTCCAGGTCTTTCTCGAAAAGCTACACTTTGTTGGGTTCATGACATCCATTGTGGCTCAGAACTTACTCATGAAAGAGCCCTAAAAATAGACAAATTTCTTTGTTTATCTAATTGGCATAAAGGATTCTTTTTTTCTCAATACGATTTTCTACACCCATCTCAAGTTGCTGTAACGAGGAATGGGATTGACTTGTCAAGATTTAATCGTTCAGTTCCTAGGAATCCGCATAGAGCCGTTTATAGTTCAAGTCCAGACCGTGGGTTAGAAACTGCTTTACGTTGTTGGCCTCAAGTACGTCAGGCAGTCCCGGACGCTGAGTTGCATATTTACTATGGTTTTCAGACTTGGGAAGCATGCGTTCAACATGATGACGGACAAAAAGCTCTCATTCGACATCTTAAAGACATGATTTCTGAAAACGCCAAACACGGTGTTTATTTTCATGGTCGCGTTGATCAGGCTACGTTGGCTCGTGAATATCTTGCGAGCGGTGTTTGGACATATCCGAGTTGGTTTAGTGAAACTTCTTGCATATCCGCCATGGAAGCCCATGCTGCTGGACTTCGAATGATAACATCTCCTATTGCTGCTTTAAACGAAACCGTTGGCAACCGTGGCGCTATGGTTCATGGCGACTGGTTATCTGCTGGATATCAGACAAAATTCGTCGAAGAAGTTATTAAGGCCATGAATAAGCCAGACGATGGAGACAGAAATGTTCTTCAGTCTTTCGCGCATGACAACTTCTCATGGGATGGAGTTGCGAAAGATTGGGACGCGATGCTTAGACAAACAATCAGTGATGTTCAGAGTTCCCCCATAGTTCAGTATAGAGGTGCTTTTTGAACAAGTCTCGGATAGCTTTTATTTACGGTCCGTGGGCGTCTGGGTCAAAGACTTTTGATTTCACCGATCTTCTTGGTTCTACTCAGGGATTAACTGGTTCTGAAGTTGGGTGTTTTTACATTGCCCGTGAAATGGCTAAACGCGGGTGGCCGACAACTTTGTATGTTCCTGTTCGTAACACCCCAGACATGCATGTTTGGGACGGTGTTCTTGTACGTCCTCTCTCCACGTTCCAATCTGAAATCACTCAGCATGATGTTTTATACTCATGGAATGATCCTGAAGTCTTCCGTGGTGTTTCGGATAAGTTCCTCCGACTTGAGAATCATCAAATTTCTGATTTTAGATTTTGTCAACCGGGCTGGGAGAATTTGGTTGACATATTCACGAGTCCGAGCGACTCTCATATGAACTGGATGGCTCCGCAAACGCCATGTCCGGAAAAGTGGCGTATGGTTCCGAATGGTTGGGACCCCGATATGTTCCCACAGGTTGAAAAAGTCCCTGGAAGAGTTATCTACGCCTCTTCGCCTGATCGAGGACTGCACTTGCTTTTACAGCAGTGGCCGAAAATTCGTAAAGAGGTTCCTCATGCAACCCTCCGAATTTTTTATAACTTTGATTCTTGGGCTGAAAACATCGGAGCTGTTCGCTACGCCAACCCCGGAGTTCCGGATTTCAAAGAACTCCATTTTCGTGCTCTATACATAAAGGAAGCAGTTCGCAGGCTGGCTTCTCACGGTGTAGAGCACTACAAAGCCGTTTCAAGAACCCGAATGGCTCAAGAATTCGGTGAAGCCGAATGTCTTGGTTATCCGTGCGATCCGGTTAAATATACTGAAACATTCTGTGTCACAGCACTTGAAGGATGCGGTACTGGAGCTATCCCTGTTTTAACGAACGCCGACGCTCTAGGTGATATTTTTGGTGGCCATGTCCCCATGGTGGATTCTCCAGCTCGTCATCACATTGATGAATTCACCGGATTTGTTGTCAAAGCTTTGTCTGATAAAGCTTTTCAGGATGAATGGAGACTCAGGGGATCAGTGTTTGCTAAGGGTATGACGTGGAAAGAATCAGCCGTACGTCTCGAGATTGTTATAGAAGACTCTATTCTTTGTAAGTGATGAACGATTCTTCGGCTTTCGCTTGTATCGATTCTGACCCTCCGTATAATTTCCAGTATAACTTTTTATTTCCTTCAGACTCAAGAATTTGAATCAGTCCCATTATTGGCGTTGCGCCATTCGTGATTTGGTCGTGTACTTTTTTTCTGATAACTATTAGCGGTATTCGGAAACCAAATCTGGTTGGTATGCAAGTCATGTAGCTCTTGCTATTATTCTCTGGTATGAAATAAAAACATACCTCAGAGATTTTATCCAATACTTGAAGTTGGTTCGGTATGGCGCTTTGTCTGATCGCATCTATGACTACTAGATGTGCTTTATGGCATGCGAATTGTACATCTTCCGTAGTGCCGATAATATGAGTTGTCCAACCATTGTTAACTATTATTTTTCGTTTCCCTCTTGGGAATTTTGGATGTAAAAATACCGAAAAAATAATGAATGACACTAACGTGAATAATAAAATCCACAGGATTCGATAACATATCTCTGATATTGTCATCGATCAAACCATAGAATTTAAAATTCAATTATTAATTAGGCTGAACCCAATCCATCAAAGTTCTACCACTAGTTTCATCCAGTCGGAGTGCTCGATACACCTCGTTGAATGATCTCTGCGTGGAGAATTACGTCGTTTCAGGACGGCTCCGTGAATAAATCCGGAACGTGAACGTGTCGATGCTTTGAATGCCTTTGCTTCTTCTACTATTCTTCGATATCCATCAAGACTAGCCTGAAAACGTTCTACCGTTGAAATTTCCGGGACCCTTCCGGCTACAAGTTTAATGAGTTCTTCGAACCTCTTTTCAAGAGGATCTCGACTCATGTCTTGCGTTCCGGACCGGATCACGTCCCAAAATGTCAGATGGCACTGGACTGTTCGATTATGACGCCATGACCCTCTCTTAGTCGGAGTCCAGATTTCTCCGTCCAAAACTGTTCCTTTTGGAAGGTTCAATTCTAACAACTGTGTCCGAAGATTGTCTGGTACTTCAATTTTTCGATGTTCTCTAGTCCACAACTCTTGAGTTTGGTCGACAATTAGAATTGCCCTAAATCCGTCATACTTTTTTTCCATAATGTATTCAGATGTATCTATGAACGAAAATACTGACTCAGTTACCCGAATTGGCTTAAAAGGAAACATATGCCACTTGGGTGATGATTGGGTGATTTGATTCATATTACCCCTACCCACCACCCGTCAAGATTTACGACTGGACCTTTTGTCATCATTCATTACATGAGTTCACATTTGGTCATAGCCGCTCGTATAGCTTCCAGTATGTCTCAGCCCCTTTCTGAGAGACCGGATTATGGGACTCGACAGATGGTTTCCCAAGAAGAATGTCAGGACACTGTCAGTCAGGAAAAAGAGAGTATTATTCGGAAGACTCCTGGAGGTTATTGCGTCAAATCTGAGGGTAACCCAGATTGGTCTGGTGGTTGTTTTCCCTCTAAGAGTGAAGCAAAGGATCGTCTCAAGCAGGTTGAATACTTTAAACATAAGGGTTCGTCCAGTTTTTCTACTTCGATGGATGAAGCTCATGACGCAGTATCTAAAACAATTACAAATGGATGTAAAGTTGACTCAAGAGTTATGTTTAGTGACACGGACGGAGATAACAAAGAGGCTGTAGTTCTCAAAATTGGACTGGAAAATTGGGAAGGACGTCCAAGTGCTCTAATTCGGACCGAAGATGGGCGTGAATTGATTCGCCCAATTTCTAAGCTCCAGGAAGTTCGCTAGGTCAACACTAAAGAAGAGAAGATTATGCTTCGTACTTACATAGTTTATGAAGAAAACAATTGGTACGTGAAGTTTGATGATGGCGAAACGATAGGGTCATTTGATACTAAAGAAGCAGCCGAAGAATATGGCGAAGAAGCTCAATGGCATGCACCCACCGGAATGAATGAACCAGTTTCTCGAAAGTCAACTGCTAGCTTTGATGAAAATCTGCCGGTGGAAGTAGCTTATCGTACTCCAGGTAAAAGTAGTTGGAAGACCAAGACGTTCAAGAATGACGCTGAAGCCCGTAAATGGGCTGATAAACTGGAAGACCGTGAAGGTTCAGACATAGAATTCCAATGGCGTAACGCCTCTATGCAAGAACAAGTAACTCAACAGGAGAATGTGGCTATGAAGAAACCATTTGAGATGTCTGCTATGCTTCGGAAAATCGCTAGTAAGATTGATAACTCTGATTCTCCGGTAAAGGATCTTGTGGTTTCTGACATTCGCAGCGTTCTAGCTGCCATTAGTAATGATGTTACTATCAAAGAGTTTACGTGGGACCCAGGTGATGAACGTAGCTACGGAAGTTTTCGCATTGTCGCTGAAACTCCATATGGGGAACTTATCGGTCAAGGAGATATTGCATCGGACGGTAGTACCGAAGATGCGGTTTGGACTCTCGGCGGAAACCCTGTTTCAGGCGGTCCTGACCTTGGTATACCTCACTACAAGTCTGGTAATCGTGCTATGGCTCGATTTGAAAAAGTTAAAGATACGGAAATTCCAGAAATTCTTTCAGAGTGGATATCCAAGACCATGAAAGATATGGAAAACCTTTATCGGTAAGGTCGGGTAAGGTTTTACATGTCTGTTACATTTCGTAGAGGTCAGGAACTTGGTAGAACCGGGCTGTCGATTTTCACTAAATCGACAGATGGTCGGCCTAAAAATGCTGCAGAAATTTTTTTCTCAATATACGATTTCACGACTGGGTATGAAGTTTTACTTCCTCCAGCTAATCGCGTACCAGTAAATGCTGCTACCGGTGAATATTACGCCAGTTTCATAATCCCAATTGATGCAAATATCGGTGAGTATCGGATCCGTTGGTATATGCGTGAGTATCTGAATTCTCCTCTAGCGGAGGTTGTTCAGAAGTTCGCCATAGTCTCCGATTCGACTCAAATTGTATCAGTTCCTGGAATCACTAATATTGAAGTTGACCTTGTACATGGTCTCCGCATTATGCTTCGAGACAATAACCCGGCCAGAAACTACCACTTCGCTCCTCCTGCTGGAGAAGAAGCGGTAAACCAGTTTACTCGTGTATTTGGGTACATATGGGAAGACTGCGAACTTCTTGAATTTCTTCGCGTGTCGAATGATTCAATCAACATGTATCCGCCTCAGACGTTTTACCAAACGCTTGATCAGCTCATGCTGCAGCATAGAAACTGGCGAACGCTCCTTCTTACCGGAGCCATGGTGCATGCCATTAATGCAATCTCGTTAAACTGGGTTCTCGAAGAGTTCGGGTACTCAATTGGTGGCGTATCTCTTGACCTTGAGAAGTCGTCTAAGTACCAGAGCATATCAAATGATGCTCAAACTAGATTTCAAGAATTCGTTACGCAAGCAAAGGATACTGTCAAAGTAATCAGAGGATTACGTCAGTCACGTTATGGTGTCGGAATACGTTCGTCATTCGGTCCTTCCGTGGGTAGGGGCGCACTTACCCCTAGAAGATTTCTTGGTATCTAGTTTGATACATATGGAGTTTTATTTCCACTACTTGCGTTATGTCCGAAATTGTGCTATACTGGTTAGATGTTTCAGTGTGAATATTGTAATCGCGAGTTCGAAAAGCCTGTTACTTCTGGTCATTTGAGGAAGTGTCCTGCCTTTTTAGCAGCTAATCCTGACCGAGGCACCCCCATATGTCTCTGCGGTCATGAGAGTACGTCTCTGACTCAGATGAAGCGTCATCGTCAGATGTGCGAAGCTTGGAAGGCACGAGATAAGAACGTTGTTGCATCTGAACGTATCGCAGTTACTTTCCAGAAGAAATATGGAGATGGTGTTACTAACGCCATCCATGTTCCTGCTGCGCGTGCTAAGAAGGCTGCAACAATGAAGGAGCGTTACGGAGCTGAGAATCCATTTGCTCGTGAATCATCCTTATTCGAACAGGTTCAGTCGCACTGGGATGGGAAAGATCGCACTGCTCATCTTCCGAAAGATAACTTCGCTCGACCTGAGATTAAAGAAAAGATACGTCAATACTGGCAAACTAATCATGGGGTTGATAACGGAACTCAGGTTCCTGAGATTCGCGCAAAGCAACTAGCTACAACTCTTGAACGTCATGGGGATGAACAGAGTTTACGAGTTCCTGAAATTCGCGCAAAAGGTATAAAAACCATGACCCGGCGTTATGGGGTTCCGGATGCTGCTCAGTCTCCTGAAATTCTTGAAAAAATTCGACAAACTAATCTTGAACGGTATGGCGTCGAATGGACTACTCAAAACCCTAAAACTCGCGAGTCAATGAACTCGTCTCTAAGGCTTTTCATGAAAACCGATGAGGCTAAAGAGTTATATAGTATAACTCATAATGAAGAGTTATACCAGAAAACATGTCTTGTTCGTTATGGCGCTACACATCCAATGAAGAATTATGCATACGCCAGAAAACATCTTGAACACTCTCGTCGAGCTGGTCCCAATTCTATCGAACGCAAATTTAGCGCGTTGTACCCGTTCTTTTGCTTTTCTGGGAATGGAAGTTACTGGAAATTAATTCCATCAGTTAAGAAGAACCGTAACCCAGATTTTTGTTTTCCGGTATACCCGAAATCAGATGGTAATCCGTCTTTCAATAGTGTAACGCATGTAGTTGAGGTATTCGGAGATTATTGGCATGGCGAAGCTAAGACGGGAGAACCAAATTCTGTTCATGCACAGAATACCATAGATCAGTGGCTTGAGACTGGACTCAAGTGTTTGGTTGTTTGGGAACATGAGCTTGTCGGGCCGGATTTTCTCGGACTTGATTCTCGAATTGAAAATTTCTTGATTTAGTTATAAACTTGTGACTTTTTTTCCTGGACCTGGGATTGGCCTAGGTATTTTCTCTGGCGTTAGTGATGTGTCTGACAGCCTTTTGGCTATGTCCTCTGCATACCGGGCTAACCACCCATTTGTATACTTAACTTCCTGGTAATTGCAGTCAAGAGCTATTGCTTCCACTGTTCCAGGAGGGACATGATCTCGCATGAGTTGATAAAGGAAGCTTATGAGACGACTGTTAATATCGACTGATCCACTTGCTTCACGAAGACGAGTGATTTCTTCTAGCTTCACATATTAATTTACACTTAAACTGTTTGGAATCTAAACGAGTCGTTATCTTGCTTGGTAGTGTATGTCATGGAACAACGCCGAATCCCCATGCAACCTGACACGATTGAACAGATCAATAGATTTGATAACTCTATTGCTCATTTCAGCACTGAACTCGTTCGGATGGACCTTAAACGTAAGTCTCTATTTGAGAATATTGACTCTCTCTATCAGGGTCGACAGAGTATTCTTGATAAGATGATGACTGAAGTGGGTATTGATCCGGCGCAAATCGTTCAGATGAAGTCTGGAAAAGGTCCTGACGGGTCTGATGAGATGCATGTTCTCATTAAACCGAGCCCTCCAATGACTGATGGTCCTGCTAATACGGGCATGGAAAGTTCCGAACCGAAGTAACGACAAGCCCCTAATTGCCTTGGTAGGGAAGGATGCCAACTCCTACTGACAGGCCAGTACATATACTTGAACAAAACAGCCCGGAGCTTCCGCTCCCTCCGCTGAATTTGTCTTGTTCTTCTGGTTTCGAGAAACAAACCCTCGACATTAGGTGGACACTACCTTCGGATATATCTGCTAACACCAAGTTTAATATAATTGGTGTGAACATCTATCGAAGTTTTGACTCCGAATTTGGTCCGTTTTACAGACTTAATACTACCCCCATCGGGTCTACTTTCTTTCGTGACAAGACGAGGACAGTTCTTGCTCTTCAGGAAGATGTATCTCGGTCATTTGTTGTAAGGGGTGATACCGACCCTGACGGTAAATGGGTCTTCTGCGTTCAAAATCGACCAATCGTTATTCATTCGACGCCTGGTGTTCCTGAGATAACGAATCTAAACGTTTATGTTACTGTGAATGGCGTTCCTGCTTTCGTTGAACACATTAACTCTCCGACTGGAGAAGTTGAACTCAGGAACTATGCTAGTTTCGACGTGGCATCTCAAAAATTTGTTCCGCCTGTTCTTCCAACTTCATCATCCGATGTCGTACTAGCAACATACCGTTACACAGCTAACGAGGTTGTTACCTCTCTTGCATCTCGTGTTTTTTATCGAATTGCAACAGTTGCCATGGATAGTTGCACCGGCCAACTTCACGAAACTCCATTAGACAGAGCTTCACAGACTAATAATAACGAAATTGAAAAACTTGACTGGATATGGAGAGAAGCGGTCCGTCGAAATCGCTTTTTGCTCATTCAGGGAGGAGAAAGAGTTAAAGTATTCATTAGGAAAGTCGTTGGTCCAAAGTGCGGTTGTTATTCTGAATCAAACAAACAGCCATCAAATGACTGTCTTGTCTGTTTTGGAACTGGTGTTCTTGGTGGTTACGATGGTCCGTATGACATCATTTTAGCCCCTGACGATGGGGAAAAATCGATTACACAAAGTAACCGTGGCAGGACTCTTGCTCACCCATACGACACTTGGACAAGTCCAAGCCCTCAGCTTTCGCAACGTGATTTCATCGTAAAACTTAATGGTGACAGATACGGAGTTGGGCCTGTCAGGTCACCTTCTAACAGAGGCATGCAACTACAACAGTTCTTTTCCATATCTCATCTCGATGAAGGAGACGTTAGGTATAAAGTTTCTGTCATCGATGCAGCCCGTTTATCTGCTCCGCAAACTAGGCATATTGTTCCAGGAAAAGGAGGTTCTACGCCGATGATGACAGAGCGTGAAGTCCTTCCTGACGAACGCGAAATTCGCGGGAATACTGTAGTTTTTGAAAACATTTAGACCTTTCATGGAACAATTATGGTGTGAAATACTGGACTATATACTGTCATAAACATATTGAATCGGGTCGTCGTTACATCGGTTTAACGTCTCGCACAATGGAGAGACGTTGGTCACAGCATATAATTCAGGCTCGAAACATTAAAGGAAATAGATCTTACTTCGCAAATGCGATTCATAAATACGGCAAAGATGCATTCTCTCATGAAGTTCTTGCGATGAGCTGGGACCTTGAAGGGGCTAATGCAACAGAAATTATAATAATCGAGCAAGAAGGCACTCGAAATCCGAAAAAAGGATTTAACCTCGCAAAAGGTGGTGGTTCACAACTATATCCGGAAAAGAAGAATCCATGGGATTGTTCTGAGTATCGAGAAAAAATGACTAAAAAAATTCGTGATAGAGCTGCAGATCCGATGTGGCGAGCAAAAGTTTCCGCAAATACTGCTGCTATGAATGCATCTAAGAGTCCGGAGGAACGTTCTTCTTTGTTAAGAAAAGCGTACGCTGCTAGACTAACTCGTGAAGCTTCTTTTACAGAAAATGAAAAACTTCACGCTCTGGCTATTCGCTCGGAAGCTTCGAAGAAAAGCGGTGTAGCCGCTTTTCTCAAAACCGATTTAGCTATTAAGAATCATCGCGCCAAGTGTTCAAAACTTAGTGTTTCTGATATTTATAGAATTCGTGCTATGCGATTTGACGGGTATACGCAATTAGAAATTTCAAAAATTTTTAATGTCAATCGAAGAACGATTTCTAACTATGAACGTAAGACTTCATCTGGACGTACAGTTTGGAATAAAGGAAAAAATCTTGACTCGTACCATAAGCTGAAAATTTCATCAACGCTTTCAAAAGATTATTGTATTCGTGGACATGATATGAATCAGTTTAGAGGAGTCCATGGCTGCCGTGCTTGTCAAAAAATAAGAAATGCTGCTCGTTTTTCTTGCAACACTTTAGTATAATGACTGATATTACCACACCTTTGATGGTTCAGTTGCAAAGGTCTGTTGACTCAATTCGTGACACTATAGCTAAAGACGGTTTAAGACTTTTGAAGTCCGTTCTTAGTGAAGCTGGATTTGACGATTCCGAGTTTCTTGATGATTATGAATTGCAAGCAATTGTTAACGATGATGAAATTGTATATGAAATACTTTTATCAGTTGATTCAGTAGAAGAAACGGATTTATCTAAACAAGTCATGGATTCTAGAAAAACTGCGATGGACAGTATTGACGAAAAATTTGAAGAAGCCACTGTTAGAAGATACGGGTTATCTAAAGATAACAAAATTCACCGAATATCAAGCATGCACGATGCGCGCAATAAATCGCACGACACGAAAAAACGTTCTCAGGATACTAAGAAAAAATCAAGAGACACGCAAATTCGGTCCAGCACTCGTGAGTTTAACCATAAAATAGCAGCGGCAGCACCTCGTAGTCTCGGAGCACCGAGATCTATGGAAGTTGGTAAATCAGGGAAACTGAATATCTCCTTTACGAGAAAGTTGAAAACTACAAATTCTGGAATCAAGTATCCAGAAAAAGACTTTGAAGGCTTGATGAAAAAATTCTTGGACGGTCTGCAGGACATTATATATGAGAACTTTGTTCCCGAACTCAAAAAGATACTTTCTAGGAACATGTGAATACTTCATATAAAGTATCAAATCTTCTTCACACGAGCCTCACAGTAGAAGACCTTAAATTCACACTTCAGGCTCGTGGTGGTGATGACAGTGTATGTACGATAAGCTCTGATTCGTACAACATGTCTTTGAGTTTGAAGGAACTTTTACGTAAAAAACTTATCTCTATCGTCCCTATTTCTATCGTCCCTATCCGTTCTGGTATAACCAGTCACACTTCTCCCGTTGTACCACTATCTACGCCTCAACCACCCCCACCCCCACCCCCACCACCCCCACCACCCCCACCCCCACCCCCACCACCGATGTCATCTGACGTTGCGTCCCTTCAGAACGAACTTCGATTCATGAATTCTAGGTTTGATGAGGTTCTTGAAGCCCTTCGAACTTATTCTGCTCAAGCAAGTGTCCATAATGCTCAGATTCCGACTGGCTCCCACTCTAGTATTGTTCATGACCTGATCATTTCTCAGCCATCTGACCCAATTTTCATTCCTTCTAGTATCGTTCCTAAAAACGCTAATGTCCATATTAATTCGAGTGAAGAGAAGTCATCAGTCGTGGGCTTTGATGATTCTCTTTCTGCTTTAAAGGCTGCTCGAAAGAAAAAATGATTTTGTTCAGCGTATCATTTTCGTGAATTTCACCGAGGCACGCCTTTCATATGACTCCAGAGCTTCATTCCACTAATACCAGCACGAAAGCTTTACGGAATAAGCTTTGGAGAGAAACAAACGCTTCTTATTTAAGAGATCTTCGATTTGTATGTCGTTCTGTAAAACGTAGACATATTCAAATGATTAAATCCAGTCCATGCATGGACTGTGGTAATTCATATATCAAAGAAGCCATGACGTTTGACCATAGACAGAATGAAGTTAAGTCATATAACATTTTTCGACTGGTAAATCATCCGACGGCTAGCTTAGAAAAATTAAAATCGGAACTGACTAAATGTGACTTAGTTTGTGTTGGTTGCCATCGCGATCGCTCTAATTCTAGACTTCTTCCATATGTAACAACATGCCCTGTTCATCGACCAAAATACGTAAGCGGTTGTAAAAAATGCATCCATTACACTAGTCTTTCACGTTTACGGGCTAAACGTCTCGCAATGATTCGTGAATTTAAAAACAAGCCTTGTGTTGATTGCTTAAACAAATATGACCCCTGGAAGATGGATTTTGATCATGTAATCGATAAACTAGACAACGTCTCCAATCTAGTTGGTTGTCAGGCTAGCTTTAATCGTATTGTTTCGGAAATACACAAATGTGAGATTGTTTGCTGTTGGTGCCATGTAAATCGTACTGTTTCTCGCATGGAGGCTCAAAATGACAAGTTCTGAAAAAGTTAATGCCGGTATCGGCTGTGATATCGGTACTATGAACATAGTAGGCGCACGTCGTACGTCTAGCGGCCAGATCATCACGAAAAGAGTCCGTGATGCTTTCATTGATCTTCCGCTCGAGCATAAACGGATGCTGAAGCTCTCGAACACGAGCTTCGCGGAGTTAGACGGAAGGCTCGTGGTTGTTGGCGATGCTGCCCTCGAGACCGCAAATTTGCTGAACAAAGATGCACGTCGACCGATGGCTGGCGGTGTTATTTCTGCCGGTGAACTTGATGCTCAGCGCATCATAGCTCTTATCATGCAAGAAGTTTTGGGTCCTCCTTCTTTGAAGGATGAAAAGTGTTGTTATTCCGTTCCCGCCCCTGCAATAGATGTCCCCGGGTCTAATACCCTATATCACTCTGCCATTATCGGGAAAGTTCTTCAGGAACTTGGTTATTCTCCTGAACCAGCTAATGAAGCTATGGCTGTTATATATTCTGAGTGCGTGAAGGAAAACTTTTCTGGGCTTGGTATCTCATACGGCAGTGGTATGACGAACGTTTGTCTTTCTTATAATGCAATGTCAGCTTTTGAATTTTCTCTTGGTCGTGGTGGCGACTGGGTTGACGCAGGTGCCGCCAGAGCTGTTGGAACTACCGCTGCTAGAATTTGCTCCATTAAAGAAAGTGGGGTTGACATCAACCTCGTTAATGATTCTCGTGAAGTAGAAGCTATATCATTATTTATCCAAAATCTTATCGATTATACGATCGACAAAATTATCGAGACGTTTCAACGTAAAAAGGGGGAGATCCACATTTCTAAACCCCTCCCAATCATTGTCTCCGGGGGAACATCCCTTGCCACTGGTTTCTTGGATAAATTCAAAGAAAGATTTGAATTGTATAAACCTAAGTTTCCAATTCAGATATCCGAGATTCGTCATGCCACCAATCCAATGACATCTGTCGCTACCGGTCTACTACTACTTTCGCAGATGGACGACGGTGATTGACTAACCGTCGCCCCGGAAATTCCGGGTGCCTGGTCGGCGCAAACACCCCATGTGGTGAATCGAAAAGTTTCAAAACGTAAGTCGGAACGTGTTGTTCCGACTTCAAGTGTTGCGAAACATGTTTCTGAGTATCAACATCAACCTTTTGTAGACGGAAGAAATATGCATTTCAAAGGTATCCCAGGTAAAGTTATCGAAACCATTGAAGACTTGGTTTCTCACTCTTATCCTCTCATCTCTGTTCCGACAACTACTCAATCTGTAGTGGTTGAACCCGTGGTTGAACCCGTGGTTGAACCCGTGGTTGAACCCGTGGTTGAA